GGCGAACACAGATCGGTGCGATCAAACCATAGCGTGCGAGTGAGTCTCTCCGTTCGAGAAACTCGACCGAGTCTTTGACGACCGGACGCATGAGAATCCAGGGTTCGTGCAGGTCTGCCACGAGTATGTTTTTCAACTCGTCGGGCACTTGCACGTTCTCGCAGGAAGCCATCTCCGACCAACAATCTCACTTACAGCATACGGAGAAGTGGCACCAAAATTCAGAACTCGTGCGGGATTGTTGGAATAGTTTCAAGCAGTACCAAAAGGCAGTACAGATGGCACTTTTCAGATGGTCCTACATTACCCTCTATATCTCTCTACTCTTTATCTTCCTATGACTGTCTATCTCTCTGTACTTCAATACTAAATACTGAAAGAGACAGAAGGCTTTGTCGCGGCAAGGGTTTGTCGCGGTACACCAGACCGACCCTCCGGTACCACGGTACTATTCGCATAATTCCGAATCGAGTTCTGAATTTCGGAGCCTCGAATCCGTATGCTGTAAGTGAGATTGTTGGTCCACTTCCTGCCCGCCGTTCGGCGACCCACCTTGCCTCGCATCATTCCTCACGGCCTCCCCGCCGCAGAGTTCTGGGCTCTCGTTCCAGACGCCATGACCGGTAATACCGGCATCTGCTGGCGTTGGAATGGCCCGTACTCGCTGACCAACGCCGACTACGGAGAGTTCCGTGGCCACGGCGCACATCGGGTCGCCTACTTCCTAGACACCGACAACCAGCCGGGTCGTCTCAGCGTGTGCCACACCTGCGATCACCCGTGGTGCGTCAATCCAACGCACCTGTTCTTAGGCACCGCCAAGGACAACGCCGCCGATCGCGAAGCCAAAGGCCGTCATGCCCATGCAGGCAGAGAAGGTCCGCGAGAGAAGATCGATGAAGCGGCGGTCAGAGACATACGGACCAGCAATGAGTCCATCCCGACACTGATGCAACGCTACGGCATCACTGAAAGTTGGGCTCACAAAATACGATCACGCAAAGCGTGGAAGCACGTCACCTGAGATAAACATGCCCAAGGTTACTCAAGCTCTAAACCAGTTCATCACGGCGCGCAAGGCTCACCATAACGGGCCGGACCTGCTTGAACGGTTTCTCCAATTCGCGCCGTGGCTCGAAACGCAAGTCAACGTCTCGGCCGGTAAAGGCTGGGCCGTGGACGGCAAGCGTTCGACCTACACGGACGGGATCGACGAGTGGTTCAACATTCGCATCCCGAAGAACGCAAACTCCGATCCGACGTTCAAAGACTTCGAGTTGTCGTTCCCGCTCGACCTACACGCCGATGCCATCGGCTGTACCGGTTGGGACTGGTCGAGCCGTGTGTCCCGCTGGGTCGGCTTCGACTTCGACTCGATCACCGGGCACGCCGCCGGCGTCGGCATCTCTGACGCCGAACTCGACAAGGTCCGGCAGGCGGCTTGCGCCCTACCGTGGGTTGAAGTGCGGCGTAGCACCGGCGGCAACGGACTTCATCTCTACGTGCTCTTCCAAGACAAGGGCATCCCGACTGAGAACCACACGGTTCACGCCGCTCTCGGGCGGGCCGTTCTGGGACTCATGGCGAGCGAGACCGGCTTCGACTTCGCCCGACACATTGACGCCTGCGGCGGCAATATGTGGATTTGGGCTCGGAAGATGACCGCCGAGAACGAGGGCCTCGCTCTCGTTAAGAAGGCCAGCCAAGAACTCACGGCCGCCGAGCTTCCCGCCAACTGGCGTGACCATATCGAAGTCGTGAAGGGTCAGCGGACCAAGATCAAAATCGAAGGCGTGCCCGACGAACATCTCGACCCGTTCGAGATTCTGGCGAGCAGCCGCCGGATGATCCCGCTCGACTCGAAGCACAAGCAGATCATCGACGAGCTTCGCCACGGCGGCGGCTCCGTGGTCTGGGTGCCGGACTACCACCTGCTGCAAGCCCACACGGCGATGCTTGCGAAGCTGATCGACGACGAGGCGAAGCGGAAAGCCCTGGGCATCGTTGGGTTCTTCAAGACGAACTCGCAAGGCAAGGACTTGGGGCAGTCGAACTGTTTCCTCTTCCCGATCGACAACGGCGGCTGGAAGGTCTACCGCTTCTCGCCGGGCATCTCCGAAGCCGAGACGTGGGAGCAGGACGGCCAGGGTTGGACGACATGCTACTTCAACCACACGCCGAACCTGAAGGTGGCCGCCCGCGCGATGGGCGGTATCGAAGACGCCGAGAAGGGCGGCTTCACGTTCGACGACGCCGGTCGTGCTATGGAAGCCGCGAAGGCTCTCGGCCGTGATCTGCCGATCCCCGATGGGATGCTGGGCCGCGAAGTGCGGCTCAAGGCTCACAAGGATGGGCGGCTCGTGGTGCAAGTCGTCTCGAAAGAGGGCGACGAGGGAATGAAGAAACTGGGATGGCAGGCCAAGAAAGGCTACTGGCTCCAAGTCTTCGAGACCCGTGCCGAGCACAAGAGCAGCGAGCTTCTCGCCTCGGAGCACGACAACGTGATCCGGGCATTGGTCTCGATGTCCGGTGAGCGAGCGGGCTGGATGGTTCGCCAGAAGAACAATGAGTGGAACCGTGCCCCGAAGGACGACGCCAAGTCGTTGCTGCTGGCGTGCGGCTTCCCGAAGCCTGAGACCGACGTGATGCTCGGGCGGGCCGTGCAGGAAGCATGGAAGCTCGTCAACATGCCGTTCCAACCGGAGTACCCCGGCGATCGGCAGTGGAACTACGGTGCGGCCGAGTTCAAGTATCAGCCGGCGGCGTTGGGCGACGACGAAGTCCCGCACCATCCGCACTGGGACATGATCCTCAAGCATTGCGGCCAGGACTTGGATGACGCACTGAAGAGCTTGGAATGGGCTCGCGCAGCGAACATCAAGACGGGTGCCGACTACTTGCTCATGTGGGCCACCTGCATGTTGCGGGAACCCTATGAGAAGCTGCCCTACCTGTTCTTCTACGGCGAGCAGAACTCGGGCAAGTCGATCTTCCACGAAGCTCTCGCGCTGCTGATGACGAAGGGCGTTGCTGCGGCCGACCGCGCGTTGACCAACAGCAACGACTTCAACGGTGAACTCGCGAACGCGGTGCTCGCCTACATCGAAGAGAAGGACGTGGCGGCATCCAAGGGTGCCTACAACAAACTGAAGGACTGGGTCACGAGCCCGGTGCTTTGGATTCGCCGGATGCGGACCGACGCTTACTCGCAGATCAACACGCTGCACATCGTGCAGTGTGCGAACGAACGAGATGCGTTGGCGATCAAGTCCGGCGACACGCGGATCACGGTGGCCTTCGTGCCGTCGCTCGATCCGGGTCAAGAGATTCCTAAGTCGGTCCTCATCGAACGACTGAAGGAAGAGGCACCGCATCTGATGCGGACGATCATGGACCTGCAACTTCCGCCGCTACTCGGCCGCCTTCGTTTGCCGGTGGTCAACAACGATAACAAGGCCCGAGCCGAAGAGGCATCGCGGTCGCCGCTCGAAACCTTCATCGCCGAAGTCTGTTACGAAGTCCCCGGCGAGATGATTCAGTTCACCGAGTTCTACGACCGCTTTAAGCAGTGGCTCGAAGACGAAGAGGTTGAGAAGCGGAGCGAATGGTCGAGCAAGGCGAAGGTCATTAAGGCTCTTCCGCACAGCTTCCCCTATGGCATCCGACACTCGAACCAACGGTTCGTCGGCAACCTGTCGTGGGAAAACATGAAGCCCGCCCCAGAGTCGAAGTCTCTCACAGTGAAGAACGGGAAGCTGAAGCCGAAGGGCTCTTAGTGCAATGCTTGCTCTGGTCTACGCCTATACCGGCGATGTCACCCGGTCCGTGGTGAAAGCCTCGCTCGTGGCGGAAGTGGAGATCGACGAGGTTCCCGCGAACCAAGCCGACTTCGCTGCCGAACACGGTGGTGACTTCATCGTAATCGAATCCCTCTTAGCCGTGAGATAACCCGTGGCCGATTACATCCCCGCTGCCGATCGTCCGATGCAGCGGAACATTCAAACCCCTCTGACGCTCACGCAGCTTCAGACGCTCGTCGCCGGCTTCGTGCGGTTCATCGAACTGGACGACGGCGACATCATCGTCATCAACGAAGCCTCGCCCGGTGAGGCTCCATTCAATTCCCTTGCGTCGTCCATTGCCGGTAAGGCCGGTCCCATCTACGGCGACGTCGTTCACTGCAAGTCTTCGGAGATCGCATGACGTTCAATCCCGCCCTACGGGCACCCGATCAACCGCTCTTCATCGGGCTCGGTCACTACAAGCGGACCGGCAAAGACTCGTTCGCCGACTACCTCATCGCCGCCCTCTACCGCCGCGATCAGAAGTTACGGGTCATTAAGAAGTCGATGGCCTGGAAGCTCAAGCAGATTTGCCACGAGCTATACGGCTGGGCCGGACTTCGTGAACCGGAGTTCTACGAGACGATCCACGGTGGCGAGCTTCGCGAAGTGGTGCTCGAAGAGATCGGCAAGAGCCCTCGCCAGATTTGGATCGACTTCGGCACGGCCGCCGTCCGCGAGAAGGTCTACGACCGGACGTGGCTCGACTACGTGTTCCGCGCGAAGCACGAGGCCGACGTCATCATCGTCCCGGACATCCGGTTCGAGAACGAAGCGATGGCGGTGCAGGGGCGCAACGGTACGCTCGTGAAGATCGTGCGGCCCGGCTACGGTCCCGGTGAGAATCGCCCGGACCGAGAACTGCTCGGCTTCCGTGGCTGGGACAACGTGATCGGCGAAGACGGCCAGATGGGCAGTCTGCAAGAATGGGCTGCTCTGTACGCCGACTGGATCGTCGGCGGAGCGCCTGTCGTCCGCACCCGAGAAGAGATGGATGCGGCGTTGTCGGTGGAGAGGATCACCGCTTGGGAAGAGAACCTGAAGGTGGCGGCATGATAAGCCGCCGTCTCTTCCTTGGACGTGTCGGAGCGGCGATAGCCGCCATGACGGCCGTCCCGTTTGCCCTGCCCGCAATCGAGCGGCAGGTAGTCGTGGCGGCCAAGCCCGTCATGGACGCCTTCATCCCGGAACTATGGGCTCGCGAGAGTCTCGCGATTCTCGAAGAGAACATGGTGCTCGGCAATCTCGTGCATCGAGACTTCGGCGATCTCATCTTTAAGGAAGGCGATCAATGTCAAACCGCTCGGCTCGGTACCCGGCTTTCTGTCGCCTCTCCGCTGGCATCTTGAAGCACTGGTACAAGAAATACACCGCTCGACGTAATCGCAAAGCTGTCAAGCAAGCTCGCGACATCGAAGCTCACACCGACAAACGGCTCGACAGCCGAGCACTGGACTAAACGAATGGTAAAGACTTACTCGGGCCTCGTGAACCTCAACGGCAACGTCATGGCCGCTCTCGACTACGAGACGACCGGACGGCGGGCGGGGTTCCACGAGATCATCCAGATCGCGGTCGTGCCGCTGAACTCCGACCTGCGTCCGCTCGAAGGCGTGAAGCCGTTTTACACGACGATGCGGCCGATGTACCCGCATCGGCAAGAGAAGGGTGCGGGGTTCGTCCACGGGCTGGATATAAACGAACTAATCCTTCACGCTCCCGAACCGGGTCGCGTGAAGGACTTATTATTGGAGTGGTTCGAGCGACTTGAGCTACCCTTTAAGAAGGTACTCGTGCCGCTCGCACACAACTGGGCGTTTGAGTCATCCTTCACGAAGGCTTGGCTCGGTGTTGATCTGACGGACCAGATATTCCATTCGCACGCTCGCGACTCGATGCTGGCGGCGTTGAACATCAACGACCGCGCGGCGTTCGCCGGCGAAGCGGCACCGTTCAACAGCGTGGGCCTCGGTGCCCTCTGTAAGAAGCTGGGCATCGCCAACCTGAAGCCGCACGACGCCTACTGCGACGCCGTCGCCGAGGCAGACTTATACCGTGCCCTGGTCCACTACGACCTTTTCTAAGAGCGCTCTACGGACCGGACACGCCTCGCATACCGCGAGCGTGACCGGCTGTCCGTGTCTTTCGCTCTCTTTAGATGCGCACATCGCGTCTATCTTAATGCAGCCGCACCGCTGAACGGTGTTGGCCATCTCCCGATCGACGCAGGACGGCCACGCTGGGATGAACACCCAAGCGTCGGCCCCGTCTTCTCCCTTGCGCCGGTACCCGTTAGGCACCGAGGGCGGCTTCAGGCCGTTCGGCTCGTAAACCAAGTTGCCATCCACGATCCGGGGCTCGGCGTACTCGCGTTTAACGATCTGCCGTTCGTAGAATCCCTCGGGCCGCAGGGCCACCGTAAACACTCGTAGCGGGCAGGCGTTGCAATCCGCTGCTGTGACGTCGGTGTTGTATCGGCTGCACGCCTGATGCGAGCAGCGAGCCAGCAGCCCCGTCGTACCGTCCTTGTTGACTAGGGCGATCTCTTGGCGTTTGACACAGGGTAAATCGAACATGGTTATTCCGCGTTGTGAGCGATCAGCGTGCCACCGTGGCCGCCGATGTTCTTGATAACGAGTGCGGTCGAGAAGTCGGTCAGCGCTGTGCGATAGATTCGGACGCCGAACGGCTTCAGCTTGCGACGAGTCTCTTTGGTGAGTTCCGTCTGGATCGCATCGGTGAGGTTGGTGAGGATGTGTTGATAGTCGTGTTTGGTGATGACGTGCGTGATGGCGCACATCGTGATGTCGTTGATCGTGTCCGAGACGTCCCAGTTCATCGCCATGCAGGCGACGATGTCGTTGATCGCGTAAACGACCACGCCACCGACGACGACTTTCTTGCCGTCCTTAGTGGTGAGCGACTGGCTCGGCAGATTGTGAGTCTGCCGAGCCACCGGGATGATCTCGACTTCGGTAACGATCGGCCAGTAGATACACAGGCCGGGTTTGATAGCGATGGCGGTCTTACCATGCTTGAACCGGACACCGGCGTGGGTTGCACGCACGATCCGCAAGCGGGGAATGAAAGCCCCGATCCACTCGATGATATAGCCGAGCCACGCGAAAGCACTTTCCATACAGCCTCTTTACTCGACTCCGGTTGATTCCTCTTGGTATCCGACCATCGCTTGGTCCTCACCGCCGGGTTCGCTGCAAGGCTGACCGAAGTTAGGACTGTCTGGGTCTTCGTCGATGCCGAGATCGGCAGTGTTGAAGACGAGCCACGTTTGCTTCTGACCGACCACCCAGCTATAGCCGTCCGTTCGAGCTTGAATCTCCGCACGCTTCGCGGTGGCGAACTGGTTCGCCGCAGCTTGCGAGTTGAAGGTGAAGCACTCGGTGTTGGCCGGGGTGCCGATCGCTAGGCGACCGCTGTCGCCTTCCTCTTCGGTGAAGAACGGCTCGGAGCCCGGAGGCTTGACGCACGTCGTCGGGAAGATGTACTGAATCTCGATGACGGCCGTGCAGTTGCCACCGCACTTACCGCTCGGCAAGTCCTGCTTAGCTTCGTCTTCCGACTTCTCTTTCGGCGTGCCCTGCCCCGCAGCGTCGGCGGCCTCGGCCGCTTCCTTGCGAGCTTGCTGAGCCTCGGCCATCGCTTGGTTGGCTTTGTTCAAAGCCTCTTGGCAACAGGCCGACGAGCCACCGCTGATCGGCGAAGAGCCGCCACTGATCTCACCCGTGCTGTCCGCCTTCGCGTCCGGCACCGGTTTGGTATCGTTGATGTCCGAGGGATGCTTGTCGCCGTGATCCGCACGACACTGACCGTTGGCGAGGGAGCCTTCGACGGTGTCGCCGTTGCAGGCGAGGCTGAAGCCTTGGAACAACCCGCTCGCGTCGTTGGACAACGGGTGGGCGTTCGGAGCGATGACGCTGAAGTTCGGCTCGTGTCCGCTACCCGCCAGACCCAGGGACCGCTCTTCGAGCGTCGGGAACAGCAAGGTCTCAGAGATGTCGGCCGGCCACGCGAAGTCATACGGGACGTTGGTGCCCGATTTGCAGGGCGTCCATATCTCGAAGTCCATCGTGTGGGTGTCGGAGTTGTAGTTCGCCTTCTCGACGACGCACTTGATCGTTCCCGGACCGACGTCCGGCAGGGTGAGCCCGACCGTGTCGAAGGTTTCCAGCGTCAGCTTGTTCATCGGCGTCTGGAAGATCGCACGCCGCCATGTGTTGGCTTTGCGGATCAACCAGAACGTCGCGGACTTGCGGACGAGATCGAGAATGTTGAAGCAATAGAAGTCGTACTTAAACTCGTGCGTGCCGTAAATCTTGACGTTGTTCCGCAGGATGACCGTGTTCGGCTTCTCGGCGGCGTAGTCCTTGGTCCACTCAGCGACGTACTTAGTCACCAAGTCTTCCGTGGGCGTATGCTCGATGCGGAGCGTGTTCGGCATCACGTCGTCTTCGCTGATCGTGTCATCCACGTCCGGCTCGATCGACAGATACTTGATGTAGAAGACGTCGTCCTTGAGCCACAGAGCACAGCGGGCTTGGTACGCGATCTCTTCCAACACGTTGATGATGTTCTTACGCTCCAAGAGAGCGAAGTGCATCGGGTAGTTGTCGATCTGGGTGCGGACCGCATTGAAGCTCGTGGCATCAACGCCGTACTGGGTGTACGTGCCGATGAACCATTCAAGGATGTCCACGGTGTTCGGACCGACCGACGACGTCATCGTCACGTAGATGTCGTCCGACCAGCCGCCGCCGTTCGCTTGATCGCGAGTGCTGAGCGGTCGGGTGAACAGAATCTCCATGACGCCGGTGTAGCCGGTGTAGTTGGTCTGCCGGATCGTGTAGTAGCTCGACGGTACCGTCAGCAGTTGACGGCCGCCATTAAGCTCGCGGTAAGCCGCGACCCGCAGGATCGTGGACGGCAGCAAGTTGGCGATGTAGAGAATCGCTTCGTCGCTGTCGATGGCCACGGTCGAGCCGGCGTTGGCCCAGAAGAAACTGGCGGCCGGGATGTTGTTGAGCTTGTCCCACGACGCCTTGGAGTTGGCGGCGTTGATCGTAGCAGTCTGACCTTCGATACCATTCGGAGCCAACTGGGCTTCCAGATCGGTGGCATCCGGGGCGTTGGTGCCGCAGGTGCTCTTGATCGCGTTCTGGTACGTGGTCTGGATGACGTTGCCGCGACCGTCGTTGTCCGGGTGCAGCCGACCGGTGATCGTGAACGTGTCACCGCTGAACCGACCTTGGAACTTGCCGCCGTTGATGTTCAGCGTGAGCAGCACACCTTGCGGGAACTTGCTGCCGCCGAAGATCGTCACCGGGCTGTACTCGTAGGCGAGTTGCTCGCTGAGTTGCAGTTGCAGGCTTTCGAGAGCCTCGCACTTCGCCTTGATGCAGCCTTGGTCGATCTGATAGACCGCCGTGATTGTGAGACTGCCAGCGCCCCACGCGCCACCGGCTGCACTGGGCTCGGTTTGAGCTTGGTAGCCGGCGAAGTTCGACGGGCAGACGATCTGCTGAGCGGCCTGGATGCGACGGTTCAACGTGAAGTCGTGGATGCCGGTGCCCGAGGCGAGGATACCGCGACGTGTCGTCGTGCATCGCAGCGCCGGGACGTTGGTTACTGTACCGAAGCACAGCGGCCACGGCTTACCGATCAACTCTTCCGGCGGGTTGATGAAGTCGCCTTCCTCGATCGAGAAGCCGACTTCGACGTCTTCGATCTTGGACACGACGTCGAACTTGATCGTCCGATCGCCTTCGTTCCATTGGATCGGCGTGTTGAGCACGCCCTTGAAGATCAGGAACTTCTCGCTCGTGGCGATCCCATCGAACCACTGGTAGACCCAGCACGGCCGCTTGTGGATGTCGTGCGAGTCCATGATTCCCTTGATGGAACCATCGGTGTCGTCGAGCGTGATGCTGATCTGCTGAGACTGCGACCCGCCCGAGACTTGGACGACGTCGTCGAGGCCGCTTACTTCCTGAATGCGACCGAGGATGCCGCCGGCGATGTCGCGATCCGAATAGGCCGACCGGGTGCCGTCCACCCACTCGATCTCGATGATGTTGATCGGCTCGGTGCCAAGTCGGGTGGCCAACTTAGCGAGCGATGCGACCGAGATATTGCGTGGCATGGTGGAACCTTAACAGCTTGGACTTGCGACCGGGGAGATCAGCTTGCCCTCTAGTTCGAGGGTGATGGTGACAGAGGTACCGCCGGGCTCTGAGGCCCCGACGCCGCTGCCGAGTTCAAAGGGGTTGGACGTGAAGTACACGTCCCAGACTTCGCCCTTGTGGTTGGTCAATCGAATCAGTGCTCGGTAGTACGAGAGGATGAAGGCTCGGAGTTCGAGCGACTTCATCCGGCTGAGCACGAACGTGTACTGAAGTTTCGAGCGGTCGTTCGACTTGACGTAGGAGTACAGCGTGCTGTTCATCGACTGCTTGACGTCGATTGAATGGCTCGGCTTCTCGCTGTCACCGAACTTAGGGTTCGGCAAGATCGTCGTCGTGGTGAGACTTGGAACCGGAGCTTGAAGGATTACGCTCATGCGAGAACTCCCTGGAACTCGAACGCCACGCTACGATCTCCACGTCCGACGTGCGTGATCTGAGCGTCGGGCGTCGTGATGATTCCTCGCCACTGCCGACTCTCCCAGTCGAGCAACCCGATCTCTTGACCGAGCGAATCTCGAAGGAACTGAATCAGGTCGGCGGCTTGGGCGGGCTTGAGTGAATCGACCTGGACGACGAGCGTCTGGGTCTTCGGCCACTTCGGATCGGCGAACACGATCAACGTGCCGCCGCGAGTCAGACGATTGATGCGGTTGAAGTTCAGCCGATCCTTGTCGCCTAGCTCCGGGTTGCGGAGCACGAGCGTCGTAGTCGGCGAGACATACGGATACGTGAGCGTCAGCACACCCTTGGTGAGCGTCGGGACCGTGAGGCTCGGCGGCGTGTACGACGGATCGGTACTCGACCCGACGAACGGACTGTAGAGCTTCTCGGTGCAACCTCGGCCGCCGATGTAATACGTGACCGACTGGTTCAAGCCGAGCACGTCGGCGAGAGTACGTCGCAGCACGAGTTGCCCCGTGGTGGACTGCACGAGTGCTAACGTCTGATCGACGTCGCCACCCTTGCCTACCGTGGCGGTCTGGACGAGCGCGAGCACGTCTACGATCGCGTTGCGGCGTTCACCCGTCTGTGTGAAGGCGAGGGTCTGAGTCACCGAGCGTGTGAACGTCAAGCCGGCACGATCCGACAGCACCAACGCCTGGGCGACGAAGAGGTTGGCCACACCGACGTGACCGCCGTCATCGTTCTGCACGAAGTTCAGCGATTGGCCGACACTCACCCGGATCGCACCACGAGCCACGGCGTCTTGAACGAACGCTAGAGACTGAGTGACGTTGACCTGCTTGATGTTGTTGCCGACGTCTTGGACGAATACGAGCGTGTCGTTCACCGTGCGGGAGACACTGCGGCTGACCGTCGTCGCCTGCATCAACGCCAAGGCGTTGGAAGCGGTCATGTGCCGATGGACGACGGCCGTGGCACTTTGCGAGAAGGCGAGCGTGTCGTCGCCGTGCGGGTTGACCGGCTCGAAGGTCGCCGACTGAGAGAAGGATAGGGATTGATTGACTTCCTGTTCGAGCGACGGATCGGGCGGCGCACCGAGGAAGGCTAATACGATGTTCCCGAGCCGCGAATCTGCTGTACCCAGCTTGCCGGTAAATGGCATGGACTACTCCCGACGAAAGATGGGTGCGAAACGGGCTCGGGAACGGGAGGGATTACGGGTCTTCGTTCCAGTGAACGAGAGTCGTATAGCTGTCGTCCGCCGAGCTAACGGCGTCGAGGTAGAAGCCGACTTCATCAGGTCCGCCCGACATGAAGATGGTGCGGCTCGCGGAATAGACTTGAACCCAGTCGATGCCGTCGTTGGAAACCTCGAAGATGATGTTGGTCCCGTTGTCGGTCCCACGCATCCAGATGATGCCGCAGAAGTTCGTAGCGACGAGCAGCGTCGGTGAGCTATCGACCGACGTCGGACTGGTGTAGTGCGTGATCCTGATGCCGGGCGAGCCGTTACCGACTTCCAACCATCGACACGTCGTGAACTTGCCCGTGCCGGCTTGGCGAAACACTAGACCCGTGACGTAAGCGCCGCCGCAGACGTAGTTGGGACGCAGACCGCAGACGATTGTGTACGGCGTCGAAGGTGCGGCCTTGGACATCCCGGAAGCGTGCTCGCCGCCGCCTTGTAGCGGCCGGGTCAGCACGATGGTTCCGTTACGGTCCGCGACCGACGATGAGTCTTGGTTGAACCAAGTGAAGTCGGCGGACGTGAGGACGTCGCCGTTGCCATCGACGATACGGCCCAGCGGCGGCCGACCGGAGTCGAATAGATCGTCGTTGTCGCGAGCGTAGCGTTGCAACGAACCTTGTGTCACGATGGCCGTGACGTCGAGTGCGTCGGCGTGCGAGGCACCCGAGGTTCCTTCAATGCCGCGAACGATCGTCAGCGTGTTTGTGGCTCGGGCCGTGACCAGCATGATCTCGTCTTCGACACGGACGCGGAAGTCGCCGGTGGACGGGAAGACCGAGCCGTCGAGGACGTCTAAGGTCGTCTGAGAACCGTCGATGCTGCCGTCGAGCACGGCGGTTGCATCGTTCACTAAGATTTCACGTCGAATGGTCATGGCGGCCTACCGAATGTGTATTGAGAAAAACGCCCTGGTGCCGAGCGAACCCGGACACCAGAGCGCCTTGCAGGGAGAACGGATTAACCGGACAACGTGTAGGTGACTTTCAGCGAGTCGCCGTTGGCGACGCCGACTGTCGAACCGAACGCAGCCGTGGACCAGAGCGTGCCGGTCGTGCCGCTCTTGGTGTTGTTGGTGGTGATGAAGATGCCCTTAATGGTCTTCGTAGCGTTGATGCTGAAGTCCACCGTCGAGGCATTTGTGATCTGGCGAGACGAGGCCGTGCCCGGCGTCCAGGCCGGACGAGTGGCTTCGCTGTAGTCAGCGGATTCGATCCAGCCGGCGTGGCTCGCCATCGTGTCGGCGTTCGCGAGAGCACTGAAGCTCGCGTTGTCGATCAGGCCGATGTACCACGTCGTGACCTGCGAGCCGCTATGGAACTGCGTTTCGAGGATGTGGTTCAGGCCGACATCGACGATGCCGTTGGGAACTTCGTAGACGCCCTTCAAGACGCCATCGCTACCGCGATGCTCGATCTTGAACTTGCCTTTCGGGCGGAAGGGCTCACACTCCAACTGCGGAGCACGAGAGACGGACGCGACCGCACGTTGACCGAGATTAAGCGGTTCGACGTGCAGATCGTTTTGATGATCGGACATGGAGAGTCTCCGAGTGGAGTAATGGGAATGGAAGCGGCGGCCCAGAGTGGGCCGCCGCTTGACGATCGAGATGCACGCCGAACGGCGGCTTAGAACCGGCTACCTGTTCCGCGTCGCTGTTCGCGGCGGATCAGGTTGATGACTTCGCGAGCGGTGGCTTTCGGATCGTTGGCACCGTTGACGTTGATGTCACCGATGTTGATCGTGTCGCCGCTGCGGTTGGGACTGTTGAACGACGGCTGGGCACCGGCGTTGATGGCCTGCAACTGAGAGAAGAACTTCTGGCTCGAACGAGCGTTGATGACCTGCTCATGCTGGGACAGCATCGCGGGGATCGTGTCCGTACCCTTGGCAGCCCCGCCACTGTTGAAGTAGTGGAACTGCGGTTGAGCTTGGACGACGCCACCAGTGGAGAACCGTTGGATCATGCCGCCGAGAGCGGCCGTCTCCGGTCGTGCCGCACTACCACCCGCATCGATCGCGTTGGACGCTCGTGCCGCAGCCTCGGCTGCGGATTGAGCGGCACGCATGTTCGACGCGATTTGTGCTGTCGCACTGACCGACGAGTTGAAGGACGTCTTCATGGACTCGGCAGCGGTGGCCGCACCAGTCGTCGATGCGGCACCCTTGGCCTCGGCATCGGCAGCCGCTTTCGCAGCCGCTTCGCGAGCTTGGGTGTCGAGCACTTGCTGAGTGTTTTGCAGTGCTGGGTTGGTTTGACCCTGGGCGTCGAGAGCGTTGATTTGCTTTCGCAACTCAAAGACGCGAGTCAAGTTCTTGAACTCTTCGCTGGCGCGATTGATGTCGAACTTCAGGAAGGTCGGAGACGTGGTCTGGAACGCCTCGAACTTCCCGGCCAGAGAATTGATCTGCTCTGCCGAGGCCGCCGTGTCGGTCAACAGCCTTTGCGTTTCCAATCGCAAGTTCGACAAGTCGGTCTTGGCTTGCCTCAGTGCGTCGAACGACTTTGACGAGAAGGCGATTTGAAGTACGCCGGCGAATGCCTCTGCGTCCGACTTACCTTCCTTCAGCGATGTGTTCGCCAAAGCGATGTTCGATGCGATCTCTTGCTCGGCCGCCGCACGGGCGACGCTGCTTGCTCGCAGTCGATCGAGACTCTCTTGCTGGTCCTTGAACTGGGAAGAGACTTCGTCGATCTGTTCCTTCTGCGATTTCCCTTCGAGCTTCTTAGGGTCTACCGCGAGGGAGACGATGAAGCTCGACTTGTCGAACGCACCCTGCACCTGCTGACGCAGGCGATCGAGTGACGTGTCGGAAGCGAAGAGCGACTTGACTTCACCCTGTGTGAGCGACGATTCGAGCCGTTGTTGGAGCTTGTCGAACGAGAACAAGTCGTCGAGGTTGAACTGGGCTCCGTTGCCGAAAGCGGTCTCTCGGAACTGGGCCAGCTTGTCCTTGGCGGTGGCAACCTGCTTGTCGATCTGATCCTTCGGCAGCAGATCGCCCTTCGAGTCGAAGAGCGAGGCGTTGTCGAGGAAGTCCTTCGCGAGCGTCTTGAGTTGCGTGATCCGAGCGGACTCGGCGGCAGCAGCTTGTTGGAGCTTCTGAGCGTCGTCTTGACGGTTCTTCTGGAAAACCTTCTCAGCATCGATCCGCCGTTGGAGGATCGATTCGAGCGTGCGTTCCGCAGCGATCTGCTGACCGAGGTTCCCGGATGTCTGAGCCGACGAGATGGCTTGCCGAGCGAACGACTCCGCTCGCGCGAAGGCGGACTGCGCGGCTTCCTTCTCTTCCGGCTTGCTAGCCGATCCGAGCTTACTGGCACCTTGTGCTGCTAGGTCGAGAGCACGCTGCTGATCGCGGAACGCCTTCGTGGCGTCGTTGAACCGCTTGTTCTGGTTGTTGAACCGTTGGTCATCAAGCTGACCCTGAACGTCGTTGACTCGCTTCCGTGAATCAATGACATCGGTGTCAGCTTGCTGAGCGGCTCGACGCAAGTCCTGGGCGAACTTCTCACGACCTGCGATGATCTTGTCGATCGTCGATTTGTCGTCATCGAGCAGTTGCTTGTTTGCTTCCTTCGCCGCATCGGTCTGCTCGAAGTATGCCTTACGGGCGACCGCGACCTGATTGTTGAGCAGGGCGAACTTCTTATCGGACTCGATCTTGTCGAGGTTGGACCGAGCTTCCGATTGCTCGCGTTGGAACGCGAGCAGTTCGTTGGCGTTGTCCTTCAATAGCTGAGTGCTACGGTTCAGGGCAGTGGTGATTCGATCACCGATGAACTGACCGGCTTGGACCGCAGCGACGATCGCGACCAGCCCGGAGATCGCACCACCGAAGATCGCAGCGCTTCCGGCAGCGGTGCCGAAGGACGTGGCGAGGGCTCGGGTGACGCCGGCGGCCGTGAGTGTCACGACGTTGTAGGCGACCAGTCCGCCGACTGCGATTGCGACGACTGGTGCGAGAGCCTTCATGGCTCCGAGCACAGTGTCTACACCGCCGAACAACTTGAAGAAGCTGGCGGTCGTGGAGACTAGCTGAGCACCGAGATCGGCGGTGAAGAAGTTCTTGATCTTGTTCAGGTCGGCCGAGACTTTCTCGGCATCCGACGAGACGCGAATCTCAAACTTCGAGTTCAACAGATCGCGCGAGGCGAGTTGGATTTCCTTGAGGTTCTCTTTGAAGACGTCCACGCCCGTCCCGGTCTCACGGAGAACACCGTTCAACGCTCGGACGTTCGGGAAGAGCTTGGCGATCGCTGACGTCGAACCGTCCGTCGTGGAGATCAAGGCTTGGAGGGCACCTTGGAAGCCACGGGCTCGGATCAACTGTTCACCGGTCTCGAAGCCCAACGTGCGTAGAGCCTTCTCGGCATCGCCGGACGGCTTGAGCAACGACGACAATGCCGCACGAATCTGAGTCGCGGCTTCGCTGGCCTTCACACCACCGATCGTGATGCTGGAAAAGGCAGCGAGGATTTCGTCTTCAGTGGCACCGACTTCTTTGGCGATCGGAGCGACACGACCGAACGAGTTGGTCAACTCGCTGATGGTCACACGACCCACATCGACCGTCTTGAACAGCTTGGCGCTCAAGGTCTCCGCCTCGCTCGCGGACTTGCCGTAAGCGTTAAGGATCGTGGCCAAGAGATCGGCGGCTTGAGCGGTGTCCGACAGACCGATCTTCGACAGCTTGAGGGCCGCCGTGAGAATCGATGTGGACTCGGCCGCCGTCTGGAAGCCGTTCGACACGATGTCGTACTTCGCCTTGGCGACGTCGAGGATCGGGGCGTTGAACTCGTCGGACAGTTGTCGGACTTGCTTGGCGAGGTTCTCGACGGGCTCGGGCGAGATCGTCTGGATAGTCGCGATCGCCCGGTTGAACTGGATGAAGCCCTCGAACGAGTCCTCGACCGCAGTGCGGATCGAGTTCAAGGCTCGCACGATCACTTGGGTACCGATGACTCGGCTGATCGTTTCCAGGTTGAGAGCGAAGCCCGAGGCCGAGCGACCTGCGTTGTTGAGAGCGTTGGTCGCTTGGGTGCCTGCGTTGGCGACGGCGTTACCGGCTGCGTTGGCGGCCGTGGTCGTTTGCCCGAGCAGTTGGTTCATCGCCTGCGCGGCGGCCGTACCTGTGAGCAGACCTTGCGAAGCGTTCCCGCCCGGAAGAGCAGGCAGCCCGCCGCCGGGGATGGACGGCGGTGCCTTGATCGTGTTGAGGCGGTTGAGAGCGTCCGCAGCTTCATTGGCGCGGGACGTGATCTGAATCAGAGCGGAGACGGTCTTGCCGGCACCCGCATTGAACGTCGAGAACGTGCTGACCGAAGATTGCAGGTTGCTCTGCAACTTGGCGAAACCCTGATCGAGCAGGTTCAAAGCGTCGAGCGCCTGAGCGGCGTCGAAGCCGAGTACCTGCTTAATTTCGTCAGCCATTATTGCACCCGAATCGTTGTGATCTTGTATGTGGGTTCGGGTAGCCGAACGTCGGCGGCGACACGCTTGAACGCCGCAAGTCCCTTCTCTTGGAACTTGTAAGGACCGGGATTGAGCAGCCGAGCAAAGAGGCTCGGGTCCGGTGAGATGTTGGCGTTATTGAACTCGTTGTAGATCAGGTGCTCTAAGGTCGTGCTGTACGTGAAAGTGAACAGCCCCTTACTTGTGTCTGTATTGATCTCACCAACAGCGTTGTTGAGCCCCAGTCCGACACGGTTAGTGAAGGCGGTTGGCTGAACACTGAGTGAGAACCCGATCGCGCTGGCGAGGGGTTGAAACGTGGCGAGGGACGCACCGCTCCATACAGGGATGGCAGCGGTGGTCGCGCCGAGCCACTCGAAGGCGGCTTGAACGATTGCTTCTCCAAGAACCTCTTGGAGTCGTGCGCGGTACTTAGCGAAGTCCACGCGAGGCACCTTAAAGGTGGCCTTGATTTTCATGGTCCCGAGCCTCGCTACTACGCTGCGGGCGTCCGTGCCCCTGCCAATTGAGCTTCCCACTCTTGCTTGTCGTGCGTGTGGAACTCGGCGAACGCTAGGATGCGAGCTTGCACCTGAGCGCCGTTGTCATCCCAGCGGGGCTTCACATCGGGTGGAAGGACACCGATGAGCCGACAGGCTTCCCAGGTCGCGTAGTCGCTGTTGCGATAGGGCGGCCAGCTTATGCGGCTGGCTGATCCGCCCGCTTGAGACCAAGAAGAAAAGACTCGCGGGCAGCCTTGAGCTTCGCGTCATCGAGACTGTTGGCTTGCAGCGCGAGGTTGAGCACGCGGTTGCACTCGATCTGCGTCAAGCCTGAGAGCTTCATGTCGGCTTCCCAGTTGGCCCAGGTCGCGGGGACGTCGAGCTTGACGGTGTCCCATTCGACTAGGCTCGGCTCGATCGACTTCACGACGATGTAGGCCAAACGTCGCTTCTGATATTCGTTCAGCACCGACAGATAGCCGGGGTCGCCGGTGTTCGGCACATAGCCGGACGATGTTAGTTTGCCGGGTGCTTTCGGCTCGGGCACCATCGCATGGAACTCGTCCATGTCCGGCAGGCCCTTGGCGATAAACACGATGCGGGACTCGCCGCGCGGGAGCACAAGGTACTCTTCGGACGGCAACGACTTCGGATCAACTCCACCAATCTTCATCTGCGTTCTCCCTTGCAAGGAAACGTGTGTTCAAATACGGGTTAGTAAATGAGCGAGGCCGGGGTACTAGCCCGGCCTCGCTCATAAAGTTCAGACAGAAAGCGACGATTACACGCCGCGAGTGACGATCGGTTCCGTGGCGTTGCACTTACCGGTGATCGCGATGTTGGAATCCTTCAGCGACGCTTCACGCTTCTCGCTGCGGAAGTCCGGGAAGATGGTGACTTCGTTGTCGGCCCCACCGCACGGCGGCGTGAAGACGACCTTGATGTCGACCGCATACGGTTCGCACGGGTCGGTGGCCGCGTTCACCCACTCGGACGCAGCGCCACGACGCTTGATGGCGTCCATCGGGGCGATCGCCTCGCCGGTGCCGGTCGTGATGTGCTCGTAGGTGAAGTTGAAGACCACGTCCATCGGGACTTGGTTGCCTTCGCGGACGGTGTCGAGATCGCCGCGATCGAGATCGTAGAGATACTCGCTCGTCTCGGTGAACTTGACGTCGCCGTCACCGACCTTGATGGAGAGTTCCTGCGGCTGGAACGTGAGGACGCCGCCGTCCACATACGTTCCGGCACCGAGGACCGGGGCGAAAGTGATCGACGTCGTGGGACCGGTGTCGGCCGGGGTGCGAGCGGTGACGACGTGTACGGTCGGGTCCGTTTCACCGGCGATGGTGAACCGAGCGCCGATCGGCACCTTCGTGGTGACGTCGGTGTTGAGCACGATCGTGTCGATCGTGATCGAGGCGTCCGTCGCGACCGGAGGCGTCATGTCGTTGATCGCCGCCGTGCCTGCGAGGCCATCCATGATGATTACATCGCAGTAACGCAATTCAATACGGGCCATGTTATTGGTTTTCCTGTTCTTCGAGATACATGACGTAACGAGCGTCCACTGCGGACTGCTTCAGTTTGTCTGTCTTGTCCGACTGTCCGAAATTGAACAGCCGCACGCTTTCGTTCTTCCCCGGCCTCGGCAATAAGCAGCCGATGAAAACCTGGGTGTTGAGATCAGAGGCGACGTAATCGCCCGTCTCGTTGCCGTAGTTCCACACGGGAATCGGCCCATCCATTGCCTCTTGAAAGAGGCCGGCGAACTTGAGGATGTCGTTCGCGTTCTTCTTTGCACCGTCGTAACGGCTTGTGAGAAGTACGTTGGCGTCAACCCAAATTCGGAAGTAGCCCTTGCTTTCCATTTGTGAGAACGGACCTGTGATCCGAATCTCAACCCGGTCGGCGGCCTTCATAAACGTGTCGTTACGTTCATCAAGGTGTTCCACTAGCACCGCAAGGTTGGCGTTAGTGGCGACGGTCTTCAGGTGGTAGGCGACCGATGCGAAAATCCAGCGTGCCCAGTTAGGGTTTGCCATTAGGGATGCTCCACAACGGCCGTCGCGACCTGCTGGAAGTTCAGCAGGTGATCGGACTGGGCAGGGATGATCTGCTCGGGCACTTCACCCACTAGCTTGCGAGCGGTGATGATCCAGCCGATGTCAACTTCAAAAGACTCGACCGTCTTGATCTGATACTTACCGCCGCCGTACACGAGCCAGTCGTCGGCATTGAGTTCCGGCAACGTGGGACAATCGCGGCGATCGATAATGAAGTCACGAGCCCCGGCGTCGTAGGTGCCGCCGGTCACGAACTCTTTGTTGGATGAGATGAGGGAGATGCTTTGTTGAACGGTGCGATCAACTTTGACCGGCATCACGATCGCTCGCGTGACCGGGTACAAAGTCTTGGTGATCGTCTTGACGCCGGTGCGGACATCGGTGGCGGTACTCACCAGCTTGTAGATGTCGATCCGTGCGCCGTAGTCCCTCTTGAGTGAGTAGAGAGCCCGGCGTTGCAACATCATCAGGTTGCGATTAACGGGCTGCATAACTCACCCCTTAATCATCAAGATGTTTTTCCAGTCGATCCATGACTACTGTGTTTCGGGCGATCACGTTGGCACAGTCGCGGACGAGAGGGAGCAACACGTTGCGTGTCTCGTCTTCGAGTGATGTGATTCGCTTGACCAACTTGTCTTCGCGTTTCCAATCGCGCCAGATGAAGAACGCAACCGCAAGCACGAGGCAGCCACAGAACGGGCCGTACTGCTTGAGGATTTCGATGGCATCAACAAAGCCGCCACCTTCAGCGAATAGTGCAATTTGCATTGCGGTAAACTTTCATCGGCTATAGAGAAAGAAAGGCCGGCGGCCACACCTTTCGGATGTGGCCGCCGACCTGGAAGGGCTTTGTGAAGCCTCGGGTGAATTACCCTTGCAGCACGACCGCGAGACGGCTGTCGAGCATCGCGACACCGGCGAGGATGTCGAGATTCACGACGGTACCGCCGGCTTGGATGTCGTATTGCATCACGACGCGCATCGCGATGTCGTTGGCGACGGCGATGTCCGACATCGCACCCGACCGATCGCTCGGCAGGGCCAACGGACGAGTGACCAACGCGAGGGCTTCGCGGTGGAACGCCCAGTTGAACGAACCATACGGGCCGGGGAACGCGGCGGCGTCGTTGACCAACGCGACTTCGAGCGGCCGGTCGAGGACCAAGTCGCAGTTCGAGCCGTTGTCGGTCGATTCGATGATCGTGTAGACCCGGCGGCTACCGCCGGTCCCGAAGGCGATCATCTGGCCGACTTGCGGAGCCTTGCCGCTGGTGTACCCATCGACGCGAACGTCTTCCGAGTAACCCGCGACGTACAGGCCGCCGGCGTCGTCCACCGCACACGCCTTGAAGCGCGTGGTGGCCGCAGCCGCCAGCGTGGCGTACTTGTTGGCTTCGTTCAGGGTGACGCCCGTCGTCGATCCGGCCTTGGCCGTGATGTACGTCGGTTGGTCGTTACCCGCCACGACGAAGAACTCACCGACCGTCACGCCGGCGACGCCGTTCGTGATGGTCTGCGAGGCCGGGGTGACACCCGCCGCGAGGGCGTTGTCCACCGTGGCCGTGACGTCGGTGTCGGCACCGGTCGCCATGCTGTTCACGTTCTGGTCCATGAACGTGTTGAAGCCGAGGATGCGGCCGAGCAAGGCGTTTTCCAACGCCGTGCCGCCGTCGCCGCGCTCGTTGGCCTTGATGAAGAGTTCGTTCTTCAACAGAGCCGTTTCGCTGGACGGCGAGAGGACGAGGTTGCGGTCGGTCGGATACGCCTTGTTGACGTTCAGGATTTCCCGCGCTTCGAGCACGGCGTCCTTGCTGTTCGCGGCGGTCAAGTTGCTCAGGCGACCGACACGGCTGGTCGGGCCACCGAGGAACTGATGGATGCGGCCGAGGACGGCGCGATCCACACCGCGAGCGATGGTCTGCATCGCCGGCAAGAGGTACACGGTCACGAGTTCTTGGAACGACTTGCTGGCTTCGCCGTCCTTGATCGTGAACGAGTTGTAGAACCACTGATCGAGCGGCACGCGGACGTTCGTCGCGTTCGCGTCTTGCTGCGTCAGCGTGGTGCCGTCCTTCTTACGCTTGATCTTGAACGTGCCCGGCCGACGAGTGTTGACCACGTCACCGTAGTCACGGATTTCGTCTTGGAAGTCGCGGTGGACCAAGTTGGCCGCGACCATGTTCTCTTCGAGGATCACGAGACCCTCTTGAGCCCAGATTTCCGGGATGAAGGCGTCGTTGTCGTTCGCGAAGCAAGCGACGGCGGCGAGGGAGAGGTACATATTCTTCACAGACAGGTCTCCGAATGGAGTAGAGGAATGAGGGCGAGAGAAGCTCGCACCACAAAGGAAAGGGCCTCGCGAAATGCGAAGCCCTTGATGGGGCGTGAACACGCCCTCAGAGAACGATCGTTTCAAACAACCCCGGTGGGGTTTAGCGGCGTCCGCTCTTTCGTTGCGGAGCGAGGCCGAGAGCGGCCGGGTTCTTCTCTCGGAGTTCGCGGTACTGCGCGGTCGTCAAATTCTTCAGGTTGATCTTGCCGTTGGCACCGGGCACGACGCCCGTGGCCGAGTTCGAGCCGATGCCCGACACGACGTTCGACTTGAAGAGGTTGCCGTATGTTTCCGGCAGGTCTTTCATTCGCTTGACGGCTTCAGCCGGCGTGCGAACCGTGATCGTCGGGTTGCCATCGGCATCGACGTCCGGGAAGTCAACGACGGTCTTGAACTTGCCGGTGGACTTGCCGGTCTTCTCGTCGAGGTCTTCGACGAGCCGGGTCATCGGCTTCAAGAGTGCGACGATCTGGCTGGCTTGGAAGGCTTCGGCGGTGATGGCGGCGTCTTGCAGCGAGCGGGCGACGGTTTCCGACTTGTATCGGGTCTCCCACTCAGCGGCCTTCTGCTCACCTTCCTTGATCTTGCCGGTCAACGTCTCTTCGAGTTGTCGCTTCTCCATCTTGGCTTGCTCTTCGCGGGTGCGAAGCTGGCCTTGGACGGTGGCGAGGTTCTCTTCGAGAGTCGAGCGTTCCTTCTCAGTCAGCGACTTGTTGGTCGCGAGCAAGTCTTTGAACCCTTGCTCCGTCTTCAACAGCGCGGCTTGGTGTTTCCGCTTGTCTTCAGCGAGCAGACGGTTGACGTCGTCTTGCGTGAAGGTCTTGCCTTCGTTTCCTGTGGCGGCAGCGGCAGCGGCGGCAGCCGCAGCGGCAGCCTCATCCTCAGCAGCATCGAAGCACGAAACGAGAGCGAGCGAGCGGTACGAATGGAGTTTCATTGTCAGCGGACCTTTACCCCGATGTGTGAGATGCCGTAAATGCTGACCCAGCGGTAAGTCAGCAAGGCCCTGGCAGCCGCCAGTGGGACGATGACGCGCGGAATTGCGCGTCCTCGTAGAGTGGTCACGAGATGCGAGCGATCTTGATGGAGTCACCGTCACGTAAGAACGGGCGAATGAGTCGCCACGCCATCGCGTTGGGTACACCGTTAATCAAGTGTTCGATCGGAACTTGCGACCGTTGGTAGGTAGTGCGAACGGACGAGTAGCCTTGGCTGATGATGCCGAGGTTCTCCAACTCCAACTCCGGGTCTTTCCCGTCGAGCAGAGAGTGAGCGATCTCATAACAGGCACGACGGATCGCATCGGGGACGTCGGTGTCTGAGCCTCGCGGGAACTCAAGAGGTTGCGAGGCTTCGGCTTCCCGTATCTGCTCTTGCGTGGCGTCCGAGTCGGACTCAAGCAGAGCGTGAACGGCGGCCTTGTTGCCTTTGTAGTTCAGCGTGTCGATGATCTGCGTAGCGGCCCAAAGAGCCTTCGGCCGATCGGCGACTGCTGCACCGGTCCAGGCGGTTTCATGGAGGCGATGATCGAAGTAGTCATACGCCTCTTGGAGAGTGCCGTAGTATTCGGTGTTGATCGACAACGTCACTCTCCCTTAGCTGTGGCACCCGAGACTCGGGCACCCTTGTTCTTGCCACGCTGACGGCGAGCCCTGCCGCCTTGCAGCGTTGGGTCACTCGATGCGGCCTTCTCGGCAGCGGCGGCCTTCGGGTCTGCCGAAAGGTCGGCCACACCGCGAGCGCCCGGATCGCCTGCACCCGGTTTGACGGATGCTTGGGCTTGGGCGACTCGTGCAGCACGAGCCGCGTGATCGAGACGAGCTTGTAGAAAGATGCCTTGTGCGAAGCCCAAGGCTTCGGACCCGGTCTTCTCGTCGCAAAGTCCGGCTTCAACCGCAGCGATGATCGTGTCGGGATCGGATGTGAGGTAATCACAGCCGTCGATCTCGGCATGAATCTTGTCGATTGTTCCGACATCGACCTTGCCGCTGAGCAGCACGGTGATGATGTTCTTCGCGATCTCGATCTTGGCCTTGCGGCCTGGGACCGTGTAGATGAGCTTGGCCAGTGCGGCGCACTCTTCGATACGGTCGGCGTCGGTCTTCAGCGAGTAGCGGTCCGGGTACTTGACCGTGGCCACTTCGCGTTCTTTGACGTTCTTGTTTTCGTAGGCCGCCCAGAACTGAGCGATCTGTTGCTCGGCACTCGCGAGGACCAAGCCGATGTAGGACAGGCCGGCTTCCAGCCCTTGGTTGTCGAGCGACTTCGACTCAGCGGAGCCGCGAGTCGCGATCGATTGGACGGACAGGTTGACCAGCTTGCGGATGTCGGCTTCGAGCTTCTCTTGGAGACCGATGGAGGCTAGGAGCGGCTCGGGCGACGGGTTAATGAACGCCGGGGCGTCCATGTCCTTACCGTAAGCACGACCATTACCCGCACCGACCATGATGCTCTGTTCGCCGGCACCTTGACCGCCGGTGGTCGCCGTGCCGTCTGCGGTGCTCGCTTGCTTCAGGTGCGTCCCGATGGCCCGCATGTCCCGTTGTTCGATGTAGAACGGGAAGTTGGACTGAAGGGCGTACCACACGTCGCGAGACGCGAGGTTGAGCAGAGCGACTTGGTGTCGCCACACGTCTTTGATTAAGCTGTCGCCGATGTCTGGCATGACGAACGGGATGCGATTCAGTTCGAGTCGCACCGGGCCGCCTGGGTTGCCGTCTCGGTCGATCTCTTCGCCTGCGGCGTTGAAGAACTGAAGCATGACGTAGCCGTCTTCGAGCCACAGCAGACGAAACCGTTGGAAGGTTTGCATCGGCAGCATCGTGCGGCGGTCATAGTCCATGCAGGAATCGCGGACGAGCAACGCTTGGAACTCGGACGGGTTGTCCGCGCTGGCACTCGTGAACGACAGGATGTCTTCGACTTGGTAGGCGTAGAGATAGGGACGGGCACCGATCGAGTCGGCCACCGATTCACCGACCACCACTGAGTTGTCCACGTAGATGCCGCATCGACCCATCACAAGCAGGTCGCTGAGCACCTTCATCCCGAGGAAGGCGCTCATCGTGTTTCCACGACGATCGACCCCGAGGTTCTGGCCGGCGACGGCTTGACGGTAAGCAATGCTGCCACCGGTTCGCGTGACGTCGCACATCCGTTGAAAGATGCTGTTGCGAATGTCGTTGACTGCGGACTTAGCGAAGGCCGGCACGGGTGTGACCCGCTTGCGGGTCTGGAAGTCTTCGTTGTCTTCGCGGCTGTTGAAGCGTTCGAGAAACTTGTTCTTGAAGTCTTCGCCACCTTGATACGTGAGACGCCAGTTCTCCCAGTCGTTCATGGAGGCCATGAAGCTGGGGTGCCGACTATCGATAATCCGAGTCGGAGCGACTTGTGTCAGTGCCATTGGCTCGAACTCCGACTAGAGAAATTTCTTGATGTCCAAGTTCGTCTGCTGGGCCGCACAAAGCGGTAGCGCGATCTCGCTGTAAGTTCGAGCGTGGGCAAAGTGGTCTGGACCCGTCTTCACGTAATCCAAAACCGGGTTGCCGTCGTCGTCTCGAACGTAGGTTGATGTGAGAGCCTTCATGTGCTCGCGGTACTCAAGCGGGATGTCGCTCGGGAGCCAGAGGCGGGTCGGGTCGGTCTTGAAACGGCCGAGTGAGGCACTCAGCCAGTTCGACCGATCAACGGTCGCGACGGGGGCACCGTCTTCCTCTTCGCTCAATGCGATTTCTTTGGCGGACGTTCCTCGGCGGTACTGGCAGAGCCAGACGTAACCAGGGAACCGACGAGCGAAGCGTCGAGCTTCCATTCGGCCTGGATCGGCATCCACGACGCAGGCGAGGACTTGCCACTCCCGCATCAGGTTGTCGACCGTCTTGTCGAAGTCTTCGTCAAGGAACTTATGCACGTAGAGCGTCTTGCCGCGAGCGGCGACGTTCAGGTCTAGGCCCCACTTGTCGAAGAACCATTCGGTCACTTCGGCATAGTTCCATTTCCCGCGATCGATACCCATCGTGATGATGCGACCTGCTTGGCTCGGCCGGCAGTCGTTCATCATGTAGCCGCCGCCAGCGGCGACGGATCGATCGAGCATCACGTCGTCTACCTTCGCACCGTCACCGATGAAGGGCAGACCGAGCTTCGAGTTGTGGAACTCTTTCTGAGCGAGTTCATCGCCGAGGCCACGGAAGTGGGCGACGACGAGTTCGCCAGGATTGATAGTGAAGCTGTAAAGCTGATTGATGTAGAAGCCACGCACGTCCGGGTTGGCGTTCTTGTCGAAGGCTTCCCAGTAGGCATTCTTGAGGAAGTTCGGCTTGTCTCGCTGATCGAGGCGGCCCTTACATTCCTTGCACTTCAGGTATGACTCTTTGCAGCGGACGTCCGTGACGTGCTCGCCGATGATCTCGATGCACTCGGGCCAGACCAACTCGGTCAGTCGCGAGCAGCACGGACACTTGAACACGAAGTGTTCTTGCGTCGTGCCCATGTACAGTTTGTGGATACCGAAGTTCGGAATGGTCGGCGTCGAGATGCCCCAAACGTGCTTCTCGATCTTGCCAGACAACCGCTCTAAGGCGAGCCACACTTGCTTCTGTTCCATCCGGTCCACTTCGTCGAGAAGTAGTTCGGACACAGGAATCGACACGAGGTTGCTGTCGCCGCGCGAGCCGCGAATGTACAACGTGTTCGATCCGGCTTGCTTCAAGTTCACCGCATTGGTGTCGGTGAACAGCGACTTCAGGTACGGGCTCAAGCTGAGGGCACCGCCGAAGCGAGCCTTGCTGAAGTCGGAAGCTGTCAGCGACGTGGGGAGAACGTAGAGTACGTCTCGTTTCAGCTTGTCGATGATGTAGAGGGCGCGGTTGATCGCAACCTCGGTCACACCAAGCTGAGCACCCTTCATCGCGTAGTTGTAGGACGCCTTGGAATCGTGCATCGCGACCACCCACGGGTGGAGGCGTGCCGAATACGGGGCGGGTTGGTTCGTCTCAACCCCTTGGATGATTCGCCGGCGTTCAGCCCAACGGAAACAACTCGTCAGCGTCCGATTCTTCAGGCCGTCCACGAGGGACTCCCGGAAATCGTCGATTAGTTTGTCGCTCATTGTGCGCCGTGTGTATTTGGGATCGCTTCATGGAGCGGGTTCGCTTGATGTGCCAGCGGCACTAAAGTTGTGGCGTTCTTCCCGCGCGATCCCATTAAAGAAGCCCAGGCCGGATGTGCCCGGCCTGGGCTTAGATGTTGATGCAGACTTGGGAGCTTGGCTTAGTAGCCGAGCTTGGTGAGCAGGGTCGCTTCGGCCGTCGTGCTGAGATCGGCGATCGCGGCTTCGCGGACGAGAGCACGGATCGTGTCTTCGCCCATCGAGAACGGATACTTCCCGCGAGGACACCGAGCGGTGACGCTGGAAGGATCGGAGCCTTGGTCGGGGATCGTGCCGCCGAGAATGCCGAGGGCGAAGAGCAGAGCCCAGGCCGTGCGTTCGGCTTGACCGGCCGTCGTGACCGAGATCACACCGGCGGAACCGCCGCCGGTGAGGCCGGCACCGTTGATGGTCGTGAGAGCGTGGTTCGCACCCTTGACCGAGTTGCCGCTGAACGTCAACACGACCGGCGTCGTGGTGAGCGGGCCACCGGAGACGGCGATGTCGCCGTTCGTCCAACCGGTGATGGAAGCCGACGTGGCGGCCGTGTTGATCGCGGAGAGGATCGCGGCGGCGTTGCCGTCGTGAGCGATGTTCGCCGTCGTGAAGGTCTGGCCGCTTCGCAGCGTGACCGTCAGCGTGTAGTTGCCGCCGCTGACGGTGGCGACGTGGATCGCGATCGACTGCACTTCGTTCCGTACCGCACAGTTGGTCGGAACGTCGAAGTCACCGATCTGTTGCAGGAGGGCCTTCAGATCACGGATGCCGGGGCGACCCGTGTGGTTGTCTTCGATACTGGCCGAGCTAGCGATGATGGATGCGATTACCGACATGGTAATGGTGGTTCCTGGTTGTGTTGGGCGGATCGACCGCGATGTGGATTCGGCGACGGCCGAGAAGCGTTACAGAAGGACCGGCGACTTGATGCTGAGCAACATCGTCGTGGCGGTGAGTGCGACACCGACTTCGACGACGAACTGCGTCACCGTGACGGGCGCTGTCGTCGTGAGCATTCCGGCGGTAGCCGCACTGAGGTAGTAGACGGAACCCGGCGTCAAGCCACCGGTCTGTCCCGTCACTGCATCCCATTGGCCGGTCGTTGCCGACAGTTGGCCGGCGGATTGGCCGACGATGTCACCGGCTGTGGCCACCGTGACGTCGGTCACGAGACCTGTTACACGCGATGTGCCCGCTGCGTCGGCTTTAGCCTTGTCGGCTTTGCCGTTTGATTTGCCATAGATCGGTGTGCCGATTACGACGGCACCGGCGTTGTCATTGACGGTGTCGAAGTTCGTGCCGATGCCATCGGCACCAGGAGTGCCGGGGCCGCCACCGCCACCGCCACCGCCACCGCCTGTCATGGAAAAGGTGCTCATGGCTTACACCCCCATCCAGGCAACATCTTGGTCAACGGCGGACGAGATCACGTAGATCGCGGTCGGATCGTCGATCGGAATGAGAACCGATTGGCCGGGCGGGATCGGTAGGCCGCCGGTACCGGGATCACTGTCGGCCGTCACGCCTTTGCGGCCGACCCACACACAGGCGGTGTTCGCAGACGGGTCTTCGCTGCCGGGAGTGCGAACAAGAATCCCCTTGTCGAACTTCAGACCAAGGCTTGTCAGCGGTACGGCCGTGGTACCCACGACTGTGTGACCGTGAGCGAATCGCGAAGGTTCGGACGTCTCTTTCGAGACTTGAATAACGGACATCGTGGCTATCCTTACGGAATGATTCTTGGTGGTTGTGGGAGCACCAGCAGTTCGGTGCTACTGATGGCGAGGCCCACGATGGTGACGTACTGGCCGCTTGTAGACGGCGCTGTCTTTGTGAGTCGTTGTGCGGTGGTCGGGTCGAGGTAGTACCAAGAACCGGGTGTCAGCCCGCCGGACTGGCCGGTGATAGAGTCCCAAAGGGCCGTCGCTTGGACGTAGATGCCTCGGAAGATCATCGGACCGGGCGAGCTTGTGCCCAACGTAGTACCAGCGAGGCCGACGACTGTGGCTGCGGCGGCCGACGTGGCAATCCCCTTGGTGACGACGCCGGCGGCCGAGGCGTACACCGCGCCGCCTGTGTTGATGCTGCCGGTGTTTGCTTTGCATGAACCGACGTCTTGCGGTGTGTAGTCCGCATTGCCGAAGGATTGCAGCAGGTCGATGAATGTTCCCGTGCCAAGGCCGAGGAAGCGTCGTAGAGCAGCGGGCATGTTGACGCCTTACAGTGCGATTGGTGGTTGGAGCAAGATGGCAAGCTCGGTCGTGCTGAGAGCGATACCGACTTGAACCACGAACTGACCGGGTGTGGTTGGCTTGGTTGTGGTCAGCTTTCCGGCGGTGGCCGGGTCGAGATAGTAGACGGAGCCCGAAGTCAGACCGCCGCTCTGTCCGGTCACTACATCCCACTGGCCGGTAGTCGCCTCGAATCTGCCAGCGACTTGAACGATGCCCGTCCCGGCCGAGGCGATGGACGTGTCGAAGACAAGGCCGAAGACACTCGCGGTGCCCGCAGCATCAGCCCGAGCTAAGTCGAAGTGGCCACTCGTGGTCTTCGGATAGACGACGCTGCAAATGACCGCCGCACCCGCGTTGTCATTGATCTTGGACGTCGCAAGGTGGTCCCAGATGTCACCGGCTTGTAGTTGGCGGGTGTATCCACCGGACCAAACAAGTCCTTTTCTCAATGCCATTGGATTACCTTAAAGTTGGATCGGAGGTTGCAACTCGATGTTCATCTGCGTCAGACTGATCGCGTATCCGACGCGGACGATCCATTGCCCCGGAGTCGTAGGAGCGGTAGTCGTCATCTTCCCGGCCGTTGTCGGGTCAAGGTAATAGACTGAGGCCGTCACGAGACCGGCGGTGCCGACGATCGCGTTCCACTCTGTCGTCGTCAGTGTGAGAACGCCGTCGCAGACGACGATGCCATTACCACCGCTGGCCGTACTCGCACTGAGCATCAGGCCGATCAACTCGGACGTTGAGATGGAATCGGCTCGCCCCTTGTCGATGTGGTCGGCACTCGACACATAAACCGGCGTACCGCAAACCAATGCACCGGCGTTGGCGTTAGTCATCGTGAACTTGACCAGTTCACTGATCGGACTATCGACCGTGTCGCCGGCCTGAAGCTGTTGGACTTGACCGTCAACCATGACCAGCGGGATTCGAGTGGCCATTGTTTGGCTCCAACACTTACAAGTAGATCGAGGCGATGACTTTCTTCTGGGGCAGCAAGAGCAGCTTGGTGCTACTCAGTGCGATTCCCATGCGGACATACTGGGCACTGACGGTCGGCGGCAGGCCCGCGAACAACTTACCGGAGTTGTTGGAGTTGAATGAGTACACGCTGCCCGCAATCAGGCCGCCGCTACCGCTCGTTACCACGGCGTCCCATTGACCCGTGGTCAACTCGACGACGCCGCGAATCTGCACGTTACCTGTGCCGGACGCTAAGATTCCGCCCGACTCGGTAACGATGCCGAACGGGCGCTCGGGCGGGTTGGCCAATGAGAGGACTTGACGCAAGGTTGCGCTACCGTTGGTCATCGCGACTGGCAACCCGATTGCAAACGTGCCACCCGTTCCGTTTCGGCAGACCACTTGGCGGCCTTCGACGTAAGCGGGAAGAGCCGGCATCGTGTCATTGGCGGTGTCGAGTTGTTTCGGCTGGCCGTCGTACAACGCCAACGCTCGTCGTCCCATTACCATGACTGCACCTGCTTATTTGCGGACGGCCGGCGTCACTTCGACGGCGGCTTTGGTGACGGGCGCTTGTTCGACGGCGGCTTCACCGACTGGTTTAACGTCGGCAGGCTTTTCATCAGCAGCGACATCGGTGACATGGACGGCGGCATCGAGAAGCTGCCGGACGGCGGGCTCGACAACGGGAGTCTCGACGCGAGGTTTGACGGGTTCGGGCTCGACTTCGAGTTCGACTTCATGGACGGTTCGCTCGCGGAGGATCATGGTCTCGCTGAGATGCACGCCATCGGGCGCGACGAACACGGCGGAAAGTTCCCCATCGGCGAGTTCGTCGGGGATTTCCAAAGTGCTGTGCGTGTCGTCAAGCATCCACTCCAACTGTTTGGTCGGGTGGTCCAGCATGATCTTGACCAGCGGGTAGTTGCTGTTTTTCGGAAGCGAGAGTAGCGACATGGGCGAGTCGGCCTTCTGTTTGGTGGATGACGGTGTTGAGCCGATCGCGCATCTGCACGAGAGCTTCGAGAGGGTTTCCGGGCATGGCCAAGAGCGTGTAGCCCTCGATCATCCCGATGCACGAGCTTGTACCGAACAAGACGTGCTTCCAGAGCCTCAGTCCCTCTTCCTCACTGGTCGCGAAGTTGAACTTCACGCTGGCGTGCTCGGGCGTGGGAACGGGCGGTCGTGTGATTTTGGGAGCCATGAATTGCGACGTCGGCGGTGGGCAGTTGTTGCAAGGGCGCTTGTTGCGAACGGCCATCGTTACTTCCTTCGCAGGCGGAACAGAAAGACGATCACCTTCAGCGCGGCCATGATCTCGGACCAGTGCAGGACGATGAAGGCGACGATCACACCGATCGGCACCCAGGTCGTCTTGCGACCGGTTGCACGAACGTGGATGCGTTGCACACGTCGCTCGAAGGCGGCGACAGCGTTGACCGCTCGGCCTCGCCCGTCGAACTGCACTGGGTTCTTGAACAGCGTGTCGATCATCGTGGCTTCGGCGTCGGTGGCGTTGGCCACTCGGGTCTGAGCCAGTCGCATCGCAGCTTCAAAGTCTTTTAGAGTCGTTGCCATCGTTTGCTCGGCACCAGTTTGCGGTAGAGGACGTTGGCGTTCTGCGTCCTGAAGGTCTCGACACCCCTCGTCACGATGACGTAGGTGGGCACGCTTTCGACACCGTACTTGGCGGCCAACTCGGGCTGCTTGTCGATGTCCACCCGAACGACTTTCACACCGCTGTCTTCAACGGCGTCAACGATCGGGGCTTGAATCTTGCAGGGGTTACACCAAGTCGCATGGAAGTCGTAGACGACTAGCTGCGTGACGGGCTTGACCGGAGCAGGCTTCACCGGCGGCTTGGGCTTCTCGCATCCGATGAGGGCGGCGATCGCGATCAGAGCGGCGTACAGAGCGAGGAAGTGAACGAGTCGCTTCATGGTGGTTTCCTTTTCGGTTATCGAGCCCACTCGGTTGAATGGGCTGGACAACCGACCGTCGCGAGACGGTCGGAAGCGTGTTAGACCGGAGCCTTCAGATCGGCGACCGGGACGGTCGGTTCGACGGGCGTGGCGGCGGCGAGCTTGGCGGCGAGCAACGCACGACCTTCCGGTGTGCCGAGCTTGGCGTTGAGCACATTGGCGTAGACTTGATCGAACTCTTTCAGGATCGCGTCGTCGCCGGACAGGGCGAGCTTGGCGAGATCGTGAATCTGCTCGAACATCCCGGAGTAGTCGCCCACGGCATAGTCACCGAGGAAGGCCGGAATCTTGTTGAGGCCGTAGACCTTCAACGTACCGGCGAGTTGGAAGGCCGCACGCCGGCGGGCTTCGACTTCGGTGTCTTTGCCGAAGGCCCACTTGGCACCGTATGCGCCGCCAGCCAAGGCGATCACAGCGGAGAGAACGAGAGTCATTGTGTCGGGGTTCATGGAGTACCTTCGTTACGTGATGGGCCTGTGGCCCGGATGGATCAAATGGAAACGGACGGGAACCGGGACGACTTACTTCGCGCCCGGCTTGTACTTGTCGCGGTACTTCTTAACGCCCATGCCGCCCGCTCCGGTGAAGAGCCCGCCACCGATCGCGGCGAGGTAGCTGAGCAGTGAATTTCCGTTATCGACCGGAGCGACGTCGGGTTGAGCATTCAGGTCGGGCGAAACGTCCGGCGACGGATTCGTGTCCGGGATCGGGTCCGGCTCGGGCGTGGCGTTGTTTCGATTCCGCCACCGACGCAGACACTCGGTATTGATCGCCTTCGACAGTGACTCACCGCTCATCGGGACGTTGACGCCGCTCGACTGATACAGCACAGTGCCGTCGCTGGACTGCACGCGAATGCAGGGCGTATTCGGCACCGTCGCTCGGTACCTCTCGGCGAACATCGCACTCGTCGTCTCGACGGCGCTGAAGTGCGTCTGAGCCTTGATCGACTTCAGTTCGGGCACGCTGTTGAACCAGCTAAGCACCGATTGGTACTTCGAGTCGGACGTCGAACCCATGACGGTGACGTAGAACTTGTTCTGATCTTGCGGCAGGGCGACGACTCGCTCTTCGGTGTAGGCCACGCCATAAGCGGCGTCGGCCTTCATACCGTTGGCGAGCGTGAGTGTGTCGGGGATCGTCGGCGAACCTTCGCCAGCGACGACGGTGCTGCAAAGGCTGACGAGCAGCAACAGGGACAGAAGGTATCGATACATGCGTGTTCCTCTTTCAAAATGGAGTCGCGGACATCGCGGCTCGGACGTGTTAGTTCAGCGGCAGCGGCGGTGCGGGCGTATAGACGGGCGTGACGGCCCAGCTATGACTGTTGAGCCATTCGGCAACGAACGTCGCTCGCGGCACCCAGATGATTCCCTGGGTCTGGTTGTTGTCGAGAATGCCGGCCCACTTCGCGTCGAAGTGAACCAGGGCGACCATGTGTCGGCCGCCCATCACGGTGACGCCGCAGCCTCGACGTGTTGAGCAGGCCCATTCGAGGAACCGCACATCACCCTTCTGCGACGTGTAGGCGTACTTGACGCCGGCTCGATCGAACTTGGCTGCGAGATCGACGTCCCACTCGCCATCACCGTTGTGCGTCCGCCAATACTCGGCGAGCTTCATCTGGCCTTGCCAGCGGAAGAGGCTCGTCATCGTGGCGTGGACGCAACTACCTTGTCCCATCGGACCGAGCCAGTTGGACTGACGCAGGCTGAGAGGCAGGTTGACTGTCGGGTACTCGCCCTTGAAGACCGGGACGGCCTTCGTGCGAATCACGACAGGGACGTTCGGCTTGCAGCCGGTGACGGCTAGCGAGGCGATCGCGAGGTAGACGATTGCAAGTCGGAAGAGACGAATCATTTGAGCCTCATCGGTTTCTTGAGAATGCCCAAACGTCGCTCGGCCCGTGTGAACTTGTTAGGATTCCAGCGCGAGCCGCTGTCGGTTTGGAACAGGCCGATGTCGGCGTGCGCCGCAGCGCACCATTCCGAGCAGAAGAGAGAGTGCAGGTCTTCGTTCTGAAGATGCGACTCGATCCAGTTGAAGGCGTGTCCGCCGGATCGGAAGGCTCCGATCGTGTCGTAGGGCAGACCTAGCGTGGCGTGCAGGAAGTCAGTCAGCCGTGTTCGTTCGTGGTCGAAGAGGGGCCGGTATAAGGGATAATGCCAAACTTTGCCTCGATAGCCCTTGAGTCGGGTACCAAGGTCGTGCGCTTGGGAGCCACTGAAGACCTTACCGGCGATTTCGCAGGGTTCGTCATCCAGGGTCGTGGACTCGAAGAGTAGAAGGCGACCATCATGCTCACCCATAATCCCGACGTGGCTGATGGACCACCACGGGATTCCGTAAGTCGCGAGGTTGATGCCCCAGCTAACCCAGTTGTCACCGGTGAACCCGATGATGTCACCCGCCTGGATGACTGACGGGTCGCGGATCGGCTTGCGGTTGAACATGAGACGCCTTCGCGAAGATTGCACTGACTTGGGCAGATCGACGCTCGATCTCAGCCTCTTGCTCGACCGAGAGCGTGGCGACTTGGACGTGGTGCGAACGACCGTCGTACCGCTCGTGGTGATCCACGTAGCAGTCCTCGCAGCGAGTGCCGCTGGGGTAGTTCACAAGATTGCCGCAAGCACACCAGACCGGGAGCGTGACCAAAGGAACCTCAGCGAAGAGCGAAGATGAAAGAGCTAACGGAGGGAATCGAACCCACAACCTGCGGTTTACAAAACCGCTGCTCTGCCAGTTGAGCTACGCGAGCAGGACTCGCCGTTGATTCACGTCATCGCGGTGGCACTTGACCAGTCGCGAGAGCGGTGAGGCGAGCGTGTTGTTAGAGGGACGCACTCACTCTTGGCTGAGCAAGCTGTTGGCCTCACCGTGGCCGAGTGCGTCATGGTCTCGGGATACTATCCCGAGCGGGGTGTTGGTGATCGCGCGGGAAGCGTCATGGCATCAGGACTGTCGCATTGCACTGCTTGGCCTTTGATGATTCGCATGACTCTTCCAGGGGGCGGGAGCAGGATTTGAACCTGCGACCTTCGGGTTATGAGCCCGACGAGCTATCCGGGCTGCTCCATCCCGCCCTAAAGACCGATCGAGAGAAGGCTTCTTCGAGAGGCCCGATCGGTGTAATACGAAGACCAACGCAGAGCGTCGGTCCAACTCAACCCGCCGTGGGCGAGTGAATGAAGGGCAACCGTAAAGGCGGCCCGCTGATCGACTGATTCGATCAGGAAGGTTTCTTGGTGTGGCTCGTGGCCAACGTCGCGACCGTCTTGCTTGCCGGATGAAGACCGGCCTTCAAGGCGACGACAACTTGTGGAGCGGTCGGCTTCGACTGCTCCACTTTCTTATGCGAATGCGTGTTTCCGAGCATGGTGTCCTATGCCGCGAGGCGGCGTCGTGATCTGTCGTAGGGCGTGGAGATGATCTTCTCCACGATTCGATCAGTGAGTTTCTCATGTTCCGGCACGTCGGCCAGAGAGAGTTCATCAGCGATGATCTGGCTCACAGCTTGACCGAGTCGTTGGATCGACTCGACCGTGAGCAGGTTGCCCATCTTTTGTTCGATCTCGTGAGCGGCCTTGATTTGCTTTTCCAAGGTCTTCATCGCGAGGCACAGCGGGGCGGAAGCCGCGATCAAGTCCATGTCGGACTTGACCATGTTCCAACGTCGCTCGATCAGGATGATCTGAAGGGCGATGTCTTCGTTGAGCGACTTCAGTCTCTCGTGCTTGACCATCTCCGCGATGCGAAGCTGATCTTCAATGCTCTCGATCAGGAAGGTTCCGGCTTCACGCTTGATTCTTCCGACGAGCGACGGCACGTTCACGAGAGCGGGCGTGGCGTGATTGTTGGCCACCGTGATGGCTTCGATCGTCTGTCCCGCGATTCGCTGGACGACTTCGCCGTAGTTGACGATGCCTTTTAGTTCATCGATCACGATCTGAATGATGTGCTGGCCGTACCGGATCAGGTCCGGTTTACCCAGCAAGGTGTCAAGGTTTTGCTCAATCTTATGGGCTGATGTTACGAGACGCGCCACGGTGAGTTGGAGCGTGAGCAAGTCACGGAATGCAAGTAGGAGATCGGCGTCCTGCTCTGTGATATTGACACGACGCTCGACCAGCCGGCGAGCGATCGCGATTAGTTCATTCAGAGCGGAGAGAGGGTCTTGTTCAGACAGTTCGGCCAGCCGTTGCCGATTACGTGCATCCGTCAGATGGTACAGCCGCAGGTCTTCGACCTTGGCCATATTTGAACCGCCGTTGTGGACCTTGCAGTACGTCGAGCCGAGTTCGGCTCGGTTCATGCACTGGCCGTCCGGCGCTCGGCCTTGGCATCGCTGCGGGTCGGCGGGATCGTCAACGCGGTTCATCTTGTTACCTAACTTCTGGGTACTTACAGCATACTCAACTCGGCGGCCGATGTTTAAGACACGCGGCAAAATTGATAGAAATAGTACAACCCGCGTCAAACGACGTTCTAAAACCAATAGACTCGTTTCGACGTGATAACGGAATGAGAATCATTCCTATAAGCGGCCGGAACTCACGCGGCAGGTTCACTCTCGTTGACGACGCGGACTATCACTGGGTTTCTGAACTCAGTTGGGCCTATGTAAACTGCCGGCCGCCCGAGCGTCACAACAAGACGCGAGCCGGGACCGGGTATGCAATTGGACGCGGCACGACTCGGTCGCTGCACCGCGCCGTACTCGAACACGCTGGCCACGATCTGACCGAACTTATCGTCGATCACCACAACGGCTGGGGACTCGACAACAGGCGTATCAACCTGCGGCCGGGAACCAGTCGCGACAACGCGCGGAACCACCGTGGTGAAAACATCCGCGCCTTTGGCGGCGGCTTCCAGGTCTGGTTCGGCTCTATCCGACTGCCGACCGTGTATCCATCGCTGGACGACGCCAAGACCGCCCGCGACGAACTGGCAGCGTCGTATGGCTTCGTATCGCACTCAGAGCGGCGAGCCCTGCTACAGCCCGTGCTGGACTTTATGGAGTGGATGGTAGACGAAGGCACACTCAAGCGGCACATCATAGGTGCGCCACTGGTCGAAGACCGGTACCGCATAAAATTCTGAAAACCAGATCGCGGGTTTCATCGTGGTACTTCTCAGACATCACCCCACTGCGAGATCAACGATGCCCCGCCAGTACCGAATCCTTTACAAGCGCGACGCCGGCCCTTTCACGGCAATGAAGCCCTTCGTGAACACGCGGTTGTACGACCGGCCTGAAGTGGCCGTCGCGATCGAGTACATGCGGCAGAATCCGCACGTCGAAGGAATGGCGATGAAGCTCGACACCGAACGATTCAACATCATGTCGTTCGAGCAAGACGCCGAGGCTCCGAACAGTTTCACGTTCGAGCCGCTGCCGGCCGCCGCAAAAGACGTCGTCCTTGACGCCTCGCAGCCGGCCGACTCCACCGAATAAAAGAGTCGCGTGGGCGGTGTTGGCACGCCACAACCGCCCGCGACTCACGCCCTTTGCTTAGCGATCAGAGACCGAGCTTCCTTCACCGGGATGCCCTTCTCTTTCGCGAGCTTCCGTGCCTTGGCCCACAAAGCCTTGGCAGCCTTGCCTCGACCATCGGGCTTACCCGTCTTGGTCTTCGCAGGTGCGGTCGCCACAGCAGTGGCACTCGCGGTCTTCGCAGGCTTACCGAGTGCCGACTGTAGTTCCTCGAACGTGTCGCACTCGACGCGCGTTGAGCCTAGCTCGAAACGATACATAGCTGATCCTCTAAAGAAGTGATTACCCGAGCGTTCGGGCAGTCCTTTACAGGCTAGTCGAAGGTACATCACTGTGCAACTCAAGTTCAACAACGAGCCGAAGCGACCGGCGCTCCCGACGCTCGGGCAATTCGTCGAGCAGCTTCGCGATGACCGGGCCGAGCCACAGCTTCGCAAGGCCGCCACGTTTCTCTACGACGGGTACGTGTACGCCTTGATCGACAAGTTCGGACAAGGTGTCGTAGTCAACACTGACCACGGCACCGCACCGTGCTTCAACCTGAAGTCGCAAACGGTCCGTGCGATCAACCTGCGGAACGAGATTGAACCCGTGGACGCCACGGTATGTGTCGATCACCCGAAGACTCACCGGTACCCGCACCAATGCTGATCGACCGCGACTTCACGCCCAAGCCTAAGCCGGCGCGTCAGATGCCGACCGATCCGAAGCCTGTTCTCGAAATGGTGCGGCTCCCGGTCTTCCGGGTCCACTACTTGGCTCTCAACGCCTTCGTCGAGAAAGTGTTCGGCTTTGAGTTCGACTTCATGGAAGTCGCCGGCGTGACGCCCAACTGCGGCGTGGACTACCGAGTTCAAGCCGTGAGCGGCGGCTTCGGATGGGATCGCCGAGCAAGCGATCTCCGTCGAGGCAAACGCTCGAAGGACATGGGACTGATCTTCGACGTGCTCGCTCTCGACGGGTACATCCCGGCGGGGATGTACACGGTCAGCACGAAGTTGCTCCCGGAGCCGACCGCGATCTACACGGCGATGCTGCAAGGCGGTCGCCGGCCACTCGACCCTGAGTGCGTGGCCTTCAAAGAGAAACACAAGGGCGACAAGGTATTCACCGAGCGAGCCAAGGTGCTCGACCAAGCCGTCTTGGACTTCCTACGCGATGCAGGTTAAGGCATGAAGACGTTCTTTGACACCGAGTTCATTGAAGACGGCAAGACGATCGACCTGATCTCGATCGGCTTCTCTCGCGAAGACGGCGACGAACTCTACCTGATCTCAAGCGAGTTCGACGCCAGCAAGGCGAGCGACTGGGTGCGAGACAACGTGCTCGTCCACCTGCCGAAAGAGATCGACGTGCCTCGCTACACGCGGGCGCAGATGAAGGCCCGCATCCAAGGGTTCTTCTGGGACGATCCGAACCCGCAGTTCTGGGCGTACTATGCCGACTACGACTGGATCGCCTTGTGCCAACTGTTCGGCACGATGATGGACCTGCCGAGCAAGTATCCGAAGTATTGCCGTGACCTGAAGCAAGTCATCGATCAACTCGGCATCGAGCCGCCACGGCAGGTCGGCAACGAGCACCACGCCCTGGCCGACGCTCGCTGGGTCCGACAGTCGCACAAGTTCATTGCTGACCGCCTCACCGAACGTCGCATGAACCACGGCACGTTCTCCGAGTTTCAATTCGAGATGTAGTCATGCTCATCGCCTGTGGCCTCTGCGGAGGCGTGATCGAACTTGCCCTTATCGGCGGTGCCACCGGCGTCGCCGCGCTCGGTTCCCTCGTCATCACCAAGATTCACAACCATGCTCAAGCTCTTCGATCCCGACCGGTACGTGGACCCGTTCCTGTTCAACCCGAACGAGAACAATCGGTCGAAGCTGAAGCTCTACGATCCGGGCCAGTCGGAACCGAAGACTGAACCGGCTCGACGCCTGAAGCTCTACACGGAGTTGAAGGCGACCTTTGCGGATCGGCCGGCGACGGTGGCTCGGGGCGTTAAGACCTTCTCGGTCCTCGTGCTGCTCTTCGCCGTGCTCATCATCTCGGCGTTGGTGATCGCCTACAGCCCCGGAGGGCCGCGATGATCCCTTGGAAGATTCGACGCTGGCTGACGTGGTCGCTCGGAATCGTTTGGTTCCTGATGCTGATCCTGCTCCATGAAACTCTCGCCGCCTGGGTGCGCATCCTCACGGAGCGTCCTCGGGCAATCGTACAAACGATAGGAAATTTGTCCTTCGCGTTCCTCACGCGAAGGTATCCGTCCGGGTTCGCTTAGGTACCGGCACTGCTAGGCATGTACCCAACAAACGAGTTTGAAGCGGACCAGGGTCGCGACTCACAAGTCACCCTGGTCCGCTTAGTGTCCCTTTCAGAAAGATACCCATGCTCAAGCGTCTCTGGCGCGACCAGTCGGGAGTCCTCGTCACCGCCGAGATCGTCTTGGTGGCTTCGATCCTGATTCTCGGCGTCCTCGCCGGCCTCACCGCAGTTCGCAACGCCGTCTCATCGGAGTTGGGCGACTTCGCGACGGGCATCGCCCGCCTCGACCAGTCGTACTACTTCAGCGGCACTGTCGGCTGTGGCGCGTACACCGCCGGCGGTTACTTCAACGACCGGGCCGACTACTGTGACCAACACGGCGTCCTCGTCTGTGCCGATTTCGTCACGGAGCAAAAGTGCCCGTGCTGGTTCCACCGTTAAACAACGAGAGCCGGGCGGCCCGCAGTCGGGCTGCCCGGCTCGTTTCATACAAAGACTATGGCAAGCACCGACATCGACGGCTCGACGATCGTGATCCTCAGTTCCGAGAACGCACAACTCGTGCTGGCGATCGCCGCGCGTTGTGACGTCCTCTTCCAGCCTGAAGTGAGGCTGTGCGAGAAGATCGTTCGCGATCTCGAACTCAAAGCACCCGTCGAGCCCGTCAACCCACAGCCGCCGCAGGACAAGTTCGACGCCTTCATGGCCGAAGTCCGCCAGCGTGTCTCGTGCTGGCCTGAGTGGAAGCAACGTGTGCTCGGCGGCGAGCCGATCACTCCGCACATCAGCCCGAACGGTGCAGAGCCCGGCTCGATCGTTCACGACGCCGAGGCATGGATGCTGAAGCAGGGTCTCACGATCCCGCTCGAACGGAAGCATCGTAATCTCTACCAAGCCATGATCGACGACTACTCGGATAGCCAATGAACCGCCGTGACCTGTTGAAGACCGCTGCCGCCTTCGCTCCCGCCTGCTGCACCACGGCCTCGGCCGCCGCCTTTATGGCGCGCCCGACGTCGATGACCAAGGCGTGGCCGCAGCCGAGCGGCAAGATGATTCCGTATCTGCCGAAGTTCTGGGCGACGCACGCCGCGCCGATCATCGACCGGAAGCTCGGTGGCCGGATTCAGCGTTCAGTGATCGAAGTGAACGGCGAGGGCTGTACGCTGAACTTCGGTGATGGCCACAAAGAGTTGGTTACGACGATCTACCAAGCCGATGGATTCTACGAGTCCGTCGATCCTTACGAGTTCTTGGAAGGCCGGCTCATCGGAATGGCCGAGCGACTTGGCGACGATCTCGTATCACGGCTCGGGCCGAAGGGCATCTTGACGACTTACGAGCTACCGATCGGCAAGGTCGAGGAACCGATCTGGCAAGGCGCTCGCGTGTGGCTGAACGATTTCCTGCTGCACTGCCACTTCTTTCAGAACGTCGAGTCGATTTACGACAAAGAATTTTGCGTCGTGCTGGAAGTGTCGGCCGCCATTCGGAAGCATGGCTAATGACGCTGCTCTCTCACATCCTGCGGTGCCTCGTCTGCACCTTCAAGTGGACCGCCACGTATGCCAAGCAAGAAACGGTGCGATGCCCGGAGTGCAACTCCAACCGATCCGAAGTCTTCGACTCCGAAGATGACGGAGTCGGAAGCATTGAAGATCATCACTAAGCACGCGCGCTTCAACCCTGAATCACCGGTCGAGTACCAATACTCGGTGCGGTGGCCTTTAAGCTCGCCGAAGGCAATCTATTCGAGCGACACTCGCGATCTGCTCTTGAAGCTGATCGCTAACTCTTCGCCTTCTTCTTAGGCGTGGCCTTGGCCTTCGGCTTAGGCTCTTTCATCTCGGTCGCAATCTTGCGTGCCTCGGACTGGATCGCGTTCAGTTGCGACGCCCAGACGACGACGTCCGACGCTCTCAGCGGATTGGACACCGGTACTCCGGTGAAGCGAGTGCGCATCTCTGCGCCTCGTCCCGATCGCGGCAGCGTGATCTCCACGCTGATCTCCATCCCCGCGTAGTGAGCGTCCGGGAACGGTCGCAGCAGTAGACGCACGCCCCAGTCGTGATCTTCTCGCGTGATGGTCGGTACCATAGTCGTCGGCTTCTTTGCCATATCGATTCCCTTCTAAGAGTCGTCCGTTGAAATCAGTCCTTCTGCACGACGATCAACTGACCTAGATTCGTCTTGAACAGTGCCCACTCGAACTTGTCGCCGCCATCGGTCCGAAAGTATGTACTCCGCTCGTCCTCGGCCGGCACGGCCTGTTGTGGCAGCTTGTCCAGCGTGCCGTCGTTAGGCTTGCGTCGGTAAACGATACAGCGGTGGTCGTCCTGATAAAAGGCCGTGTATGTGCTCACAGCAGTTTTTGCCAAAGGCTCACCGTATTCCCGCTCAGACCTTGGAACTGCAACGTGGACGTGAAGCCGTCAAGAGCGAATAAGCTCAGTGACGGGTAGTTATCGGTTCGGATCGTGCATTGTGCAACCTTCAGGCCGGCCTCGCGTGCCTCGGAGCACGCTTTAGCGAGAACGTCGCTGCCCAGGCCGTGGCGTCGGTAGTCCGGCAACACGACGAGATGTCTGATCTCGGCCTGATACCAACTCACCCGGTGAACCTCGACGCAGGCTACGACCTTCTCGTCAGCCTCGATCGAGACGTACCACGAGTTCGAGACGTCGCTTATCCGCAGCTTGCGGACGATCGGCGAGTGCTCGTTGACCATCTCCATGATCTGGCGATTCACCGACCCTAGATGGTCAAGCTGTTCAGGCGTCATTTAAGTTCCATCTGATTGAACACGTACTCGCACGCATACGCGAGGTACTTGGCGTCGTTTGCCTGCCCGAGCTTGCGATCGATCTCGGCCATGTTGGGCGTGATGATCTTCTCGGCGACCAGCGTGGCGAACGTGCCCGGCGCTGCCGTCTTGTAAATCTCGATCGCTTCTTTGATCTGGTCTTCGGTGAGGAAGTCCGGCAAGGTCATCTGTTTCATACTGCGATCTTTCGTCGTTGAAATCGTCGGGCGACGCGCCACCGGGCGCAGTCTTCAATGTACGGCACGAGTGAGTCGGTAGACTCCCAGAATACTTTGCCGAAGTCCCAAAGTACCGGGATTTTCCCATCGAGCAAGCCCTGAGACTTGCACCATTGCACATGGCAGGCGACGGCATCGGGATCGGGCGTCTCGGTTGAGAACGCGATCGTCCCCGCCCAGGCTCGCGGATCATCCATTTCCAGCACAGTTCCGCCGAGCGGCCGTTCCCAGGTGTCCGGGTGTGATGCGGAGTTCGGCCAACGTCCGGCACCGACTCGTGTTCCGGTTTTCATGGTTAGACCTTAATCATCCGGGCCGAGTTGTCGTATTGGCACCCACTGCTGATGACGAAACAGAACTTCTTTTCGCCTCGCGTGATGTGGAGCGAGAGGCGATCGCCGTGGAGCTTGTGTTCGTCCATGTTCCCGTTCGTGTCGTAGTCCCGACCCCAGTGCAGCTTCAGCATGTCGCCCGGCTTGAGGAACGCCGTGATCGTCCGCCACTGCGTCCCGACTTCGCCGCAGTCCACCCAGATCAACTCGTGGCAGCGGGCCTTAGCGAGAGACTCCGGGCGGTTCTCGTCGAGATGCGTGCGGGTCGAGCGGACAACCGACTCGACGTCGATCTGCGTGCGGACTTCGTCGTCCGCCGGGTTGACGAGGTTCACACGCTTGTGCGTCGTCGTCATGCACGAAAAGTTCTCGTTGCGAGCGAACGAGACCTTAGTCGTGGTGCGGAGAAGTCGGAGTTCGCCCTTTGAGAGCGGCTGATAGGTCGTGGTGGCGGTCATGGTGATCTCGCGTTGAAGTAGTTGCCTCAACTCAATACTATGTCAAAGCTGGTGAAATGCAAGCGGCTAGCGAGAAGAAATTCCCACTCGGGCGTACTTGGCGTCCCACTCGGCCTTCGTGATCTTTCGCACGCGGGTCTCGAAGACGAAGTCCTTGGCCCAGCCGGTCTGATCGACTTCGTCGTCCCATCGTGGTGCGTGCTGGGTCTCCACGGCCGTTAGGTGGGCTCGCTGAGCGGCGAGGACTTCGGCGGCGGTCCTCTTCAGACCTTCGATGTAGAACGCCGGCGTCCACGCTTTGTTCGGATCGGCCGGGTTGAACTTGAGCCACTGCACCCGCTCTTCGATAAGCCAGTAGAACATCGGCTCTGGCCGGCGGTACCGCAGTTCCCAGTCGCGGGCCTCGATCGCGTTGTCGATCCTCGCACGTCGCGGACCTACCTGCTGATCCTCGGACCGAGTCGGATCGGTGGTCCGAGCACCTTCCCACTGGGTGCCGCAGAGTGGGCAGAACTTCCAGACCGGCGTGTAGACGCCGCTGTCACGGTCGGTCCAGCCGGGTAGGTCTCTGGCTTCCCACTTACCGCTGCACTTCAGGCATTGGTAGACCGCGCACCCGTCGTCGGTGTATCTAACGTACCGCCACAAGTTGATCGACATCAACCGTCTCTTTCTGAAGAATGTTGTGCAACGTCCGTAGGTGCCGGGCGTCTTCGAGTGCGTGGTGCCGCGCGTTGCGAGGCGGGAGCTTTTTACGAATCGCTTGCAACGGCTTCTCTAAGTCGATTTTGGCGAACCAGAACTCACCGAGCAGTGCTTCGAGTATCGCGAAGTCGTTCTTACCACCGCGAACGATGACTTCAGTGACCGGCCGCATGAATCGTTTCACTTGCATCCCGATGACTGTGAAGCAAGTCTTCTCGGCGTCAACGATGTGCGGCCAGACGTTCTTCTTAAACCACGGTCCCATGTGCTTCTTTCGCACGCCGTTCGAGACGAGGTACAGTTCTTGCCCGTCTTCTCTCGTGATCCCGATCGACGCCAGTGTGAGCGGGCGTCGGAACAGTTGCGTGTGCTCAGTGTCTAAGTAGGCTCTCATGCTGCTTTCTTCTTTCGGGTCTTCTTCGGCTTCGGGAGTCCCTCGACCACTCGTTGCAGAAGGGTTTGCGGAACGCCTTGGTAGTCGTCGTGTTTCTTCACGGTGCCGGTGATGTCGATGACTTGATCCTTCTCCCACTCCGTGTCGCCGCTCTTCCACCACACGAGCACGGAGCCGCCGGCGTCCTCGAAGCGGATCATCGTGCGGACGCCGAACTCGCTGTCGAAGCTCTTGACGCCCTTGATCGTCAACTGGGCGAAGCCCATCCGCTCGCCGACGACGCCAAGATGCACGCGGACCTTAGCGGCGGCCTGGGCACGCTTCATATTCAGTTCTTCCTCACGCTCCATGTGGCGTTGGTAGGCCGAGATCAAACTGGCCACCAACCCGGCCGTCTTGAAGCGGACGAATCCGAGGCGGCAAGCCACGCCGAGGTTGTAGAGGTAGTCGCCGTCATCAGTCGGCAGCGCGACGCCCCACGCGAGTGCGTCCGTGGCGAGCTTCTCATCGCGAGGTTCGAGCACGAGCTTGTGCTGCTCGATGAAGTGCTGCTTGTCGAGCTTGTCTTGATCGTTGAAGCTACGGCCGAGTAGCCACGTCACGGTTGTCACCGTAGCACCGCCCTGGTCGCCGGCGGCCGTCCGACTGACCCATCCGCACTTGCGGATCACGGCCGACGTCATCTTCAGGAACTCGTCGAGGTTGAAGCCGGTCTCACCGCCGCCCGAGCCACCGAAGCCCTCGAACTCGGATTCTGCTGATGACAACAGCGACGTGACTTCAAAGCCCCACGAGGCATAACTGAGAACGCCTTCCGGCGACTGGCCGCCGAGGAAGTCCGAGAGGCAGTTGCGACCGACCTGCTTATGGTGGCCGTCCTCGTGACGGAGCACGAAGACTTCGTTGCGGCGTCGTTGCGACGAGCAGTGGTCGCAGTGCGTGCCGGCGGTGCGGTACTCGACCGGGACGGTCTCGCCGGGGACGCACGAGATGAGGTTCTCGCCGCTGGCCTGCGGCTCGATGACACCGACGAGCTTCCAGCCGTCGAGCATCGGCGTCCGGCCTTCGACCGAGACGAGCTTGAACGTCTTGGTGAACTCGAAGCCCGTGAGTTCGTTCTTGAACGTCTTGGTCTCTTCACCGTGGACCGTCAAGATGGCCTGGGCGACCTTCAGCTTCAACGCCTTCTTATTCAGCTTGGCGATCTGCTCGGCGAGCAGGTCCATGTGCAGGACGTTGATCTTGTAGACGGTGTTCATGGTGTGACTCGACGAAGCTGGTGTGATTGGCTACATACCAATCTTACACCAGCTTCGACCTAAGTCAAACCAAAATAAATGACGCCTAAGCGACACTCTCGTCGTATCGCTTGAGAATCCGCCAAACGGCAACCGAAGTGAACGGCTTACCGGCCGTCGTCTGGTGATCTTCGTCGTTCAGCTTCTTTGCGATGACGGGTAGAGTGTCACCGGCCGCGTGCCACTCCCTGATCTTCGGAATGAGGAACGAATATGCCGACAGCGCCCGTTGGCTACGGACGATGGCCGAGTTCTTCGCGCCTTTCTTCCAGCCTCGCTTACCCTCTCGCCCCTTCCAGTGGTCCGGGCGGGCGGAACCGAGCAGCGTTCCATTCTTCTTAGCAACCGCCAGGGCGTCCTTGGTGCGGCGGCTCGTCATCGTGGCCTCGTTCTCGGCCACGGCCGCGAGGATATGGATCGTGAGACGGGTGGCGTGTGGATTGTCACAGCAGACGAAATCGACGCCGCTGTTCATCAGTGCGGCCGTGAACTCCATGTTTCGGGACAGTCGATCGAGCTTGGCGACTACGAGCGTGGCCTTGGCCAGCTTTGCATGGGCCAACGCCTTCTGAAGCTCGACGCGATCGGATCGCTTACCGGTCTCGACTTCGATATACTCGGCGATGATCTTCCCATCGTTGTGTGCCGAGTAGTCGCCGACCGTCTTCTTCTGTGCGTCCAGACCGAGGCCGGATTGTCCTTGTTTCTTCGTGCTGACTCGGTAGTACGAGATAAATTTCTTCATGGAACGTCCGTGGTTCATGCCGCTGTTTCTGTCTACCCATAACATTACATCGGCTTTGTCCGTTTGTCAAATTGTGCAAATGAAATGATTCTGACGACGCCTCGCCCGCAAAAACGGAATAATCGTTCGTGGCGTAAGTTCGTCAGAGTATTTTCTGGATTCGCGTGGTATGCCGCACCATTTCATTGGCTTTGACACCCCTAGATGATAGTGTTGAATTGAAGGTCGAACTGAAGGTCGAACAGAAGGTCGAAAAGGAGGACACATCTATCAACGGGTTTAGGTATTTTGGACTGACACCATGCGGATTGAAATTGAAAGTGCGATGAAGAAAGCTGCCCGAGAGGGCATCGACAGCTACATCCCCGTCTTCAACGGCGTAGATTTGGAAGTCGAAGCATGTATCCCAGAAGTATCGTTGCGTAATCTTCGCACGATGCTGAAGACGGGGTTGAAGGTCGCTTCCGTGACCGTCGTCGATGACGGTCACATCCTGGTCGCTTTCGCTACCGGTGAGACTTACTTGGCCACTGGCTTCGCAGTCGGCCCAGCCAGCGATCTTACGCTTGGGTTGTCCAAGTTCATGGCCTCGGCGTTCCCGAAATTGAGCGCCTCGGACTGGGAAGGCGTCATCACAGTCGGGCACGACGAATACTTCCGTGGCGTCATCGATCACCAGTGTTACATCGACTTGAAGATCAAAGAGACGGCCGGTATCAAGCTATTCGACCACGACGAATAATCTGAAAACCGTTTGGTGTCCGCAGGCGTGATAGACACGCCATGCAAGTCACCGCCGACATCGCCGTACCGCCGCTGCTCTCGGGTGAAGCACCGATCGTTGGACAGTGGTACCTCGTGCCTTGTGCCAACGGCATTCCAGTCATCGGTGAGCCGCACGTTGACGCAGACCACTTCAACAATACACCGTCGCACTATCACTGCGACTCCCGGTTTCACGACCGCGATACTCGGCACGGGCCTGCCGACTGTGCCGTGCTTTCCGAATACGGTCCCGCCCGGATCGGCCGACTGAGTTCGGACACGGGCGCTGAGATGACCGTCGAACCGAGGCAGTGTCTACGGGACACGCCCGCTCCGTGGGTAGATGAGCACTTTGCCATCGCCACGATGAGCCTCTATTGCGACTTCGGCTTCGCTAAGTCGAAGTGCGGAGTCTGCCCACACAAGCGAATGCCGATCCTCAACGGCGTCTGCTCCGGGCACCGCCTTGCTTGGCTGCCGGACGGCGAGATCAAGCATAAGCCGCCGTACACGTTCCGCATCAGGGGCACCGCCAACGTCCTTGTCATCACCGAGCGGTGCGAACTCGACATCATCAGGATCGAGATCATCGAAGATTGCGTCGCGCCTTACGTCCTCGACTTCTCAGGGATCGACGGGCAGGTATTGGCTACCCGTACCTTCCCGAATCAACCTTCAATGCAAGTCGGCGATCACTTCAGGGTCGCTTTCTACAACCATCAGCAGCCTACCTATGCTTGAAAGCCGATACCGACTCACCGGATCGAACGCTCTCCCGCCGCAGTCGCCCATCTATATGCCACCTGCACTTCGCGGTGTGGTCAGCGGCGGCACCTGGGACGGACCGCCGTCGATCGCCGCACAGCGGCTCGGACTCGAACTCCGCTGGAACCGGTACTTGACGTTGATCGTCGGCAACCGGGACGGCGAGTTGGAAGTATCCGGCGGTGACGATCCCGATCTCGTCGAACGAATCGATGAGGACCACTACTCGGTCCTCACGCAACACCACGTCGTGTTCCCGCGAGGCTTCAACGGCCTCGTGCTGCCAGTGCCTCGCTACTACGAGCCGCTCCCGGAGAACGCCTACTGTGACTCACCGGCGATCGTACCGATCCTCATCGAGTTCGACCGCGACCCGCTGCCGTTGAAGATCGTGTGCCGTATGCCTCGGAATCGGTGCGAGCAAATTTTCTATTCCGGCGAAGCGTTCTGCCAGATCGTTCCGACGCCGCGCGGTGACGTCACCGTCCGCTCGATGACCACGGAAGAGAAGGAAGCCGCCGTGGCTAAGGAAAAGGAAGCCAATGCTGCACGATAACGGATTTGAGTACCGAGGTTTCGAGATCGTGCCCGACCCGAACTGGGCAGTTTCGTACAAGCCGTACTTCATCGCCTGCGGACCTGAGTTCGGTACGAAGGCCGGATGCCGACCGCGATGGGCTCGCGGCGAGTACACGTCGGACGAAGCTCGACAGTTGATCGACGCTTATCGCGAGTCGCCGGTCGATGGGCCGGTTCGGGAGACCGTGTCGATCCGCCTCGCAAGGCACTACGTGGAGTGGCTCGATCTCTACCATCTCTCGATGAAGAGCGGGCAGTTCGAGACCGGTTGCAATGCCAAGCGTCGAGCAGTTTTCTACGCCCAAGAATTGATCCGCCGTAAGAAGCCGCTGCCGAAGCCTCTGACGACCGCGACCGGAGAGCCCTTAGCTCTCAACCCGCCGCGAGATGACGATGACCGGCCGAGCGGGGCCAACCGTCCACGTCGCCGACGTCGCGCCTATTCCGTCGTGGATGAGCTAAACGCCAAGTTCTCCGTGTATCGACGTGCCAAGCATCGCGAAGACGCCTGTTAGCGATCATCACCCAGGTTTGAACATGCCTCACGACGTCATCGCGATTATGGCCAGACAACTGATGCTCAACATAGAGCGTCGGTTGGCTGCACAGATTGCCTCATCACCATTCACTGGCTTGCCCCATGCGAACGTCGAATCGACGCACAATGCAACGCTCCAAATGGCGACCCAAGCGAAAATTGGGTATCGCCGGTCGCATCAACGCCCTTTCGTGGCTGAGTACGATTCGACTCTGGCTCTTCGTGGCATCCGCGTGGGCCGTGGTTATTACTGCCCTTACTAGCGGCTGGGAGTACGAGCTTGTAGACGGCCGCGAAATGCGTGCCTGGAACATCAAGCTCCCAGGTTGGAAGCACTACGTCGATCTGACGACGGACCCGCCGCAGGTCCGCACCTACTTCTCGCTTCGCTCGCCTTATCGAGTGAGCCCGTACATCGAACCGGAATGGGCAAATGAAACCCCTTAGCATCGGCCAGCTTGTTCGCGTGCGGAAGTTCGCCGAAGTCGGTTACTACGACGGCCTGGAAAAGAAACTGGCGACGTTCGACGTCGAGCCCTTCTTAGCACTGATCGTCGGTCAGACCGTGAAGCGGCTCGGCACCTACCATTCAGGCTCTCGCGGCGACGGTTGGAGCGGTGACTACGAAGAGGCGTCGCTGTCCATCAGCGGCTCCGTCACGCTCTGGCTTGTCCGGGCGGGAATGGTCAACAAGCCGCTCTGCATCCGCGATGAGGACATTGAACCGGTCCCGAGCGAGTCGAGCGAGTTCAAACTGCCGTGGCGAGCGGCAAAGCCTCGGCGGATCAAGACGGCAACGGAACCGGCATAGGTGCGCATGGCCTCTGAACGCAGAGCGGGCCGTGACGTTAAATAGCCAAGACACCAGCATCGTCTGCGGCGATGCGATCATCACGAAGATGTGACGGACAGCAGCCTATGCGACGCAAAGAGATCGCGGCGAAGACAATCACGCAGAGTAATGACGCCTCGTGCCATAGTCCTCGGGCGAACGGGCACAAGGCTCGTGCATCCCTCAAGAGGACGAGCAGTAAGAAGCTGCGGCAGGCCGTGGCCAAGGACACGGCCGAGCAGGTCGCCGACGCCGACCCGTTGAAGCCGGGGCTCGGCCTGTTGGTCAAACTTGGTTCGATCGCGGTCCATGTGGACGAAATGCTTTCACCCGGCGGCCATGAGGCCGACCGGATCGCGATCAATCAGCTTCTCAACGATGAAGACGTCAAAGCCTGGGTCATCGCGCTGACGCGATCTGGGATGCTTCCTGTGAAGCGATGAACTGACCCATCGCGGCTCCCACCAGCCCGCCTATCGTGCGGGCACCGAGCTTATCCTTTAGTTTCTTGATCTTCGAGTCGATGGCGCTCTCGGACAAGAACATCTTTTCTGCGATCTCTCGCAGCGTGTGGTCGGCGCAGAGCAACGACAACAGAATCTTGTCGTCGGTCGTGATCTCGGCATAGATGGCCGGCAGTCGCGAGCTTATGCACACGAACGACAGGCCGGGTATCAGGGCGGCGACCGCACCGACCTTGAACGTGTCGGCGGGGATCAGCGTCACACGCCAGAGCACGTCCGGCATGTTCGGACCGAAGCTCGTGTTGACCACGTAGCCCACGATCTGACCCCGCATCACGCAGTCGTCGATGGCGGCGTTCTGTGTGGCGTGATCGTCTCCGACCCAGAACTCGCGAAAGCACCGACCGACCCAGCCACGCTCGTTGCAAGGGTCGCTGCTCGCCCAAAGTATGCGAGCGTGCGCGTCGTGGAGGCTCACTACTAAGTTGCTAAGATTGTGCTTTTCATCGTCTGAGCCCGGTTCTTTCAGCGGCGTTTTCATGGTTTTCCCGGTTGGACTCAGTAGGAAAAATAACGGAGAGTTGATTACGGCAATGACAGCTTCAAAACGGGAGTTTCCGATGATCGTCCGCACAGAACTCATTACTCTTCACGCAGTCGATCTGCTCGAACTACTGGGAACACCCGGCGACGGCCAAGGCTCGCTGTCGTTGATGACCGATGGTGAAGAGCAAATTGAAATCGATCTCGATGCGTTGTGTCTTGTCGTGAAGTTGGAACTCGCCAACGATGCGCCGCCAAGCTACATCTTGCCGATGTGATTCAAACTCCCGACGACTTTAGGACGGCCTCCAACGGCTCAAGTGATTCGTGGCTTGCGCCGAGCCTTCGCAGCGCATCCACAGCTATCGTGAGACTGTCACGTAGCTTTCGGTTCACCGGCGGTGCTGAGCAATCCATGTGGCTCAGACCGCTGTCTGGAAACAGCCGGCACAGCTTGTCAACGAAGTGCTCTTCGTCAACAATGACCGTTCCGAGAATCTTGTCGGCGTCCGGTACCCCGCAACATGGTACCGATTCCACATACATCACGATCGGGACGAGCTTATCGGCAGGTTCACCGATGTGCATTCTAGATACGCACACCGCGATGGATACGCCGGTCGTACTGTCACGACCGCGAAGTGTGACCGGATTCTCTGAGCCCGAGGCCGGAGGCATGTGTCCCTCTGATTGGTAGATAGCGGACGCTCTCGATAACGGGATCGACATTAGCCTAAGTTTCGGCCAGCCCATAATGAATTTGGGCTAGTTTGGCGTAAGTCCGCAACGCCAATCTCTACTATGCCAATCTGTCGTGCTACTGCTCGCCTATGCTTTTGTGGCGAAGCGGTGCTCTTGCAATATGCGTGCCGAGCGCACAAACCGTATGGCCTCGATCGTGAGGCAGAGTGTTCCCACTAGCCAAGGGCTGAACCCTGGGAACAAGATGCGGTAGCTGCAAAGAATCAAGCAGTTGGCAATGATGAACGGCATGGGCTATCTCTGAGGAATGGTCGATACTTCAACCATAGCTCACAAACGGCAACCGTCAAAGCTGCTGATATTCAAAACCAGCGGAGTCCGGTCCGAGGCGGGTCCGCGACCGCCGGCGTCGTGTCGGCCTCGTCGGCTTCGAGCAAGGCCCGCAGGCCGCGACTGCCAACCATGAAGAGGCGGCGGCATCTCAGACAGTCCTCATTGCAGCTAGGCCATCCCTGCCACTGCCACGGACCGGAGACTTTGAAGGTCAGACGCCCGCAGAGCGAGCGGACCGTTTGGAAACCATCGCCGGCCGACTCCACGAAGTAGAAGCAATGGAGTCGGTCGCTTTTCGTCGAGCCCATCCATCCCCACGGCTTAGGCGGCTCGGTCATTTCTTAGGCCAAGGTCGAGTCATCTTGAAGCGGGTATCCCGCAAAACTTCTTGGATCGGTTTGGCTTCCATGCTCGCGAGCTTCTCGTCGAGCGTGTCGGACGTTGACTTTCCCCACCGCTTGCGTCGGTAGGCACGAAGTTGCTTGATGAACTGCTCCGTTTCGGCGATCAGTTCGTCATCCCCGCCGCCTCTGCACGGCTCCATAGCGGCTAGGAACCCGACACGATCCTGCTCGGCGTAGTTGCACGCCCTTCTCAGCAGTTCGTCTACGCTCAGATTCTTTGGCTTGGGCATCTCTCAGTAGCTCCACGCTTCGTTTCGTAATATACCACGAGACGCCCGACATTGGGATCGACGACTGACGGCCACCGTGGGCGGTCCAGTGTTCGATGATCTCGGCGTGGCCGTTCTCCAAGACGAGCAACTCCGCGCCTGAGTCGATCATCTTGAGAGCTTCACGCCAACTCGTTCGGCGGATCGGGATCGGCTTTCTCATTAGTTGGACCACGCGAACGTGTGCCAATACTGACCGACCGCTGTGAGCACGCCATCGCAATCCGGCATCGTGTACCACTTCTTCACCTGCCGGACTCGCTGCAATCCCCAGCGACGCTCCGAGCGGGTCGGGTTGTCGGCGAGTAGCGTCACCGGCCGTAGGAAGAACCGTGTGACCGTGCGGTAGACGCCTTTAAGGTCCGGCCCGAATACGTGTCCGTCGCCGATGTGCTTTCTCATGTGACGTGTTTCACCTTCATCAGCTTGACTAGCGTTCGTAGCGTCTTGTTCTTGCACATGAACAACCGTTTCGGGTTGTTGACGATGTAGCCGACCAGTTCGTGCCGCTCGATGATGTCGAGCCGCTCTTGCGTCCGCTCGATGATCTTCATCCCAGGCTCGCCGATCATCACGCCGTCGCTGCGACGGAATCGCCAGTTGCCGATGACGAACTGCGTCGGCGTGACCTTGTCGATCTTGTACTCGCGGAGCGGGCAATTGTGCATCGATCTCCCAAGGTCCACGATGACCGGGTCGCCCTTCTTCAGTTCAAGTGACCAGTTCATTTGTTCCTCGTGATCGTGTAGGCGTTGCCGCCGTGGTGAACCGTCATCGATTCACCTGGCGTAAGCGGGTTCCAGCCCGCCAGGGCCGCCATGATGTCCGGGAAGTGCGGTTGCATTGCGTGCGGCGGCCAGCGGCTCAAGATTCGCTCGATGGTGGTTCGCACGACAACCGGGTCGGTGTCTCGCGGGCAATCGGTGATGTGGATCATTGATGCGTTGAGAAGATGGAGTGTGGGATCGCTGGCAGTCGGAAGACGGCACCCGCGATGACGTGGTCGTTCGGTAGGCTCTGGCTGTTGTTGAGCGCGACCATCGCAGCGCGATCGAGACTCGTCAGATGCAGGTCGAGGGCACTCTGCCCGACGAACGGCGGCGACCAGTACGTCGTCGGTGGTTGCCCATCCGTTCGAGCACGCCAGCCTTGAGCGATGTACAAGGCGTCCGGCACGATCCCGTTGTCTTCAGCGTCGTGAAGCCTGTCGATGGACACGAAGCAGTTGAAGATTTCGGTTTGAAGCTCGGACTCCGTCTTAGGTGCTCGGATGGCGGCGACAAGCACTTCCAAGTCCATGTAGACTCGTTCGCTGTCCCATTGCCCGACCTTCGGCTTAGGCATTTGCTTCAAAACTGGGATGACACGTTGCTCTAAGGCCCAGAGCAGCTTGCCGATCGCGTCTTCAGGCTCGGGTGGTACTTGATCGTCGCTCATGCGCCGGCACATTCCTTGCAAAGTTCGTCGAAGTTCTTTTCCAGGTCGGCGATAGGCAACCATTGGTCGCACTGCTCGCACTTGAAGATTTTGCCGACTTTCTGAAGCTGGTCGAACACTTCGTCCTCGACTTCAACGCCGAACATCTTCTCGGCGACCCGGAAGACGTTCTGGCTCGAATGCACGAGCTTGCCGGCCAGCTTGTCGATCTGTTCGTCGGTCAGTCGCATAGTTCAACTCGTTTCAGGTTGCGGAGCAGGTTGTAATCGCGTCGTCGAGTCTTGTCCGGTCGGACGAAGATGGGTTTCCTGTGCCTTTGGAAGCGAACGAGAGCGCCCGTCTTCGAGCCACACGAGCACTTCCGCATCGTGTAGCGATCCGGCTCGCCTCGCTTCTCCCACGCTCCGATCTGGGTTTGCTTACCGCAGCCGCAGCAGTAGCCGATCATCGTCAGTTCCCTTCGATCTGTTCAGAGCCGCAGAGCGGGCAGTGTTTGATCTCGAAGCTCTCGGCGGTGGGTACGTTGGGCTCGACCGTGACGTTTGCCTCGTGACTGCACGAAAAGCAGTAGACCTTCACGGTTTCGCGTCCCCGGACAGCAATACCGTCACCAGCGGGTTGCAACGAGGGCTTGCGGAGCTTGACGGCACGTTTCTTGGACACGGTTATCCCTCGGGTTGGTACTCTTTGACGTCCCAGCCGTTCTTCTTAGCGTCGATCAGCCACGACAGCTTGCTCTCGGCTTCATCCAGCGATGCGAGATCGGCGTCGGACCGGTTGAGTCGGTATCGGAACTTGGCTTCCCTCGCCAGTCCCGCTTGTTCGGCGATCGCTCGGTCGTAGATGGCCGCCTGCAAGGCCGCGAGGGTCAGTTCGCTGGCCTTTAGGTCTAGCGAGACGTCGCGGGCGTCGAATTGAGCACAGAAAGACCGCTTCGGGTTCGGTAGCTCGATGACGCCGAGGCTTTCGATGTCGAACGGCTCGCCGGCGTTGCCGAGGAACGAGATTCCCTCTTCGTTCTCGTAGTCCTTCATGTCGCCTTCGGCGATCAGGTATCGGTCGAGCTTATCAGCATCGACGGCCTCGTCGAGCGCGTCTTGGAGGCTGTCGGCGAAGACGACGCAGAGCACGAAGCCGTGATCGTGGAAGAGCCACGGTCGGACTGAGTGCGGATTGTATTCGCCTGCGGCGATCCAGTTGTCGAGATCGACGACGTCGGCGTCACTGAACTTGATGTCTTGGAAGCTGGTTTGCATTAGAGCAGGCTCTTCAATGCAGTGGCTTCTTCGACCGTAATCGACACCAAGGTGACTCGGCTCAAGACCGAGACGGCGAGTTCGATGGCGACAGGGTTCTTCTCTTCGAGACCCTTCTTAATGGCTTCCAGCAGGTTCATGGCGGCGTTCCTGAGTTGTGTTGCAGTGCCCTACAACTCAAGATTACACCAGCTTTGAGCAAAGTCAAAGCATTTTGTAGATTATGCGACTTTGTCCGTGAGAACCTTAATGACTTGCAGGTGCCGACTGCCGCTACATTCGGAACCGTCGAACAGGCGAACGGCGTGCGTGTCGGATGTCTTTCGGAACAGATACGAGCCTTTGCGGAAGCCGCCATGCCCGCTGTCGTCGCCGTCGCTAGGGAAACCGATGTAGTGATCGCCGATCATCAGGTCCGTGAAGACGAGCGGCTGGCTTTGTGCATGGCGGGCTCGCCGGTCCTTGGCTTGGAACCGCTCGAACGGCCGCACCATGACGCCCTCTAAGTCCGACTCAGGGCCGTGGCTAGCGACGAACTTGTTCATCTTCGGCGTCAACATGCAGGAGAGTCCTTGGATCGGTGCGACGCCGCCGTTCGGTAGTTCAATGAAGTGAGGCATGGTGTTGTTCTAAGAGGGTGTTGACGCCGGACGCGCGATTGCGGGTGAAGGCACCTTTGGTGTATTGCTTCGGTGTCTGGTACCGCCAGATCGTCGGATGGAAGTCTTTGAGTCGGATGCCTCGGTTCCAGCCTTGCATCCCTCGGTACGAAAGTTCCTTCGACGAGTAGACGTGTCCGATCAGTGTCTCGCCGAGCATGACGTCGTAGCGGGTCTGCTCGCCGGGGCGAGGCTTCTGTTTGATGAGTGTCGGCGTCACAGAACGGTCTCGGGATCGGTGAGGAACTCCCAGGCTTGCGCAACCGCCCAGTCCTTCTGGCCTGCGAAGACCGCATAGCGTTGGAACGGGTTGATCGTGTGCAGGCTGTAGGCTTGCTCGAATCCCTCGAACGCCTCGACACCCTGGCGGATTTCGAGATCGTCACGCAGGTAGTAGCCGTGCCGGTTGAGTTCAGCTTCGTCAAGGATCATCGGTCAGTCTTGGGATGAGAGGTAGTCGTTGTAGGCCGCACCACACGCGAGGCAGCCGCATTTCCCACTACATGAATCCCAGCAGCCAGATAGGCAGGTGCAAGGCTCACCGTCGTAGAGCCCGTCCGGCGGGTATAGCCGAAGGCCGAACTCGGTGGGTTGTGGCTTCGGATCGGGCGGCTCAGGTGTGGGCGGTACATAGTCCGCGACGAGCTTCAGCAGTTCGTCACGCTCGGTACCGGCGGTGCGAGCGATCTGTTGGGCGCGGTGGACGTGGTTCGTGAGTAGGCACGCTTCGACTTGTTTTCTGGCGTTCATTCCCACCGCCGTCCCTTCAAGGGCTTGGTGAACATCGGGCGGATCGGAAGTTCCTGCCGAGCGACCCAGTCCTTGACACGCTGGCTGGACGTCGAGGACGTGGGCGGCGTCTCTTCGATCACCGCGAGCTTGGCGTCTTCGAGCGGCGGTACGTGAATCATGGTGATCCGCGAGTCGCCTGGAATGATCGGGCACGCATCCTTATCGCTTGCGCACTGGATGAAGTGCGTAGTGGCCGGCGGATCGATCTTCGTGATCTTGCCGTCTCGCTTCGCGCGACCGAGAGCCTGTTCCCAACTTGCAGCGGTGTAGTTCTGCGGCGTGCCCATGCCGAGCGTGCAGATTCGGCACTCGACCACCGATTCGTCTTCCTCGAACGTGAATCCCGGCCGACCCGTGACCGGATGCTCGATGATTCCCTTCACGGTGGCCCATTTGAAACGTGATTTGAACGGCTTCGCACTGATCTTTCGTACCTTTTGGCCGATCCACGACGTCCAGATCGCGACGGTACGCTCTTCCCAAGGCTCTGGGCGTTCCTTCGGAGCGGGTTTCGTCGGCGAGCCATACATGGCCGCGAAGACGCCGAGATGTGTCGCCGTGTATGGCTTGCCGGCGTACTTAGCCGCCAAGTCCTTCAAGCTCGGTCCACGCCTCTCTTCAAGCTCTTCGATCATCTTGATCTGGTGATTCCACAGCCTCGTTTCAAGCGGCTTGTAGTCGGGCATCGGCGGCCCATAGAAGTTGTTGTCGCACCGCCAACGAATCCAAGCCATGTCGTCGGCGTGACGAGCACGTACTTGGACGTCGGTTGGAGCATCTTTGAAGCTCGGACCGAAGATTTTGACGACCGGAAGGCCCGATTCCATGAGTTTGGCGAGGTTTTCGGCGTCCGGGACCGCCTCGGTGCCCTGATTCTTGAGCAATTCGCTGACTTGAGCGAGCAACGCCGCCTGTTCTTCGGCCGTGGGAGCTACGCAGATGACCATCATCGCGCCGGTGACGATGACTTGCGGTTCGAGCGGCCTCGACTTGAGAACCTCGGCCTCTTCCAACGCCGTCATCTTCGGATAGCTGTACGGCGACATCGTCTCGAAGTCATACGCCATCTTCCCATCGGGCAGACGAACTGCGGCGACGTTGAGCCGAACCGGAGGCTTGTCCAAATTTTCCACGCCGTCAATGTCGCTCATAAGGTGTTTCAATGCGTCTAAGGGCTTCGGATCGGTCACAATTCAAGATTACGTCAGCTTCGACCGATGTCAAACGAGAATTACAGACTGCCGAACACTTCTTTGCACGATCCCTGCCCGTTCATCATGCAAAACACGCATTCGCAAGGCGTGGTCGGGCTCTCAACGCCCGTGAACTCGACGTTGAGGCGACGCCACATCTCCAACCGGTTGACTCGCTGCTCGGCTTCACGCTTCTTCTGTGCGGCCTTGGCCTCGGCGTCAGCTTCGGCCCGCGTCTTGAAGCCGAGCTTGACCAACTCGTCTAGGTCGAGATCGGTGCCGATGTTCAGGTACGGGTCGCCGTCATCGAGATCGGCCACGACTCGCAGCACGGAGTCATCGTCGAACTGGATCAGGAACGATCGCCAAGCGGATTCAACGCGCTTGACCGTCTTACCGACCGTCTCTTCGAGATCAATGGTCTTGTTGCTCGGTCTGGCCTTAGGCACCACGCGAGTCCGGTCGGGCCGGGCCATCTCGGCGTCCTCGGGATTCGCAGCGAAGCTCATGGCGGCGATATTCGCCAGCGACACGCCGTGCGATGTCGCATGAGCGCGGGCCGCAGCCTCGGACGGATGGTAGAACGGCGAGGCTGCATCGATCCACACCCCGTCTTCGAGCAGGCATTCGATGTGATCGCCGACGATGCGGCCGATCCAGAAGCCCTCGGCATCGCGACTGATGGTGATCTGCGGGTGCTCTTCATCCACGACGGGTGGGCGGAAGTACAAAGTGCAGGCTGACGGCAACACGGCACCGATGTTGCCCGGACCGAGCACGTCAAGGTCGGGCCGCTTCTCAGTCGGGTACATCTTGAAGCGGACGCCGGCCGTGACGTCGATCACTTCTCGACGGTGAGGCGGGTCGATACCGTCGATGACCACGATGTCGCCGGCCTGCGGCAACTCGCCGCTCGCGTACCGGTTGTGATCGCGGCCGGTGAGCGAGCACCAACGGGCGCTGAAGCCTGCGGGCTCGCCGTTGAGTTCGACGGTGACTTCGTCGCCGTTACCGCTGTGCCAAATGACAGTGACGTCCTCGATCTTCTCTTCGTTGCGGACTTGGACGTCGATCGTGTCGCCGATGTGCGGGTGTTCGCCGGTCTTATACATGGTGTCTCGTTATGAAGGGATGTGAGTCTTGGCGCGTTTGAGTGCGAACGGTTGGATGGCCGAGCACGGCATCCGCAAAGCGAAGACGATGGCTTCGTCACGCTTACCCTCACGGATCAGACGATCGATGGTGAGGAATGTTTTGATTTCGAGGCAGCTATTGGCCAGCCTGATCGCCTTCGCGGCATCGGCCAGCACGACGGACTCATAGAGGTAGTCGAACGGGATCACTGCGTGTCCCATAGCGAAGGCGGTGATCTCTTCGCGAGTCGGCAGGTAGTGCCGCTTGGTCTTGATCTTTGACCACGTCCCGTCCGTCTCTAAGCCCCACTCGTAGTCGTTGTCCTTCGAGACGTAGAATCCCTCGCCGGTCCAGAGGATGTTGATCGGCGTGAACGGCATGTTGTTCGAGACCTGCCGAACCGGTGGATTGCCCGGCCCGCGCTCGATGAGCGTGCAGCGACTTGAGTTGACCGGATACTTGCCGTGGCTGTGCCTGTACCAAACGATGTGGCCGCTGACTTTGAAGACCGTGACGTGCGATCCGCTCTCACCGACCATGATGACGTCGCCGACGCACGGCAGTTCACCACTGGCGTAGACTCGCGGACGCTTCACGAGGAAACATCGCGACGGCTTCTCCGTCTTGAGATGCTCGCCGAGCTTGAACCCTGGTCGGAACTGCACAAGTCCTTCGGCGACGATGGCCGACACCCTTCGTCGTTGGGTGTCAGTCCCTTCGGTGAGGATGTCGATGATGTCGCCGACCATCGGCGCTTCGCCAGTCTTGTACAAGAGAGTCATAGTCAAAATTATTGAGGCGTGAATGTTACGAGGCGATCAGGTGTCTCCACCGTTCCACGAACTTGCGGATGACGGTGATCTCTTTCTTGGAATAGACGCCCTCGACGCTGTCTTGGCCCTCTTCGATCAGGTCAAGCTCGGTGAGCACGGCCCAGACCACGTCTTCCGGCGTCTTAGCGTCGTCGGCCGCATCGCACGGCAGCGGCAACTCCATCTTGAGGTAGTCGGCGGTCGGCTTCGCCTTCTTACCCTTCGCGAGCTTCTCTTCGGGCGGTGCGTTCAGCGCTGCTCTCGCGGCCGAGCACGACGGGCAGCGGCATCCGGCCTTGGTGAGCCAGTCCTTGCCCGCCTTGGTGTCGGCGGCCTTGTGCTTCGCGGCTGTTGCCTTGAACCAGGGATCAGCCGCCGGCGGCACGGTCGGCTTCGCGGGCTTCTTTGGCTTGGGCGTCCGAGGCATTGACGTACTCCGAGATGAGGCAGACGATCGAGGCGGTAGTGGCGACGGCGAAGGCGATGATGCCGAGCAGCGTGAACATGCCGTTGACGCCGCAGATGTCGTAGACGAACTTGAGGATGCCGATGACGACGACGGTGAGCCAAGCAGCGGCGAGGTAGGTCTTCATTTGGTCTCAGTTGGTTTAACGAAGAGTTGGATCAAGACGAGGGCCAGGACGAGCAGGATCATTACGACTGCGGCACCGGTGAACCCGACCGACCAATACTGCACCGACAGCAGCGAGCCGCAGGCGACGATCAGTGCGGTGATGGCAAGGTTTTCCTGCATCAGAAGTTCTCTTTCATCCAGGCTTCGCTCGGGCTCTTGACGGCGACGCCGTCCTTGACCACGTCCGAGAAGCGGCTGGGAAATTGGTTGAAGTAGGTGGTCGAGCCCTTCGAGTGGTTGTAGCGGCAGTTCACGATGATGCTCATGCTCAACGCGAAGCTGAGCCCTTCCTTGAGCTTCACGGAGATCAGACCCGTGATCGGGTTGCTGAGCGTGAGGCTCCCGCCGACAGCAGGCTTGGCTCGCGGGTGTTTGGCACAGGCGTTGTCGAGCTTCTTCGACTGCTTGATGATAAAGTGCGACTTGGCACTCGCGACGACGTCCAGAGCGTTCTTCTCGGCGAGGGCATAGTCGATCGTGTGCGTGAGCTTCGTGATCTGCTCCCACCACTGCGCGTTGTCTTGGCCGGATGTGCGGAAGTCTTCGGGGTCTTTCTTGAGCTTGACGTACTGGCCGGGCAGTGCCTTGCGACGGAGTTCGTCCTTGGCACGCCAGTTGAGCTTCGATTCGTCCGGCCACGGCTCGGTCTTCTTCGTCTCCCAGAACTTTCCTTGGCGTTCGGCGAGCCCTCGGAAGTCCGCGATCATGCGTTCCTTGAAGGCGGGCTCGATCTGCTCGAACATGGCCTTCAGGATCGACTCGAACGTCTTGATGCGGGTGGCGGACATCGTCGTGCTCCGTGTTGTTTGGTGACAACTCAATCTTACACCAGCTTTGACGTCTGTCAAACCAAAATATCAACGACCTGAACGGGAATCCCTGCGGCCGTGGCCACGCTGACCATGTCGGCGGTGCCTCGGTTGCCAGGAAACGCTACGCAACGGTCCGGTTTGTCCTTCAGCATCGCTCGGTTGCGGATCAATCCCGCCCACGGCGTGCCGTATCTCTTCCAATTCGCAGGCCGACCGAGGCGTTCGATGCCTCGCGACTCAGCCCAGGCGTCGCACAGACTGTCTGCGCCCTCGGCTCCACCGTGGATCAGCACGGCGATGCCCTCGTCCTCGTGTATGTGGTCGAGTACCCGAGCCACCGTCTCGGCGTCGGCGTACTTTCGACCGCCGGTGACGAGAAGACGGATCACAGCGTCTCGGCGGGTTCGGGGTTCTCACGCATGAAACGACGCTCAAGGCCGGCGGTCTGCCGCTCGATGGCACGCACCTTTCGCCATCGGCGATCGACTTCGTAGTGTTCGAGCCTGCTCTGGTGGGCTTCGACGACGGCTTTACGAGCTTCAGTCTCGGCGAGGTACGAGGCTTCGATCTGAGCGAGCGTGACGGGCTCGCGGATCAGGCCGAGCAGCTTGGCGATTCGGATCAGGATGTTCTTCATGTTATGTGTCCTTGGAAGGTTGGAGAACGCACAGGGCAGCGGCAGTGAGCCCGATCGGCAGCACGAAGGTCAGAAGCGTGTACCCTACGGCCCTCGGCTCATAGTAAATCGCCATGCAGGCACCGCCGAGCAGGATGGCACCGCCGGCGATAGCCACGAACACGAGCCAGATGCGTGAGAGGATGCGGATGAACTTCATGTCTACTTCCAGTCCGGGTAGAAGATGCCGCCGTTGCCGAACTCGTTGATGATCTCGATCGCCGCCACTCGCGGCAGTGCGCCCACGGCGTGAACGATCTCGGAAGGCATCGGCTTGACGGCGAGCTTCTGAATCGTCGCTTGGATTTCGGCGTCGGCACCCATTTGGAAGCCCGGCTCTTCACGCCAGACGCGAATGGTCCAGTTGCCGAGCTTCACCTTCGTCATCGTCTCGAAGACAGGGTTCTTCGGAACCGGTGTGCAGTCGAGCACGTCGGCCCACTGCTCGCGGCCACCCGGAGTCCTGAAGAGGACGCCCTGGGCGACGTCTCGCTCGACGACTTCGCAGCCGTACCATGTGTCGTCGCCTACTCGGACGCTGATCTTGTCGCCTCGCTTCATGGTGTCTCTCAGTTGGGTACGGGCATGTGGCCGACAGCATCACTGACCGTCTCGCGGGCCTTACGCAGCCCGAGGATCAATACGTCGATCTGGCCGTCCGGCGTCGGAGCTTCACGTTGCAGCTTCTTTGCAGCCGCGATGACGTCGGCGAGTTCGTTCATGCAACCGAAGAGGTTGGCACGAGCTTGTGCGATCTGAGCGGGTAGGTTCATCGTGCTCACGAGATGGCGGTGACGGCTTTGACGGTGTGCTGCTTGGCTTCGGTGATCTTGTCGATCAGGCGGATCACGGCGTGCTCATCGGTATCCGGGCAGGTCTCGAAGACAGTGTGCTCGGCGTGGTGGGCGAGATCGGTGAGTTCGAGCGAGAGGCTGAGCATCGCCTTGCGGACGGCCTCGACTCGCAGTTCGACGTCTTGAATGGTCATGCTGTCTCCGTGGTGAAGCGTTCGAGAGCCTTGACGGCAACGGCGACACCAACACGAGCGTCCTCGGCATGGATGCAGTCATCGCTCGATTCATCGCCATCGATCTCGCTGTCGAGGCGGTCGGCGATGACGTCGAGCTTGCCTTTGATGGTGAGAAGCTCGACGTGCAGGACGTTGAGTTCGAGGCGGGTGTCTTCAGTGGCCATGATGTGCTCGTGCTAGGTGACAACTCAATCTTACACCAGCTTTGACCAGTGTCAAACTGTGCGTATAGATTTCGCCCGAGTGATTCACCTGCGGGCTTCCCTCAGAACACGACAGACGCGGCGGTCCGGTTTTCACTTTTCGCGCAGAACAAAATGCGCGATCGGGAATAGGGAGAGCGAGAGAAGCTCGCGGAAGACGGGATTTGACCCACACCCACCCCTGTTGCTCCCGATCGGGAACAACAGGGGCGGTGTTAGATCACCCGAGAAGATCGGCGTCACGAACGCCGCAGTCGTCATCATCGACACGACCCGCTCGAACCTTGAACGCTAGCGTCAGAAGAACGTGCTCAGTCTTCTGACGTGCTCGGCTCTCGATCCGCGCGGCAGAGATACCTGCGGGTTGTAAGAAATGCTGGTGCTCTTTCCTTACGCGCCCTCGACAGATCGTGCCGCGTCAGTGGTTGAGTCCGCTGCGCTGAGCCGGCGGAAAGGGCTGCAACCGACGTGCCACCCCTACATTCGTTGCAATCCGCAAATTTGACCCCACCCCTACGTTCGGAACAATCGGTGTCGTCGGCACGACCGGCACCCTCGCTACAATCGTTATTACGTTTGCTTTGTTGTTCGTCGAAGTCTACGTTATGCTAGCGGGTTGAACGTCTGCGGCTCGTGCTCGTGCTCGTGCGATGCGATCGCAGACCACGAGCCGCAACCCGCTAGCGTTTGTCGACATACGATCGCACGAGCACGAGCCGCAGACGTCGGCCGACGTCGCGAGCCACGCCACGAGCACGAGCCGCAGACGTCCGGCGCACCCCTGCCGGCGCTCGTGCGCCACGCCGGCAGCCGATCGTGCCGATCGTGCCGATCAGGTGGGTGGTAGGGGATATGCCCCTAGGGGTAGGGATTGTGCGGGTTAGCACGAATGGGTGGGTTGTATCGACTGTGCCGAATGTGATGGTCGCATCGGCTGGGCTAATGCGGGGTGATTTTGCGGGTTGTAACCGCGCGAGTGAGAGGCCGGACAATCGTCAATTCGATACTGAATGTTACCGCTGATTCAATCGCTGTACTATGCGCAACCCGTTGCCACGCCACGCTATAACCGCTATTCTAGTATTTAGTATTGTAGTACATACTACTACTACTTCTATAATACATAATACAATTAGCGCATATAGAGGGAAATGTAGGAACGTCAAAATCGGGTAAACTGTACTAAGCCCTAAAATCGTCATAACCCGCAACATGCTCGTGGCTTGCGTCGATTTTGCCTAGCGTTTGCCGATACTGCGGCCGGATTCAAGCCACGAGCCACGCCGGCACGAGCCGCAACCCGCCGGACGTCTGCGGCCGGACGTCTGCGGCCGGCACCGATCGCACGAGCCGCAGACCACGCAACCCGCCGGACGTCCGAACGTCGGCACGAGCCGCAACCCGCCGGACGTCGCCGGCCGCAGACCACGAGCACGAGCGCAAACGCAAGCAACCCGCTAGCGCGTTAGGCGCTAGCGGGTTGCGGGTTGCTCGTGCTCGTGCTCGTGCTCGTGGCGTGGCTTAGTAGCCGGCCGATTCTCGCCGGCGTGGCGATGCGCCTACGCGCGAAACGAGCGCCCATTTTTGCGGGTTGCGATATTCGCGCCGCGCTCCGATCGTTTCCAGAATCGTTATCGTTTCCGATTCATTCAAGCCGGCCGCGCTCGTTAGTGCGCCGATCGTGCGGAACGTAAAGCGCGAATCGGAAAGCGCGAGCCGCAGACGTTCGGCCGGCGTGGCGATCGGTGCCGGCGTGGCGTGGCTCGTGAAACTACCGAACAAACGCGCGAAAAACTTGCGAATCATAAAATCCCCTTTAATCGGAAGAATCGGAAAATCGGTAATCGGTTCGGACGTCTGCGGCCGGACGTCTGCGGCTCGTGGCGTGGCGTGGCTTGTGGCTTAGCGGCCGGCGTGGCTCGTGGCTCGTGCCGACGTCGGCCGGACGTCTGCGGCCGGCTTAGCGGCTCGTTTTGCACGGATCGCACGAGCGCGGATGTCATCCCAAACGATTGCGACGTATCCCGTTCCGAGCGCGGCCGCGCCAATGAGAATCGATTCAACCGCGCCACCGCACATTCCACATGCAATCAGCATAATCGTTACCCTTGTCCTAAGCCGAAACGTCGGCAGAATCGGATCGATCGATACTTAGCGTAATAAGCGCGGCGCGCTTCCGTTGCAAAACGTCGCCGGCGTTTGTTTCCGTCTATTGTGGCGTTTTGCATTGTTGCGGCTCGTGCTCGTGCTCGTGCTCGTTTCCGTTACATCTCAACATTACACTAGCTTTGACGTCTAAGCAAATGAAACGAGAAAAATTCTTGCGACGTCCGGCCGCAGACCACGAGCACGAGCCGCAACCCGCCGGACGTCTGCGGCTCGTGGCGTGGCTCGTGGCGCTCGCGGCCGACGTCTGCGGCTCGCGAGCGATCGCAACCCGCCGGCGACGTCTACAAACGACGCAACCCGCAAACGCTAGGCGCTTGCGGGTTGCTCGTGACTATCGGCCGCGAGCCGATTACCTAGCGGGGCGCGCCGGACGTCGGGCGCTTTCCCGTTGTTAGCGTTTGGATTGTCTGCGCAAGTTTGCGCTCGGCGCTTTCCGAAACAAGCCGGCCGACGTCGGCCGCAGATTGTGGCGCGTAGTTTCGCATTGTTTGGCTCGTTGTTATTTGGCTAGCGTGGCATTCAACCGATTGACGCCGGCCGACATTTTCTTAGCTGCCGGCGACGTCGTGCCGACGTTCAAAGCAAGCAAAACGACGCAAACCACGAGAATCGATACTGCGGCATTTTGTAACATTGTTGCGGCTCGTGGCTTGCTTGCTTGTCGTTTCCGTTACATCTCAACATTACACTAGCTTTGACGTCTAAGCAAATGAAACGAGAAAAATTCTTGCGACGTCCGGCCGCAGACGTCGCGCGGCTCGTGCTCGTGGCGATGCGATCGCAACCCGCCGGACGTCGGCCGCAGTAGATAGGGAAACGAGCACGAGCCACGCCACGAGCAACCCGCCGGACGTTCGGACGTCTGCGGCTCGCGAGCGATCGCAACCCGCCGGACGTTCGGACGTCTGCGGCTCGTGCCGACGTCGCCGGCCGCAGACCACGAGCACGAGCACGAGCACGAGCGCGGCCGACGTCTGCGGCTCGTGGCTCGTGCTCGTGGCGATGCGATCGCACGAGCAACCCGCCGGACGTTCGGACGTCTGCGGCCGGATTGTCGATAGTCAAAGCCGGCGTAATAATTCCGCGCTCGTTTCGTTTGCTTATCTGCGCCTATGGTCTAAGCTAGTGTTATGCGACTGACTATCGCAGACAACCAAGCAACCCGCGAGCCTACATCATGTGCCAAAATTGCAACGAAACGAGCCACGCAACCCGGACAATCGGACAATTGACGTTCGGTGACATCGTAGGATTAGAGCCGATTGTGCCGATTGAAACGCCGGCTATCCTGCCGCGCTTGCCGGACGTCACCGATTGTGACGATTGTGAGGATGAAGCCGAAGTTATCGAATGTGAGAATTGTTCCTGCGATGTCGGTGACGATAGCTATACCGATGATAGCGGTGACGTCTATTGTGAGGAATGTTATCACGAGATGTATAGCTCGTGCGAATCGTGCGGTGACGTCGTGCCGGCCGATGACATCAAGCAAGTATCGGTGCGCGTATGGCGCAACGGTCGCCGGCAATCGATCGATTCTTGCTTGTGCGAATCGTGTTTCGATCGCGATTATTTCACATGCGCCGATTGTAACGGCACGTCGCCGGACGATGTCGGTGGTACCAATTGTGACGGCGATCGCGTTTGTGAGAGTTGCAGCGAAGATTACAGTTATTGCGAATCGTGCAGTTCTACGATTCACAACGATAATTCCAACTATAACGAGCGCACCGGCTGCACCGAATGTGACGATTGTTACAGTCCGGGCGGCGATGGCGATAAAACCGAATTTGACGCTAAGCGTTTCCGCCGGCCGAATGACATCGCCACGCGCTGCGGCTCGTTGCGATCGTATGGCGTGGAATTAGAGACGTCCGTTTGTGACGGTCACACCGATTTAGAGGGTCGTGTCTACTTTGGCGCTTGTGAGGATGGCTCCATTGATGGCATGGAGTTCGTTTCTTCCGTTCTTTCCGGTGATGCCGGATTAAAGGCTATTGACGATTTTTGCGATCAAGCCGATGGTTTCGAGACTGACAATAAATGCGGTTTTCACGCTCACATCGGAATTGCCGATCTTACGGATTCGCAACGGCTTTCCGTTTGTATGGCTTACGCGCTAAGCGCCGACGTCTGGCGCTCGTTTGTATCGGAAACACGCCGGCGGAATACCTACTGCGGCGCGAATAAATGGAGCGCCGACGACGTCGCGAGCGCCGGCAGTTTTGAGGCGCTCGCGGCCGCGCAAACAGACCGTTATCAATGGGTTAACTTGCAAGCCTATTCGCGCCATAAAACCGTCGAAATCCGTCTACATGGCGCAACCCTTGAATCCGACAAAATCTGCAATTGGGTTGTAGCGCATGTGCGGTTTATCGACGTCGTATCGAAAATGACGTTCGCACAATTGCGCAAGCTATTCGCCGGCACCGATTCGGATAAGTTTGCGGCGCTTGCTGCAATGTGGCCGGCCGACGTCGCGACGTTCTATCACGAGCGCGCCGCTAAGTTTGGAACGGAATACGCCACGCCGGCCGCAGACGTCGCGAGCCGCAAGCCACGAGCACGAGCCGCGCGGCGCTTGCGTGGCGTGGCTCGTGCGATCGCATAACGCCGGCCGACGTCTGCGGCCGAACGTCCGGCCGCAGACCACGAGCCACGAGCACGAGCCAAGCGCGAGCCGCAGACGTCGGCCGCAGACCACGAGCCAAGCGCCGGACGTCGGCAACCCTACACTATCACAACCGGAACAATCATCATGTGCGGAATCTTCGGCGGAATCGGAACGAACGTCAACATGGGCACAATCCGTGCTCTAGCGCTTATCAATCGCGAGCGCGGAACCGATTCAATCGGCATCTTCGATAATAGCGGTAAAGCCATCAAGCGCGCTTGCGATCCGTTGTCGGCGCTCGCGGCCGACGACGTCGGCGCGTGGCTCGCGACGTCTGCGGCTCGCGCTTGGTTCATTGCTGGCCATACGCGCCACGCCACGCGCGGCCGGATTACCGAAAATAACGCGCATCCGTTCCGTTACGGTAATGTCATCGGTTCGCATAATGGCATGTGCGCCGCGCCTATCAAATATGCCGTAGATTCCGAATTTCTCATCGATCGGCTCGCGAGCCACGCCGGCGATTATCAAACCGCGCTTGCCGATATTGACGGTTATTGGGGATTGACGTGGTTTGACGGTGCTGCGTTTTGGATCAGCACGCACGGTAATTCCGTTGCGATGGCTCGTGCGGCCGATGGCAATTATTACTATTCGTCCGACGCTAAGCATCTTGCGGCTTGTATCGGTCCTTCCGAGCCGGTGACGATTCTGCGGGATGGCGCGACTGTAAAGTTTGAACTGAATACTCTAGCGCCGCAGATTATGCCGGCGTTTGTTTCTAAGGTGCCGGCGCTCGTTTGGGATACGCGCAAAACGTCCGGCGGCCGGACGTCTGCGGCTCGCGATTTATTCGACGTCGGCACGAGCCACGCCACGAGCAAGCGCCGCAAGCGCAAAGCGCGACGTGCCGAACGTGCCGATCGTATCAGCTATGACGAACAATGCTACGGTGACACCCTTGCCGATGAAGCCGGATACGGCGATCTCGCTGGCTTTATGGCTTGTGAGAGTATTTTCAGTGAACGGGTTGCTATCGAATGGCTCGAAGCTGAGGCTTATGGCGTTCCTGTCAAGAATGACGTTTGGAAGGACATCGACGATAAAACCGATTTTACCGATGGCATTCCGTTCTAAGCCGGCCGACGTCGCGAGCGATCGCAACCCGCCGGACGTCTGCGGCTCGCGAGCACGAGCACGAGCCACGCCGGCGAACGTCCGGCCGCAGACCACGAGCGCCACGAGCCACGCCACGAGCACGAGCCACGCCGGCCGCGCTCGTGCTCGTGGCGATGCGATCGCACGAGCCGCAAGCGCACGAGCCACGCCACGAGCAAGCGCGGCCGCAGACCACGAGCAACCCGCCGGACGTTCGGACGTCCGGCCGCAGACCACGAGCACGAGCAACCCGCAAGCGCGGCCGACGGCGCGAGCCACGCCACAAGCGCGGCCGCAGACCACGAGCCGCAGACCACGAGCCACGAGCAAGCGCCGGCCTATGATCGCACGAGCCACGAGCCACGAGCACGAGCAACCCGCCGGACGTCCGGCCGCGCTCGTGGCGTGGCTCGTGCTCGTGCTCGTGGCGTGGCTCGCGAGCGATCGCAACCCGCCGGACGTTCGGACGTCGGCCGCAGACGTCCGGCCGCAGACCACGAGCCACGAGCAAGCGCCGGCCGACGTCGCGACGTCTGCGGCTCGTGCTCGTGCCGACGTCCGGCCGCAAGCGCCACGAGCCACGCCGGCCGCAGACGTCGCAAGCGCTCGAATCGCGACGAGCCCGACAACCCGGACAAGCGCCACGATCGGTGCATCCGGCAATATCGGCACAACCCTCGCCACCGGACCCGCCCGTACAATCGCTACAACCGGCCACACCGCGCCGGGCCATATCGAGTAACAGGCGCGATTTTCGATATGAAGTAACAGGGCCGACGTTCGGTATGAAAACGGCCTCGTGCATCTCTCAGCTTGAACTCGGTTCGAGCTTCTCCCGCCGGATTGTCGCGGGCTACAATCGGCTCGCCACGCATTGAAATTTCGGACCTGAAATTTCAATACACGTCTGTCCACTACCCGGTGGGTCGCCGACGACGTGCGAAGCCGGCTCGGCGCTGCGGCCCGACGTCTCGCGCTGCGGCGGCGCTGCTCCGCGCGGCTCGGCGCTGCGGGTTCGCCAGCTTTGGCGAATGAACGCCATCCGATCGGCACAAGTCGTCAAAGCTGCCGAAATGGCACCCGCAGGCTGTGACGTCGTAGGACGCGATCTGCGGGCCTAGTGCCTCGGGACGACTGGGAAGACGTCGGAAGGGCTCGTCAGCGGCGAGCGTAGAGGCCAGCCGCCTCGGCCGCAGGGTTGTCGCCGATCGGTCGCGGCCGTTTGCCGGTCAGCTTGCCGCGTGGTTCATCAATGAACGACGCGGCCACCCGCAGGCGTCGGTGCCGCGCGGCGGCTCGCGGCCGGGCTCGGGCTCGGTTGCCGCCGGCGGCAAGCTGCCGAGCTTGTCTGGCGTCGGCGGCCGATCGGCGACAAGCAAACTCTGCCGTGCAGGTACAAGCCGATCCTGCAAAAGTCGCAAGCGCTCGAAGGGGATACCCTAAGCGCGCGGTGCCGTTACCCTCTAAGCGCCTCGCGTGGGCACCCGCGCATAAAGCGGCCCGGCCGGGTTGGAGTCCGGCCGGGCCTCGGCGCGTACCAGGCGCTTAGTTCTTTCGCGCTCCGTCGAAGTGGAAGACGTGGCTAGGGTCGATGCTCGCGGCCTCGGTGTAGGCAGTCACCATCGGATGACCTGCGGCATTGAGCCACACGGACAGCGGAGCTTCACCTTGCCGCCGGCCGTAGCCGTCGAACTCGATGCGGATGCCGTCCGGGGTCGCAGTGACGTTGCCCGTGACATGCCGATTGGCGCGGAACAGATCGAAGGCCAGCTTGCCGCCGGCCGCAGGCGGCTCGTCGCCGAGCACTTCCACATAGCTATCGGGATGCAGGGCCACGAGGTTATTGTCGGTGTCTACTGCGAAGCTGCCCTTGTCGAAGGCCAGCATACGCAAGCGCCGCTTGTCGGTAGGCATCGTGAACAGTTGGCCGGGCTTCAGTTGGCTTACGTTCCTCGTCGCGATCGCTCCCATTTGAATTGCCCGGCCGGCGTTTGCTCGAACACTTCGGCAGTGGCGTAGACGGTTTCGGAATGTTTCGATAGGCCGAGCAAGGCCGTGAAGATGTCGTGCTTTCGATATTCGAGTTTCTCGTGGAACTCGATGGCCTCGGCGAGCGTTGCGAAGGGGTACTTCCCGTGCAGTTCCGTCTCGCCGCTGCCGAACGTGCTGCGGTCGATGCTGTAAACGTGAACGTAGAAACCTACTGCCGGAACCTCGACCGGGGTGCGCTTCCAGTCTTGCTCTTGAAACTTCGGCGAGGAAGAATAGCCCGGCGGCCAGGGTACTTTAGCAACCGCTTTGTCGCCGTCGATGGTGATGTCAATCATGTCGGGTCCGGTGCGATGGCTTTCAGGGCGGCGAGGTATTCGAGCTTGCCCGCGTGGTCGTTCATCGCGGCTCGAATCAGAATCGTTTGGCAGACGTCAATCAGGGCTCGCATGTCGATAGCGACCTGCGACAAGTCGTCGGCCGGCGGTTGGTGTTCGTCTAAGGCGATCATTAGCGGTACAAGTCGTAAGCGTTCAGGTCATAGCCGCGATTCGAGATGAGAACTTTGTTGCCGACGTTGCTGACGATCTCGACTTTCTCGCCGATGATGCCGTGGGTGTCGGTGCCGTCGCTGAAGTTGAACTCGATGCAACAGTTGTGCTTGACCATCAGCGCGTGCAGGTCTCGGCGCAACTCATCGGCATCGATCGGCACGACGAACGTCGGCGTATTATCTTTCGTCGTGCTGACAAGCTCGATGCCCTCTTTACCCGTGACGAGAATCATCGGGCCGGTGCCAGCGGCGATCAGGGCTTGCTCTTGCGTGTCGCGATTCACACGCAACGTGTGGACAGTGGTCTCGCGGCGGTCGATGATGAACTCGGGCATGGTTGGCTCGCGGTGTTGAGTAGTTCCGTCAACTCAACAATACATCAAAGCTGACGTAATGCAAATTTATTCGCAGTGATACCCGAAGTCTTTCAGTTCGTACATATTGAACGGCGCAAGCTCGGCGAGCGTGGCCAGTTCCTTCGCGGCCTCGTCGAGCGTTCCGCATTCTTTGACCATGAGCCCGTCGTCGCAGTCGTGAACCATCACGCCCGTGACGCTAAGATCGGCAGACCGATAATCGATCGTCGCCCAAACGTAGCCGCCGGGAATCGGACCGTGCGAACCGTTGCCGGGAACTATGAGCAACCGCCCCGCAGGCCGGCGTCCGGCGCTCGTGATCCAAGTGCGGAATCGTTCGCCCTCGGGGTTGGCCGCAACGTACTCGTCGAACGTGCTGTAGCAGGGCCTAATCGTCGGGTCCATGTCGATCGATACACGCACTGCGGCATCGAGCCGAATGCCGCCGGTCCCGTCCGTGAACGTCAAGCCCGCCTCGTCTCGCCGATACTGTTTGCCGGCACACCATGCGTCGAGAATGTACCCGGTCGCACCTAGTGGAATGGCATCGAGCGGACCGGAATAGCTGCGGGTTATCATCGCTTGTGCTCATCGCAGTAATAGAAGATGGTGCGAGGGTCGACGTTGCCGGTTTCGTCTCGCCGGGCGACCGCTAACGAATAGTTGACGGCAGGCTTGTCGCACTTCGGATCGTGCCGGCCGGTGCCGGTCCCGTGGCAACAAAGCTGGCCGGCGGGAATGCGATCGGCGACTCGATTCTGTAAGAGCGCCTCGGCGTGTACGATGTCAATCCGATCGCGGTTCATGTTCGCTCCAAATAGGCGTCGAGTGACTTATAGCGGTGCTCGATGCCGAGCGCCTTGAATGTGGCTTTGAATGTGCGGCCGTGCTTGCTGTAGGCTCGTCGTGCGACCGCATCTAGCATTGTGTCGCAGGCTTTCTCGATCGCCTCGACACTGAGGTTGCGGCGGCCGTCTACCGTAAGCGTGAATTGCCGGCGGTACTCGGCGGCGAACGTGTCGAACTTGGCTTGGTTCATCACTTGCCGCTCTTAATCCGGCCGATCATTTCATCGATCGCCTTGCGTGTGGCTTTCAAGCTGCGGCGATAGCCGGCCGCACTGAAGACCATGAAACGCTGGCCGGGGCCGGAGTACGTGCCGAGCAGGTAGTGAATCCGACCCATCCGCCATCGGAGATGCAACGGCATCCGGCTATTCGCGTACATGCACGACAACCGGAACAGTTCATCTTCGAGACGCTTGCGATACGTCGGCACGTATGCGAGCGCCATCTGCGTCAGTTGGTTGCGGGCTCGATTTTTCCAGACGCCGAAAGCCCACACCACACGCCATGCCAATTGCTTGATCTTGTTCACGTTGCTTCTCAGTGTTGAAGTCGGGTGCTACTTCAACAATACATCAAAGCTGGTGAAATGCAAATTCTAACTGCCGAGAATCCGCTTTCGCAAGATGAGCCGGTTGTATCCGGGCTCGCTCCGCGCGACGATGCCGCCGGCGGTAAGCAGTTCGGCGACGTCTTCCTCGGCGAGCTTCGCTAAGATCGCATCGCAGCGCGTGAGAAGCTCGGCGGCCGTGGCCGCAGGTTGCGTGTCGGTCGGGCTCGATTCGTACAATGATTGCGTCACTTGATGAGCCCTTCCGCGCGTTGTCGTTCCATAAGTTTGGCGAGACGTTCATTCATCGCGTGGTCATCCGGTTGCAGGAGCTTCGCGGCCTTGGCTCGCTCGGCATCGCTGGCGAACTTATTGCCGTCCACTTCCCACCCGGTGCGACACGCGCGGCACACGCCTATGCTCGCATCTTGGAATAGCGGTGTGTTGCAAGCCTCGGTGACGACGTGCTCGGTGCCGTCGCTCTTCATCTCGCCCGATACCATGTTGAACGTCGCCGGCCGTAGCACGACGATTCGCAGAATCGAACAGCAACCCTTCGAGTGTTTGCGTGGTTCCATTATTCGTCTTTCGCCCCTTCGATTTCCAGCATGTCGAGAATGAGCTTATCGAGCGTGCCGCAATCCAGCCGGCCGCAGTCGCCGTTGAGCAGCACGCGCACGGCCTTGACGATGCCGACCCAGTGCTCGCCGAGAACCCCGTCTTCACCGACGCCCATCTCGAACCGCTTGCGGTGATTGTCGGCGTACACTGCGGCGGCTTTGAGCAAGTTGACGACGCCTTCCTCGTTGGGCTGCGGCTCACGCCATGCGGCACAATGCCGAGCGCCCCAGTTGTTCTCTTGGAACTTCTTACCGGCGGTCGAGACGAGCATGTTGGCGATCAGGCTATCGTGAGTCATCGTTGTCTTTCGTAGGAGTGATCTGGCGATAACTCAACTGTACATCAAAGCTGGTGAAATGCAAACGCTATTCGTGCGATTTAATCCAGCGGTCGATGACTTGCTGAATGCGGAACTTGATCGCCTTGGCCGGCGAGCTATCCCACTTGGCCTTAACTTCCTCGCGTGATTCGCTCGCCAAGCAGAGCTTCCGCCTGTCTTCGGAATGGAACACTCGGCTATAGCCGCCGTCCGATAAGTAGTGAAGCTCGCCGAGCGCGAACCGCTCCAAGTCGATCTGCAAGTCGGGGTTGCCTCGACCGCTTCGCGGGTCTTCTCCCGTGAGCACGGCATCGAGTAGCCATAGGTCTACGGTCAGTTGCTCTTGGTCGGTCACAGCGGCATCTCCACGCCTAGCTTGCGCAGCAACCGCGTGGCGTAGGCTGCCCGCAGTTCCGGGTCAATCACGGTGCCGGGATGGATTGCGATGCGCTTCAGGTTCGGTAGCAGTTCGCCTCGTTTCATGTACGAGCGAATCAGATTGTTCGTGTTCGACTTGGCCATGTCGGCGGAAGTCGGCCGGCCTTGGCCCGCGTGCTTGTTCACGCATTCGTGAATAGACACCGCCGGTTGCAGACGTTGCGTGAGAGGCTTAGCCCACGCCGGCAGCGGCCGTCGCGATTGGAAGTAGTGCAGGTGGCTCGTGGTCAGAATCATCGTCGTTGCTCGTGCTGAAGTACGTGGAACCCGACGCCAGATTTATAACCCGCAGGCGGCCAGGAAGCGAGCCTTGTCGAAGTGGTGATTCAAGTCGGCGGCGACCGCACACACGGCCTCGGCGGCTTGCTTGCGGGCATCGACGTTGCGGATAGCGGCGAAGGCGGCGGCCAAGGCGATGAAGTGTTTCTTGCTCATGGTAGTTGCTCGTGGTGATCGGTGTTGTTCGGACAACTCAATACTACGTCAAAGCTGTTGAAATGCAAACAACAAAATGTGAGCCGAGCGACTTTCCGTAGCCGCTCGGCTCACACCCCCTTCGTGATCGGACTATTCGTCGCTGCCGAGATCGTCGTCGGCGTCGCCCTCGTAATCGTCTTCGTCTTCGACGTCGCCATTCCTTGAGGCGTCGTCGGCGTGGCGGCGGCTCGTGGCACGTTCGCCGACGCGAGACTTGAGACCGAACAGCCGATCGTTGCGGTACTCTTCGCGAGCGCCGACTTCCTTGAGCAAGTCGCGGGCGTACCGTGCATCGGTGGTGCCGATGGCTCGCATCAGCGTTTCGAGGCTGCGGAAGTGGTAGCGGTCGTCTTCGAGCATTTCCCGGATCGTGGCCAAGTTCTCGCGGTCGCGGATCGTGGCGGCGTTTTCAAGCGGCACGGTGATCGGAGCAAGCAAGGCGGGTCCGGCAGGGGCCGCACCGAAGACGAGCGAAAGAGCGTTGCGGAGCAGTCGGCGAATCATGGTGTTTCTCTCAGAGCGAAGGGTGGGTGTTTCGGACAACTCAATACTACGTCGAAGCTGGCGAAATGCAAATTAGTTTCGGGAATACTTCGAGAGCCAATACGCTTGGAACTCGTTGTCGTTCATGCCGCGCGTCCATTCCGGCCGTTGCCAGTCGCCGGTCGTGATCCACTTATCAACGGTTTGCGTTACCGTTTGATCGGCACCGATCGGAACCGTGCGGCAGTCTTTCACATCGGCGTCGATCAGTCGGTAGCCGCCGTTCAGCGTGAAGCCTCGGAGCGTGGCCTTGTGGACGACGATGACGTAGGGCTTGACGATCTCAGCGGTGGTAGGCATGGCTTACTCGCGGTTGCAGTTGCTTGGACAACTCAATACTACGTCAAAGCTGGTGAAATGCAAACGGCAAATAAGAGATTAGTTGCGGCCGTCCAGGTAGTCATCGAGCGTACCCGGCGGAATCGACATCGCGAGCTTGCGATCGGCGGCGAGAATCGGCTTGACGGTTTGCTCGAAGAAAATCTTGGCACCCTTCCAGGCCGCGCCGCCCTTCGTGCGGTGGTAGAGGCCGGCCATGCGCATCTTGACGAACAGAGTCGGGTGGTTCAGGAAGAACTCTTCGGCCATCTCGACACCGCCGAGGCGGGTCACGAGGCAGGCGCGGAACTTATCGGCGTAGGTCATCGTCATCGGCTTAGAGTCCTTTAGATCGGCAGTCTTCACGCATGGCACGTTGTTGCGCTGCGTTGACCGGCGGGGCGTTGAATGATTGAACGGCATGGATAACGGCTTGGATCGTACCGAGCGCCAAGCCCAGGTAGATCGCGGCTTGCACTCCCATTATTCGTCTACCTCGCCGCTGTCGTCGAAGGGAACCCAGACGGTTGCATCTCGCAACGTCCGGCCGGACATATCCGGCGCGGCCGGCAGAAGGTAGGTGATCGGGAGCTTGCCCTTGACGTTCGTGCCCGACACGGAGTAGGCACCGCCGTTGAGGGTCGATGACTTGATCTTGATGCGGCGGATCGTCCGCTCGCCGCTGCCGTCGTACACACTGACGTCGATGATCTTGCCCGGCTTCAGGAACTCCCCGTTACGGGCGAACTCTTTGACGTCTGCGGTGAAGTTGCTCATGGTGGTCTCGTCGTGTGCGTTGTTGTCTCTACAACTCAATAGTACATCAAAGCTGGTGAAATGCAAATCATCTCGCCGAGAAAATCTTCTCGATGGCGTCGATCTCTTTCGCTCGGGCTTCCGGCAAGCCGGTCTGCGCGATGATGTCGTGAACCGATTGGCACTCCAAGACGTCGTGCAGCGCGTCGGTAAGATGGCGGACCATAAAGGCCAAGTCGTACACGAGGCGGTGCGGCTTATCGAGCCATTCGGCCGCGAGCGGTCCCGTGTTCGACGGGGCGTTGCGGTAGTCTTCAGTGTTCACGTTCATCTCGCGAAGTCGGTCTAGGTCAATCATGGTGTTACTCTTTCAGGTAGACGTTAGCGCCGATCATGTCGTTGATCTTCGAGTCGCCGAACATTTTGGCGAGAGTGAGCTTCAGCTTGCCGTTGCGGCCGATCGTGCCATAGCACAGATTGCCGTTGAACCATTTCCGCACGTCGTTCCGCAACGTGACCCAGAGCTTCGTGCCCATCATCTCTTGTTTCTCGATGACGGTTGCATCGCCGAACAGTTCCACGAGCTTCGCGAGCCGCCGAGCTTGTGTCGTGCTCGGCTTGTCGCTAGGCTTCGCGATCCGGCGAGGCATCTCGCACCCACAGTTGCGGCATTCCCATTGCGGCTTGCCGTCGATGTCGGTCGTGCGATCGCAGATCGCCCCGCCGTCCGGGCAGCAACGTGTGCATTTTCGGATGGCGTACTTGGTTGGCATCGCGGGCTCGCTAGGTGAGATGTCTCAGACACTCAATCCTATATCAAAGCTGCTGTAATGCAAACGGATTCGACATGCTTACGGTGACGACACGTATGCCGAATATGTCGATGATTCTGAATAATCTCGACATGACGGAGACGGCGATCGCAGCGGTCGTGGCGATCAAGCCGGTAGAAGTGGTCATCGGGGTTATGCCGACGCCGGGCCAGAGGCCGATTTAGGTAACAAGGGCGGAAGCCGGTATAAAACCGGGTCGCAGGATTCCAGGCCCAGGCCGGCGGGCAACTGTGGGCCACCCGCCGGACGCCCGACGCTTAGGCCGTGGCTCGACGTGACGCCAGGGTGTGATCGAACGGCACGAGCTTCTCAGGGCTCTCGAAGATGTTGCCGACCACGGTCTGCTTGTTGACACCTTCCAGGTTCAACGTGCCCCAGCCGCCGCCACCGATGTACCGACCTTCGCGGATGAAGGCGGCGTAGTCCGGGAACCATTTGACCACCGACGTCGCCCCGCCCTCGCCGATGTCGTCTTGGACGATGTCGCCCTCGAACACGGGCGTACCCGTCTTGTCCTTGGCACCGGTGTTGCGGCGACGCTTGACGAGGGCCTTCTGGAACTCTTCACGAGCCCATTGCTGAATGATGCCGTCGTCCAGTTCGCCGCCGTTGCCACGGAGAGTGAAGCGGGCCTCTTGGCCGCCTGCGGTCTTGACCTGCAAGTTGAAGACGGTGCCTACGCGAACCAGTTCGATGCCGACCTGCACGCTGAGGATCGCTACGTTGTCGGTCTTGATGGTGGCCATACTGTTTTCTACTCTTGGAGTGTTACCACGGTGGCGGCCGGAACACGTCGATTGTTAGGTCGCCGCAAGTCCGGCCGCCGCCAGTGTTCGGAAATGTTGTAAGCGCCTAAGCGCGTCGGGTGGGCACCCTAGTTGTGGGCGGTCGGCTCGACGATGACGTCGGGCACCGGCTCGGGCCGGATCGAGTCTTCACCGTCGATCAGGTGTTCGTTGTTACGAGCCCAGTCGTGCTGAGCTTCGGTCGCGTGGCGATACGGGTAGAGCGTGGCGTACTGGCCGGGCACCTTCATCCAGCCCGAGCGCTCCAGCGCGTTGGTGCTTTGCTTCAGGACCAACTCGGCGTAGGAGTCGTGCTCCATGTAGCGGCAGCCGTGGAACTTTCCTTCCGGCGAGAGCCAGCCGGACTTCGACTCGGGCCGGACGTAGCCGGTCTTCGTGTAGTCCAGGTCGCGGAAGTCGTCGGCCTCGATCGATTCGATGACCTTGGTCGATCGCGACTTATCGCAGCGTCCGCCGGCGATGTTGCGGTAGAACTTCCCGCAGTCTTCCCACCAGTAGGGTTCGTCGGTACGGCCGCCGATGAGGATCAGATCAAACTTAGGCATCGTGGGTCTCTTAGAAGTTAGGGTCCAAGCGCTCGACATCGGGGTGCCGATCGGCATCGGCCATGTATCGACCATAGGCACGGGCCAGTGCGATCTCCGTCCCCGTCATGGACGACGCAGCGGCGCTGAGACGTCGATGCTCGCGACGCATCTTGGCGAGCATTTGGAGTAGGAAGAATTGATCGACGATCGCCTTGATCGTCTCACGCACCTTGTCGGTGGCGTGAAGCATGACGTAGCAGTGCATCGGACGGACGCCTTCGCGGAACCCGATTTCCAGGTGCCTCGGGTCGGGATCGTCACGCAGGGATTCGAGAAGCTGATCCAGTTTCTCGCACCGAGACTCGCCGTCCGGGAGGAAGACGATCTGCACCCAACGTGTGCCGAGGGGCGCATAGTCGAGAAGCTGTTCGATCGCGTGGCCTTGGCGGTTGCCGTCGTAGAAGAATCGGATCGTGCGTTCGCTCATAGAACCTTCCCGCACGAGCAGACCGTGCGCTTCCAGTTGTCTTCGGTGAGTTTGGTGATGAGGCCGCAATCGCATCGCTTACCGCAGGCCATCGGACAGTTCGGCAGCAGCTTGTCGGTGCTCGGGAGGACGCCGACCTTCCCACAGCGGACGCAGGCGACGATGCCCTGAAGGTCATCGCTGAGCACGACGAAGTTCTCGCGGTGGCCTTGACCGCACGTCGAGCAGAAGGCTTCGTTGGTGAGCGTCTCTTCGAGGTTCATGTGAAATCGTGCGGCCACGACTGCCCCACCCGGAAGCCGACGACGTTGCCCACGCCGATCTGCGAGGATGTGCATTGGTGCGTCAGTTGACGGAGCGCGAGCCGCGAGCCTACGGATGTGTACTCGGAGTGATGGTGATCGTCCGGTTGGGACCGCACAGCGTGCTCGAACCGCACGCCGCAATGCGAGCAGCGGTAGACGAAGAACTCTTCGCGAATAGTCGAGGGCGTCGTCAGCCATTTCCAGATTCGTTTGAGCATGGTTATCGGCCGAGTCGCGAGTCATAAGAGAACGTCTTGGTCTTGGAACACCGCAGGCAGGTGCGGTCGCATTCCTTCGGCGGACCGAGGAATAGGAACATGAAGAACAGCGGCGTGAGCATGGCCGCACCGCTGTCCATCTTCTGGTCGCGGATGTTGGTCTGGCGGCCCCATAGGTGGAAGCCGAAGAAGCAACGGATCATTTGTAAATCTCGGTGAGAGCTTCGATCAGGATTTGCCGGCCTTCGTCATTCAGCGGCACCAGCCGCAGGCCGTTGGCGATCTTGTGGACTTCGTCCTTGATCTCTTGCAGCGCCTTCTCAGCGCGTTTGTTCTCGGCGTCGTCGGCATGTGCGATCACGACATCGGCCGGCGTCATCGGCTTCGAGATCAAACCACCGGTGACATGGTCGTAGACCTTCGCCAGATTGGTGAGCACGAAGCTCAGGTCGGTAAGGTCGCCACACCAAAGGCAGTGCGGCTCGTCATTCTCGTGGACCTTCCCGACGCAGTTGATCGGGTGCGAGCACGTCGGCTTCTCACCGGAGAAGACCTTACCGGTGGCCACGTCGAGCAGGGCTCGAAGCTGGTCGTGCGTGTCGATCTCCAAGTCGTCGGCCGAGACGAGAATTTGGCCACCACGACTGGCGACCGTGAACGGCGTCTGGTCGTAGCCAAGCGCGGCGACGGCCTCGTCGAACGTCACCCTCGGTCGTAGCGTCTTCAGGTACTCGGCCGTGGTGAGGTAGTTGCCGGCGCGGTACTCGGCCATCGCCTCGGCGGCGAGCTTCGGATCGAACGCGGGCTCCGAGGCGGCGATGTGTCGCTTCAGGAACCGACATGGCTCGGTGTTGCCCGGCCGACCGCAGTAGTCGCAGACGTGCGAGGCGTGAGCCTCGGCGCGGCGACGAAGCTCGGCTTCCAGGTGCTCGATGCTGATTTCGTCCAGGTGGGCACTCATGGTTCAACCTTCGATAACGGCGTTGATCGGTTGGCCCGGCGGCCGAGGGATGCTGAATGGTTTGAGGACGGCGTCCATCGCCAAATGAAGCTGAGCCTCGACGTCCATCGCTTGTGCGTCGGTGAGTCGGCACAGGTCGCTCATGTGGATGTTGACTTCAACCTTGCCGTGGTAGGTCGAGACGTTGATCGAGTACAGCGGGGAATGCAGCGGACCATCGCGATGAATCAGCACTATGAGATTTTCACTCCGACGTATCTGGCGAGTCGTTGACGTGACTCTTGGAACTCGCGACGCAGGCGGTGGAACTCAGGGTCATCGACCGTCTGGAACGACGAGTAGGTGCCTAGCATCGCGGGGTCGAAGCGGTATTGATCGATGACGTGCTGCACGTAGTACCGCTCATCGCCGGCAGGCATCGTCGGTTCGGGATCAGGCATACGTGTTCCCTTCCGGCCGGTTGAAGTGGATGATGCACTCGTAGCTCCACAGTTGCATGTAGAGGCGAGCCGCCTCGCGGCGTCCCCACTCTTCGAGATAGAACTTCGTTAGGTCTCGCCACGACTGAGCGATGTCTGGATCAGGCATTGAGGAAGTCGCTTTCCGAGTATCGAGGCGGCTCGCCCATGATCTCGCACTCGCGGTTGGCAACCTGCATCCCGGCGATGCTGCATTGCTTGTTGACCGCTCGTGTGAACTCCCGCACGGCTTCCTCGAAGTTGCCGGTGCCGAAGTTGTCGAGTGAACGCTTCAGCGCGTAGGCGGCGTTCTCGAAACTATCGGATTGAAGGACGGGGTTGCTCATGGCTTGCTCTGTTGCTGGTAAGTACCCTCACCGATCTCACAGGTGATCGTGGTTACACCTTTGATCGTGTCGGCTTGGATGTTGAAGTACGTCGGGCCGTTCATGTTGACTTCGGCCGGTCGGTTCTTCGCGACCCATTGGGCGCACGCTTCACCGATCTGCTGTGCGTTGAGAACTGTAGCGGCCATGTCGTGTCTTTCTAAATGCGATGTGGGTGGAATCGAGCCACCCCGTTCCAGACCGAGTCGAACGGTCGCCGGTATCCCGGACGGCACCACTGCTCCATCGATAATTCGTTACCAGTCGAGACCCTGTTGGCGAATCTCTTCCAGCGTCTCTTCCATTGACTTGGCACGGGCCAAGAGGCGCTTCCAGTTCTCGTGGTAGAAGTCGAACAGGTCCGCCTTGTCCCGGCTCACGGCCTCGCGTTGCTCTTCGAGCAACTCCAAGTCCAGGTCTTCGTCGCCGGCCATTACTCCACCTGCTTGTAGATGCGAGGACACTTCGACTCAGAGACCATCTTCCGAGCTTCCAGCAGATCACGCTCATCGCAGTCAGCGTCGAGCAGGACGAAGTCGGCAAGGTTCAGCCGAGCAACCACGAACCGGCTCGGCGTTGTCGTCGAGCCGCACTCATGGAACACACGAGCGCCTGCGGTATCGACGTCGCGGCCCTTGACCGCGATCCCGATGACGTCTTTTCTGCAATGTTTACAGGCCATGTCTAACCCTTCTCTGCGATCGCTTGGGACCAGGAAAGTGTGTCTAGCTCACCGACGCAGGGATCGACGTCACCGTTCGGATCGGTGTGCTTGCCTTGCTTGTCGAAGGCCATCGCCTTACGGATGGCGTCAGCCATCGACGTGGCGTTATCGACTTGGTACGTCTGGTGGCCGCGAGCGGGCACGGTGACGATGTAGCTGTCGCCGGCCATCAGCCACCGCCCGGACACCGCCGTGCGGTCCAGTCGTGAGCACGCTGCAACCAGCGAGGCTCATACGGGAAGCCGAGGAACGGATGGATGAGCGTGTTATGAACGAACTTCCAGAAGTACCAACTCATAAGAACCTCGTAAGGAAACCCCAGACCGGCGGCCAGCGGGATCGCAATTGAACGCGAGCGACTCCGACCCTATTTCATGCCGGGGCATCACGTATGCGGATGTCATGCAACCGCCGGTCTGGGCTTAGTCTTCGGCCCGATCGTTCGAGCCACACATCTTCACGATGAGTGGCTCGAACTTCGCCACGACCTCGACCAGATCGCTCTGTGCGGCCATGACTTGTTCGATGTCCTTGTAGACGCCGACGACTTCGTCAGCGCCGGCGGACAGCACCGTGATGTTGCGAGCCGAGAGCTTCGCGATCTCGTCCCGGTAGTTGAAGACCTTCTTAGCGGCGGTCCGCGACATGCAGCGCCCGGCACCGTGCGACGCCGAGTTGAGGGACTCAGCGTTGCCCTTGCCGCGAACGATGTACGCCGGCGTCCCCATCGAGCCGGGGATGACGCCGAGCACACCGGCACCGGCGGGCGTCGCACCCTTACGGTGGACGATCACTTCCTTACCGCCGTGCGTTTCCTTCCACGCGAAGTTGTGGTGGTTCTGTACGGTGAAGATCGGTTGCAGATCGGCGGCCTTAGCGATCTCGCGATGGATGACGTCGTGGTTCGCGGCCGAGTATTCACCCATGAGGTTCATGGCGGCGAAATACTCGTCGCCTTCCGGCGTACCGAGATCGAGCCACGCAAGGTCGCCGTATTCCGGCCGCTTGGCCTTGGCGATCTTCGAGTAGTGGTTGCAGACCGCAGCGCCAGTCCCACGCGAGCCACTGTGCGACATCAGCGCGATCAGCGGGCCGGCGAGCGACAGCGATTGGTTGTTCTTGTCGAGCGTCTTTTCGTCGAAGGTGACGACGCCCCATTCGACGAAGTGGTTGCCGGACCCGCTCGTACCGAGTTGACGGCGAGCCTTGGCTTGGTTCTCTAACGTCACCGGCGACACGCCCCAGTCGCGGGTCAGCACTTCGTGGCCGTTGTTGCCACGGTGCTCGACGCCGACGCCAAAGTAGGTGTTCCGTTCCAGCAGATCGCAGTAGCGTGCCCGGTAGCTGTCCAACTCAAAGGGACGGCCGCCGAAGACGGTGAGCTTCATCCGGCAGGCGATGTCCACGCCGACCGCATACGGGCAGACGGCGTTGTCGAGGGCGAGCACGCCGCCGATCGGCAGGCCGTAGCCTTGGTGAGCGTCAGCCATGAGAGCGCCGCCGACCGCGACCGGAAGACGACAGGCGGCTTCCATCTGCGTGATTGCGCCTTGCTCGATGCCTTCAGCGCCCCAGGTGCGATACGGAGTGGTCATTTGAACTGCCCGAGAACGATGATGAGAACGACGAGGATGACGAAGAGAACGGCCGCCTTGATCGGGTCGACCTTCTCATAGGCGAACCCGCACATCGGACAGTGCGGGTCCATTCGGTAGACTTTGCAGACGGGGCAGATCATGCGATGCGGACCTGCGGCCAAGTGATCTTGATCGTGACAAACTCGCGAGGCGTCCACTGACGACCGGTCTCGTAGCCACCCTCGTCGCGGAAGACGTGGTCGTAACCGGCGTCCTCGATCTCCAATGAGTAGATGTACTCGGCGTCGTGAGGCAGCCGACGAATGGCAGCCTCGGCGAGCATCATGTTCTCAGGGCTCCACCCGCGACCGCGAGTCTCTTCGATGCGGACGTAGCAGAAGTTGGCGAGCCCGTATTCCAGCGTGCGGCGGACGTCTCCCTCGGCCTGGGCGACCAGCTTGACGATTTTTGCTTCCCAGGCGGCGGCATCTTCGGCCGCCTTCTTAGTGGCGGCTGCGGCGGCCTCTTCAGCCTCTCGCTGTTGCTTAGCGGCGAAGGCGGTGGCGGCTGCGGTACGTTCGGCGATGGTGGGCAGTGTCATGCGAGCACCGAGTATTCAGGAGACTGTCCACGATGCCCGTAGCGAATGGCTTCGGGATTCAGGATCGGGATGTTCAGAGGGTCGAGCACTTCCTGCCACTTCGCGATCTTGTACTTGGCATTGCCCTCGACCTTTATGCTGTCGCAGTAGCCATAGAACCCAACGCATTTTGCGTTCGGCGTCCGGTACGCGGTGCCGTGATAGTTGCCGCCCGTATAAGCGTTCATCGCCGCTACGGCGTCAACGATCGCTTGGACGGTTCCGCCCTTCTCGATGAAGTCGTCGATGATGATCCACTTACCGATGACACGGCCGACTGCGTTGCTGAAGTGGTGGCAGTCTTCGCCCGGCTTGCGGATCACGGCCAGTTCTTTGCCCAGCAGGTGGGCGACGATCGGCGAGATGTACATGCCGGACACGCCACGGCACACGATCGTCTGGAAGTCAGCACGACCGATGTCGGCGACGATACGATTGACGATGGCAGTCCGCTCGTTGACCGCTTCACGGAAGTAGTTGGCCATTAGCCCACCCATTCCCGCGACGGATCGCTGATGAGTGTGCCGTTGAGATGGTCAAGCTCGTGCTGGATGACGTAGGCATAGTCGCCGCCGAACACCGAGCCGTCCAACAGTTCGATCCAGCGATGACGCTTCACGAAGAACGTCTCGCCCGGTAGGCTCAGGCAGCCTTCGCGAGAGCAGGCGATCTCTTCGGACCGCTTGGCGATCTTCGGGTTGATGAAGATGTCGCCCCAGTGCGTGATGAACAGACGAGCCGGGATGCCGACCTGCGGAGCCGCAAGGCCGAGAGCCTGCGACCGACGCATCAACGCGAACATCTTCGTGATCTGGTCGTAGGTGACTCGAAAGTCATCCCGGCAGATCGTCGAGAGCATCGTGTGCGGTGCAGTGAGAATGTCCATGCCACTACCACGACTGGTAGGGCTCTTCGGTTTTCAGAATCCGAAGATTAGGATGCCGCCGAGGACCATGCCGAGCACGAGACCCAGGTCATAGAGCCACCGGTTGTTCGGCGGGTTCTCGGTCACGACACGGCGGGTCCGAATCGGAATGAAGGTGACGAGGTTCTCGCCCTCGGCGTCAAGCAAGGGGAACTCTTCGACGGTCTCGACCACCCGCTGCACGGGCTTGGGCTTGCGGACGATCGGCTTGTCGTAGCCCAGCGCCAGCAGCCATTCGTTGGGCATGTCCTTCAGCGGCACGGGTTTCAGCTTCCGCAGGGCGCTGATCTCGTAGACCTGCTCGGTGATCGATCCCAGCGTCCCGCCTCGGCCGACGAAAAGCACGCCTTTGAACTCTTTCGGCGATTCGTCCGTGACGGCGAAGTAGTCGGAACCCGTGCGGTAGTAGGTTGTCTTCATACCTCAACAATACGTCAAAGCTGACGTAATGTCAATTCGTGAGCTATGATTAGAATAACCACTTCAACCGGAGAATCATCATGGGGAAGATCGCTGTATTCGGCGGCATGGCCATCGGACTCTCGATGTGCATCGCCGCAATGAACAAGCCGGACGAGGGGAACTACACGTCGCCTCTCACGCAATACAACGCCGAGACGCTGGCCGAATCCAATCGAACTGGCGTGCCGCTCGAAGACGTCCGGGCCAAGCGATCCGACGAGCGTCGCATCGCGATCGAGAGAACGCTGAGCGGCCGTTAGTCCAGGCCGTGCTCTTTGAGCAGCGCTTGGTACCGCTTGAAGATGGCGTCCATCGCCTTCTCGTCTTGCTCGTACCAGTCGATCGCCTCGGCCTCAGCGACCATGCCGTTCACGAGCGACTTGAGTGGCTCGGGACCAATGAGCATCGGCTGCGGGTCACAGACGGCGGCGTTGCCTTGATACAGAATCAAGTCAGTGGGCCACTTAGCGTTCGCGACTTTCAACGCCTCGGCCAGCGCGTCTTCACGATCGAAGAACCGATTGCACGTCGAGCCAACCTTGTAGCGATACGGATCGTCGGACTCTTTGTTCTGCTGATTCAGCTTCTTAGCATCACGCTTGGTGATCGTGTACACGACATCGATCTCTTCTCGGTCCGGCCCACGAAGCCGGGCCATGTGATGGCTCGCACCAGCAACTAAGCCGGCGTAGGTCGAGAGCGTTAGGTAGGCGACGGTGGGCATGGTTCAAGTAGCTCGATGTAGTTGTCGCCGTGGCACGGCAACGGATGGCAATGGCAGCCTAGTCGCTTGCCCTTCAGTTCGACCTGCGCACGACGTCGCAGGTCCGGCCGTCGCATCAGGTTGATCTTGTGCATAGCAATGACCTGCTCGCGTGTGCCGTCGATGCCTATGACGAACGGGTTGCCCCAGTCCGTCGAGCGATCGATCATTACGTCGCAGGGCTCGTCGTGGATGTTGACGACACGGGTTCTCGGCATCGCTGAGACTCGCGGAACTTATGAATGGCAGAGGCGAGTCGGCGACGGCCAGCTTCGCTGAGTTGGAAGCCGGGCTCGGAGAAGTGAAGCTCGAACGAATAGCGTTCGGGCAGTTCTAAGAGTCGATTCCCAAGGTGGTCGAAGTGACGTGATTCAGGTCCGAGGTACCGATACTCGTAGTACGTCTTCACGATGCGGCCGAAGAGCCGCTCGCGGTCGTCGAGCAGCACGGTGAACCAGATGTTCCACGGGCCGGCGTAGACAACCTCGAACTGCAACGTGAGATATGGCGTCACCATAGGTCGTAGCCCGTCGTGTCTAGCGGTGGCGGCACGGGGAGCGGCGGCAAGTCCTTGACGAGTTCAAGCAACGTGTCCAAGTCGTCGATGACGAGCCGCACGCCGAAGTCAGACGAGACCCGACCTTTGAGCTTGGTCAGAATCGCTTCGGCCTTGATCTTGTCGGTGCGGTTCCGCTCGGCGACCGCAGCGTTAGCTGCGTCTACCTTCGCCTTCGCTTCGGGATTGCACGGGCGACCGTTGTGAAAGTCGTTCGCGTGGCAGTCCTCGCAGAACTCGTGATTGCCCATAAAGTTTGACGACCCATCCACAGAAGAGTTCGATGACGGCGATGCCTAGTTCGGCGACCATGCCGACTGCCAAGACGCCGACCATCAGAAGTAGGAACGTACCGATGCAGAGCGCGATGTGAGCCATATAGAATTGAAAGAAGTCGGTCATTCCCAGGCCCACACGAGAGAAGTGAAGGCAGCCACCACGACGATGACCCAGATCAGGAAGCCACGCAGGTCTTCACCCATCACGTAGGCGAGGTAGCGATCGTCGCCGGGCATCGGGCCGATGGCGAAGAACCCGCAGAAGAACATGCTGAAGTAGTCCCGGCAGCGGTAGCACGCCCGGATGAGGAAGCCGAGCGAGATGATCGCCCAGGCGGCGAGGACACAGAGGAAGGTGGTGTTCATAGTGGGTTCGAGCAGAAAGCGATGTAGGCGGCGTCGCACGCCGGCGTGCAACAGAAGCGTCCGTCGTAACAGTGGTCGCCGCAGTTCGGGCACATGCCCGTGGGCTCGGGCTGCGTCTCGTCCCACTCTTCGTAGTGACCGAGGCCCTTCGAGCCGAACTGCGAGGCGGTCGGATCGACCACATCGCCGTTCTCGTCGTAGAGCCACCAGTGAGGACGCTCGCCGCCGACCCAGCAGTAGTAGTGCCCACGTACCCGCTTGAGTTCCGGGAAGGCGATCTGCATCGCCTCGGTGGTCTCGCGACAGGTGCCGTGCGGATCGGGCACGTTGGCCGCGATCCACTCCGCGTACTCAGGTCTCATGGAATGAACGGGCTCTCGACTTGCGGAAGCTGCGGCTGAAGACGGCCGCCGCACGTCAGTTGGCGCAGCCAGAGTGTGCCAGTGAACAGGATCGCAAGCCGCTCGGGCCATGAGAGCTTCCAGCACGAGATGATCTCGTCGGGCTCAACGCAGACCGGGAGTGTTTGATACTGCGGCTGATCTTCAGCGAGGATGGCGTTCTGCTGTGGGAACGATGTGGGCTTCATTGAGCGACGATTCCTGTGCCATACCAGATGCCATCGGTGCCTCGCGACATCGCGTAGCCCCAGAAGACGCACGTACCATTCACCGTGGACCAGTGCCCAGGAGAGGCACGCCACGACTTGAAAATCTCATCGGCGGCATCTTGCTCGCCTTGGTTGCGCCACGACATGGCGCACACTTCGGCGAACCGATAGCCCGGCATCTTCCCGACCAGTTCTTGGAACCGGGCGTCCCAGTTCTGATGGCCAATCTGATGCACACGAGCTTGGTAGCCGGCGTGCCGCTGAGCCATTGATTGCAGGATCGCGTGCCACCTACCGCTCGTGATGCTCTTCACCCCGAGGCTTCGACCTGTGACCATCAGGCGTTGGTTCGGCGTCATCACACGATGCCGGCGTCTTCGGCCATGCGTTGGGCCATCGCGGCGACCTGCACAAGCTCGTCACGCATCTGCTTGAGATCGCGTTTCGAGGTTCGCAGCTTGACGATGTCCCAGACTTCATCAACCTCTTCCCACAGGACGGCGAAGCCCTCGTGGAAGCTGTTCTGCTTGCCGGGGTGGCACTCGCGGGCATAGGCGAGTTCCTTAGCGACCCGCTCGGCGAAAGTCTTCTTAGACTTCGGCACCAAGTCGGGCGGTACCCGCGAGGTACGCCATGCTTCCAGATCGGCTTCGGTCGGAAGCTGTTTGATTAGCGAAGGGTGGTACTTCGGCGCGTTCGGGTCGGTGTAACCCATCGTGCCCGGTCCGGGCGGCGACGGTTCGGGTGCCTCTTGAACGGTGTGGACGTTGACCGGGTTGTAGGCCCATTGTGCAGGCACGGTGATCTCGTCGGGTGCGATCTCCCGAGGGCCGCCCTCTTCGTAGCAGCGGACGTCGAGCCCTTGTGCGGCAAGCGCCCGACCGATGACGCCCATCACGGTGGTCTTACCTACCGAGCCCGAGATCGTGACGGTTACGGCGTCGTTGGTGGTCGGCGGAACCGGCCGCACGCGAACCGACATGAACGCCTCGGCCTGGATCGCGATCTTCACGTCCATCGCGGTCACGGGCTCGATGCCACCTTCGAGCTTCGGGATGCCGAGCACGCCGCCGAGGCCCCACGAGAGGCGGTGGTCCTTACAGACCTTGACGATCGCTTCGAGAAACTCTTGCTTACCCACAGGAACCTCGTATGAAAACGCCCACGGCCTGGGAGAGACGAACAGGCCGTGGGCGGGGCGATGACTTTGGTAGGCTTAGGCGGCGTCCGCGTGGGCCGGTTTCTTGGCGTAGCCGGTGAACTCGGCGAGGATCGACGGCGTGTCACCGTCGAAGCCGGCGATGTCCAACGTCCCGGCATCTTTCGGGTCCGCGATGCTGTGCCCGTTCGCGGCCATCGACACGACCGCGAGCTTGGCGTTGATGCCCATCTGTTGGCGGTAGCGATCGAGAGCTTGGATCGGGTGCTCGGTCTGAGCCGAGTTCGTGTCGCTGTCCGTGTAGATCACGAACGTATCGACCGGCATGTTCTTGGCGAGTGCGTCGAGGATCGGCGCGGCACAGTTCGTCCCGGCGGCCGGCGTGTTGCTGCATCGGTTGACGACGTCGTCGAGCCGCGAGTAGCCGCTGATGCCCAGGTCCACCATCCCATTCGAGAAGGCTGCACAGTAGCTCTGTCGCTCCGTGCGAAGCGTGACCATCGCCATGCAGGCCGCGCCTTCACGGGCGTGGATGTGCGTGTCAGCGATCCGGCTCTGTGCCCACGACATCGACGCCGAGACGTCGATCGCGAGGTAGTGCCGCTTGTTCGTCGGCTCGACGTGGGCGAACGAGTTGTAGAAGGCGTCTTGCAACGCATCCGTGATCTGAGCCACCGGAGTCCAGGTGAGATCGCCCTTCACACCGTGGCCGGCGGCGTAGGTGGTCTGAGCGAGCAGGAACTTGAACGGATGGACGCGAGACTTCTGCAAGGCTTTGACGTCGTGGAGGGCGTCGTTCACCTTACGGGCTGCCAGCGACATCGGAGCGATCAAACCGATCGACGTCATCTTGTTGACGTTGCGGATCATCGCCCACATCGGCATGTGTTCGAGCAGCGCGTTCCACACCGCCGGTGAGTTGAGGAACTGCGTCGGGATGTGCTCCCGCACGAGGCGGTAGTCTCGGATGAGCTTGACGACTTGCTTCTCAGTCGTGGCCACCTTCACTTGCTCGAAGCCTTCGATCGTCTTCAGCGACTCACCCAACGCGAAGTCGGGCTCAGCCTTCCCGACCGCGTAGCGGTACAGGTAGTTGCGATCGTGCTCGGTGGTCTTCGGGTGCGATAGCCGCAGCACGTCACGTTGCGTGAAGCCGTTACGGTTCTGGTACTTCGTCATCTGGTACGCCAGATCGGCGACCGGCTTGTCGTTGTACCAGCGGGCGATGGCGTTGCGGAGAGCACGGCCCCAGCCACGGAACTCTTGGACGTTCTTGATGAAGTCCGCGAGATCGGTGTAGTAGGTGCAGACGCGCGGCAACACGCGGAGAGCCATCTGCGACGGCGTCTCACCGGCGAAGGTGCGGGTCTCTTTGCTGCCGGCCACGAGAGCCAGCGCGAAGACGGCGGACGCATTCTTCGGAGCGCGACCGCTCTCGCTGATCTCGACGATCGCGGCGACGGTGCGGGCCGGGTCTTCGGCGACGCACTCAAAGATCGACGTGGCATTGTCCACGGTCATCTTGGCTTCGCCGACTTGGAAGTGGCCGCCTTCGCAACCTTGGATCAGGAAGCGGTTGAGCCGGGTCCACTTGTCCACAGCGAAGCTGAAGCCGCCGCCGTCGTTCTTGACCATGTTAGTGCGGCCGGGAATGGCCTTGGTCTGCGGCGTGGAGCGGATCGACCCTAAATGCTTCGCGTAGTTGGACACTGATGAAACTCCGAGGAAAGAAACATGCGGGCAAAAAGCGAAGTGGGGAAATTTATACCGATGCTCTACCAAGCTGAGCTAACCGACGATGTTCGCCGGTGGAGGATTTGAACCTCCGACCCTCGGTTCCCGTGAATAACCCACGTCTACGGCCCGCAATACGGTTAGGTGATGTCGATCTTGTCGATCAACGTCACCGAGCGAACGACGATGTCTTTGAGGCTGAGATCAGCTTCACACGGGTCTTCCGGCGGCTTTGGCCCGCCTTCCACGACATGGTCGCGGACTCGGCGGATCGCCACTTCGGCGTCAACGGCGATGACGTTCAGACCGGTGTAGGTCTTTGACGTCCCGGCGATTGAGCGGAACACGGTGTAATACTCAACGCGATACAGACTCATCAAACACTCCAAGACAAAGCGAGCAAGGGATTAGCCGAGGGAAGGGATCGTGGAAGGATAACCCTCAGCAAGCGGCTCGCAGTTTTACGAATAGGAAGGGTGGCCGGTGGGACTCGAACCCACGACAGGCGGCTTAAAAGGCAATAAGAGTGATCGTCGGCCCGCGATAACAAAGCACCTGGACTAAGATTGAGCACCCAAAAACGCTGCTCTACCAACTGAGCTACAGCCACCACACAAACAAACGACAACGGGCAAGTTTGTGACTGAGGGACATATACCAATAACCCTCGGTCTTCGGCCCATCGTTTACGTTACGCAGCCAACAAGACGCTGGCGTCTCGCGGAGCGAATACTTTCATCTTCGTGATTCGTACATGACCGATCTTGCAACCGGCCACACGAACCTCGGTGTGCGATTCCGACCGGCCTTCGCTGATCGGTTGAAGCCCGGCAAGGTAGCCGACGACTTCCTTCAACAGACGCAGTTCACGATTGCCGTCGTGTTGACCGACGCCACCTGCGGTGTCTTCGTCTTCCTCGGCAACCGGAAGAATCGCGGATTCGATCGCTGCGGCGAGTTCCACCGACGTCGGCAGTTCGAGGAAGTAACCCTCGAAGTTGGACCGGGTCGAGCATCCCGAGACGCTGATATGAAGTAGTGGAATCTCTCGCATCGTCATGTCTCGCATTGTGTTGTTGACAGAACTAACACGTCGGCGAGCATCAAACGGTTTTTAGATTTCCAAGTTCTTCTGAGTCGCGAACTCTTCGATCAGTGCGTAGTCCGTCAGACCGAAGAACGCATTGATCTCTTGAGGGGTGGCGGGGCCGAGCGGGCCGAAGCGCTCTAAGAGATTGACGCCGGCACGTTCGGCGGCGTCGATGAGCGGCATTACGCGGAACATCTCGCCGAGGAACCAGCGATTGCCCTTGGCCTTAGCCCGGATGCACATCTTCTCGATGCGGGTCCGCCACTTCTTAGCGCGGCGTCGGCTTGGCGTCTTGAAACGACGACGGTTGAGTGCTTTGTTCATGGGATTAACACGAACAAAGCACTCAACCGGTTTTCAGATTCTTAACCTGCTCGCAGGCGTTGAACTGTACGATCGGCCTCGGCGAGCCGACACCGCAAGAACTTCAGGGCTCGGTGGACTCGCGTCTTCAGTGAGCCGATCGGGATATTGATCTGACTCGCGGCGTCGGCGAACGACAGCCCCTTGAAGTAGACGGCGTCAAGCGCCGTGCGATCGTCATCAGGCAGTAGGTCCATCACCTGTCGAAGCTCTTCGTTCCGTTCGTTGGTCGTGACCGCCGCTAGCGGGTTGATGTCCTTCGTATCCGGGAAGTCGAAGGTATGCAGATTCGTGTCTTCGACCAAGTTGTTGAAGCTCATCGTCGGACGCCTTGCGAGCGCCCGCTTGGAGTCAACCGCTTCGTTGGAAGCGATGAAGAACAGCCACGGTCGGATCGGCCTCGTTAGGTCGATCGTCGGGGCGGCCTCGGCGAGCTTCAGGAAGGCAACCTGAGTAGCGTCTTCAGCGAGCATCCGGTCGCCGTTGAAGTACCGAAGCGCGAGGTAGTTCGTGATCTCGTCACCTAGTCGGTCGTTGATCGCGGTAAAGGCGGCTTGGTCGCCTTGGTTGTAACGCATAAGCAACTGTTCATCGGATTCTCTCTGTGGAGCGCCGGTCGGCAACATAGAAGGCCCTGCTGGTGAGATATGGGCAAGCGTCGAAGCGCTCGCGAGATGAGCCGAGGGTTGGCTGTGTCACCAGCTTTGATGCTGGTTTCAACATTTCAACTATAGACTACGGAGTCGGAGACGCTCTTACAAATTTCACCAGCTTTGCACGATTTGTGACCGCAGTGTGTGAAACACGTTCAACCGTACCGGTTAATCCGAATACAGTTCGGTCATTCGTCAAAGCTGATGTTACGATGATCGAAGCTGGCGACATGGCCGGGAAGGTCGCGGGCGTCGCGACGCCCGTAAGCAGTGAAATCCGGGGTCAAACCGGGTGTCAGATCGAGGCCGTCGAGAGGCCAAAATCATGGTGAAATCGCTTGCTACAAGCGTTTTCATGCTGTTTTGCTGGGAGCCTGAATCTCGCTTTACGAAAGCGGTGCTCTACCAATTGAAGCTACAGCGGCGACACCAAAATCAGGGCACTTCGTTGCATTCGGGAGTGACGGGTGTCATGCTGGACGCCTGGGACGACGCCTTGACACCCGTTTGACACCCGATCTGACACCCGCCGGCTGACACCACTGACACCCGCGCAGGCGTCGGCTCTGACACCCGCTGAGCTACAGTAATATATGACGACGAGCAAACCATCTAAACCGACTCCCGACTTCCCGCTCTTCCCTCACGCCACCAAGCGATGGGCAAAGAAGATCAAAGGGAAGATGACGTACTTCGGACCGTGGGACGACCCGGCAGGCGCTCTCGCGCGATACCTGGGAACAACAACAGAACCTCAGAAATTACCATCTCCCGAGCCTCGCGCCAAGCGGGAGGCCCCGGCCCGTCCGGCGGGGTTCCCGCTGTACGCCCATAGCAACGGCAACTGGGCTAAGAAGGTCCGGGGAAAGGTGCGGTATTTCGGACTCTGGGAAGACCCGCAGGCGGCCTTGAATAAGTGGCTCGACGAGAAGGACTCCCTACTCGCCGGCCGGGAGCCCCGGACGACGGCGAACACCGGCCTCACTGTGCTGGGGATGGTCAACGGGTTCCTTGAGGCGTGCTGGCAGCGGGTGATCGCGCCTAATCCCACCCTAAAGGAAATGCGGAAGCGGACCTACTCGGACTACAAGATCATTGGGCAGCGGATACTCGACGTGCTCGGCCGCGAGCGGCTGGTCGAAGACCTGCGGCCGGACGACTTCGCCAAGCTGCGGGCTTCGTTCGCCGAGACGCATGGGGCGGTGGCACTCACGGTGGACATCCAGAAGTCCCGGACGTTCTTCGCCTGGGCCATCGACAAGCACGAGATTCGGGTGCGGTACGGCAGTAGCTTTAAGAAGCCGAGCAAGGGTGTGATTCGGACTGCTAAGAGTGCCAAGCAGAAGCGGTTCTTCAAGGCGGCCGAAGTACGGCAAATGCTCGGGGCGGCGTCGGTGCCGTTGAAGGCCATGATCCTGCTCGGGATCAACTGCGGATTCGGGAACGACGACTGCGCCCAGATCACCATCGACAAGCTCGACCTGGACGGCGGCTGGCATCACTTCGCGAGACCGAAGACCGGCGTCGAACGTCGATGCCCGCTCTGGCCTGAGACGGTCGAGGCCCTTCGGGCGGCGATCGAGCAGCGGCCGAAGGCTCGCGATCCCAAGAACGCCAACCGAGTATTCATCACCCGTCGTGGATCGACGTGGGAGAAGACAGAGGACGACAACCCGATCTCCAAAGAGATCGGCAAGGTGATGAACGGCCTGGGCCTCGTGCGAGACGGGCGGAACTTCTATGCGTTCCGGCACACGTATCAGACGGTCGGCGACGCCAGCCTTCAGTCGGTGGCCGTCCGCTACGTCATGGGTCACGTCGCGACGACGGAGGACATGGCGGCGAGATACCGCGAAGAGACGTTCGAGACCAACCTGCTCGCGGCCTCGGACTTCGTGCGGGCGTGGGTCTTCAAGTCAGATGAACCCGATAGTCCGGGCTCGACTGCTCCGGGCAAGTAACTTTCTTTCGCGGCACCTTGTGTGTCGTCACGGCTCGTCGCTGCTTGAACTCTTGCAGGGCCTCGTCCGACACCCGGTATCGCGGCTTGAGCGCGTGCGGGCTCGTAGCGACGTTGATCGCCGATAGCTCGCCGGCATGAATCCAGGCCAACACCTTGTCGTTGTTGACGCCGAGTTCCTTCGCGATTTGTGGCGGGGTGTAGTGCATTACTCTTTCAGTGCGGCCTTGGCTTCTCGAATCTTCGCCCGGAGCGTTCCGCGAAGGTCTTCGCGAAGCTCGGTGTTGCACATGATCTGCTTGACGTCGGTGCCGAGTTCCTTGGCCATGTTGCCGATGATCGTGTCGGCGATTCGTTCCTCGACTTTGCCGAGCACGAGGGCCTTCACGCGATCCATATCGACGGCGTTGAAGATGCCCCGCAGGTCAGCTTGGCTGACCGGCACGCGGTCGGCGTATTCGAGCTTCAGCCATTCGCCCTTCGACAACAAAGCGACGACGGCATTCTGTGCGGCTTGGACGACGAGTTCTTCAAACGAGAGTTTCGACATAGGAGTCTTTTACTGAGTGATGGCGGTGAGATCGTCGAGCGTGAGATAGAACCATTCGGTGTGATCGGCCAGCTTGACGATGCGCTGGCAACGGGCGTAGCGGTCGGCTTCGTACCGGGCCGGGTGAAACATCGGGTAGTAGCCGAAGGTAGTCTTGAGCAGCTTCATAGCGACGGCTTTGGCCTGCTCGTGTGTCAGCGGCTTCAACCAACGCAGCCATGTGCGCTCAAACTCGCGGTCCATCTTGATGTCGAAGACGATCTTCTCGAACCGACGTTCGCGTTCATCCATGATCTCGTGCATGACCTTCAGGGCCGATGCTCGGGCTTCGTGGGAGTAGACCTTCGCGAGTGACTGGTTCATCATGTGCCTACAAAGAGAGCCCGCCGTCCGAAGACGGCGGGCTCGTGGGGAGAGGACTGGTATTACTTGGCGGCGGTTGCGGGGAGAATCCCCAGAGACCGGAGCAGCGTCATGTTGATGAGACTGCTGGTTAAATCGCTGCCGCCCTTGTCGGTGTTTCCACCCGAGATGACGACGCCCGGCACACCGATACCAGCCAGTGCCTTGGCGACGTTCGTGTCTCGCTCCGCAGCGATTTGAGCGAGCACACGTTTCTCTTCGGAGATTCCACCGCCGAGTTCGATCGACTTCTGGGTGGCTTCAGCGGCAGAGATGACCGCTTTCTTATCGAGTTCCGCCGTCTCGGCCTTGATGCTCGCGATGTCCTTGAGCTTCATGGCTTCGAGCCGGGTTTGCTCGGCAACTTCCGTCTTCTGTAGAGCTTCCGTGACCTTCTGTGCCTTCGTCGTGACCGCGACTTCCGCGAGTTGCGACGCTTGGATCAGGGCGCGTTCTTTCTTCTGGTTCTCTTCGGCTTGGACTTCCGCGACTTGGCGGCGGCCCTTCTCTTCGATCATCAGCCGTTGTTGAACTTCCTCTTGCCGTTGGGCCTTGGCACGCTCGGCGGCGAGGAACGATTCCTTCTTAGCCGAGAACTGTGCCAGGGTTTGCGGGTCGTATTCGATCTCGGTGATCGAGAACTGCGAGATGCCGAGAGCATACTGAGCGAGCGGCGACGTCTGGATGACGACCGGTAGGCCGTCCTTACCCTTGACGATCTCGGTGGCCATCACGCGGGCCTTCTTTTCGACCGTCTTCTTATTGCCTTGGGCATCGACGCCGGCGTCTTCGATCGTGGCAAGATCGTTCAGTTCGATCTCGGTGCGACGCATCTCGAACAAGCCGCGCGTCAACTGCTCTTCGACGATCTGATTGAACTCGCCCTTGCGGGACGCTTGGTTTTCACTCGCTGACATCACAGGGCCGGATGCCTTGACGCAGTTCGCCAAGTGGGCTCTGACCGAGTCGGAGATCGATTCCAGGTTGCCGCCGAACTGTTGATGCAACTTCAGGCGATGCTCGGTGTCAGTCGGCATCGACACACGAACGTAGGCCGAGACCTTCGCGGTGCCGCTGTCGTTGAACGTGGCGCGGATCGAGTCGTCGGTCGGGCTGAGCTTCGTGACTTGCTGCGTGTATTCGTCTTCCATCGCACGCGGGTACGTGGTGGCCGTGCCGAACAGCTTGCCGTAGTATCCCGGCGTGTCGATGACTTCGACACGGCCGAACGCGGACTGGTAGACCTGATAGGAGTGGAAGTCGTTGTACCCGACCAACCCTTGCCATAACGATGCGACCGCGATGAGAGCGACCGCGATGGCCGCACCGGCGGCGATCAACTTGGGCTTCATAGAACCTCTTGAGACAGGGAAACAGAAAATAGAGACGTGATCCGTGGCGGGCTATTAGCCGCCGTATTCCTTGCGTAGACGGTCGTTCTTGTTGATGCGACGTCGCAGTTCGGCATCGCTCTCACCGACTCGTCGCTCAAGGCGCTTTTTGGCGCGAGCGATGTCATCGATCGCGGCGTCGTCACTGTCGATCTCGGGATGCGTGACCTGCTCGATGACCTTGTCGAGTTTGCGGCCGTTCAACAGCCGCAGGAACAGCTTGAACAGCAGGCCGGCGATGACGAGGACCAGCAGGATTTCGAGAGGCACGAACTTCATTGCTTCTTTCGCTTTCGTGGAACGGGTTTGATGTCGAAGACCATGTAGCCTTCGGGAATGTTTTCGAGTTGGCAGTCGTTGCGGAGCAGGTTCGGATCGAGACGGACGCCGCGATGACCGACACTTCGGTGATGGGCTTCGGTCTCCATGTACGCGAACAGGTCGCCTTCGATCCTCTGGATGATGAGCTTCATGCGCCCCTCTTCACGAAGCAGGCGTCGAACGCACGGACTTCGTCGAGGATGTAGTTCGGTTCGAGCAGGCGTTCGAGCTTGTCGAGCGTCATGCGGTCGTAGAGGAACTCGACGGTCAGCAGCGTCGGAAGGATCAGACGCCGACCCGGAGTGTTGAAGAATGTTTCGAGGATCGCGTACTCCGCACCCTCGACATCGACACTCATGTAGTCGATGCGCGTGTTAGGCACGAAGTGCTTCGCGATCAGCGTGTAGAGCGACGTCGTACTGACGTGCGTGATCTCGCTCCGGTGCAATTCGTGAGCTTCGAGCCACTGGGCCGGCATGTGCCGGGTCAGCCCGTTGTATGAATCACTGCCGCCGAACTCTCGCTTCGCCATCGCGAAGGGTTCGCTGTCGGAATTGTGAGGACCGACGACTGCTTGGACGCAGGTGGCTTCGGGCCGGTTGACCTGAAGCTCCGCGAACCGAGCCGGGTTGGCTTCGATCAGCAGGCCGGACCAGCCGAACTGCCCTTCGAGCGTGAGCGTGTTGCTGTGACGCACGCCGTCGTGGGCACCGACTTCCACGAAGTAGCCGTGGCGTTGGTACCGGAGCTTCTCAAGCACCCACTGATCTTGTCGGGTCGCAGGCTGCGAGTGATATTCGATGGCAGTGCTCATGCAACTACCACGACGAACACGCTCAACCGGTTTTCAGAATCTCGCCAGGATGGTCTTCACGAGATGACCGACTGTGTAGGCCATTGTCTCGTCGTTGCGGGCCTCGATCGGCACGCCGGCGAAATCCAGCACGGCTACGGCGGCATGGCAGCACTCATGCGCCAAGCTGCCGATCGCTGCCGGTGTGGTGGGCGGCTCTCTCAGCCAGATGATCGAAGGTCCGCCGTTCCACCGAGTACAGCAGGCCGCAGCAGGCTGCTCATCGTCCCAGTGTTCGGGTGCCTTCCAATTCGCGTCCTGCATCTGCACGAAGCTGGTGAAGCGTTCGAGCGACGGCGTTAAGACGGCCATCACATCGTAGGGAAAGATGCCCAGATCGATCTTTGTGTAGCGAAGCATTAGAAGTACGACAGGGTGGTACGGCTGGAATGCTCGCGTAGCGTGGCGGCGTCGGCCGACTCACCGGCGGCTCGAATCTCGGCGTTGTGCCGATCGAGCAGGTCGGTCCAGTCGTCCGGTCCGTGCCATGCACCGCAGGCACAGGGTCCGACGATCATGTCGCAGGGCTCGTTCGACCCGTTGTAGTTCCGTTCATCCCAGCCGCTCGGCCAGCCAAGCAAGCCGCTGCGAGGGTCGAGGGTTAGAACGGTTGGTTCGGTCGTAGCGATCATAGCATTCCTTAGATTACGGCACGTCGCGATTCGCGGCGGATCGCGGTGACGACTTGTTGGACGAGTTCCTTCGTCGGCATAGCGTTGGCGACGTTCACGTTGACGTCGCCGACCGAGACCGAGCGAGGGTGTCGAGCGCGGATCAGCTTGATGACTTCGATCGCGTCTTCGACGGTCGTGTGCTTCACTTCACCGTCGATACCCGCTCGCTTCTTACACTCTTCGGTGCTCGGCGGCACCTTGTCGATGTCCGGGTTCCAGTAGCTCATTCCCGGATCGATTGCACGGTGGAAGAACTTCAGGTCGAAGTTCTCGACCCGCTTCAGGAACGGCTTGTCGAAGCCGGCGAAGTTCTTACCGGCGGCGAGGATCGGTTGCTTGACGTCGATGCCATACATCTTCAACCACCGCTTGAACTCGACGACGAGCCAACGCGGGCGGACGTACAGTTCCAAGTCATCGCCGATTACCTTCGGTGCATCGCCCGGTAGGACGTCCTCGAAGGCACGCTGGACCTTCGCGAGCTTCTTTAGGATCGTGGCGTTCATCGCCAGGGCGTAGGGCTCGCCGACGATCTGATCGTGGTACACGTAGCAGCGGAAGCTCTTGAGCTTCTCAATCGGCGTGACCCAGTCCTCGATCACGGCACCGAACTCGATGACTTGGCAGTACGATTCGTCGATTCCAGTAGTTTCCACGTCGATGCAGACGTAGGGCGTGCGGTCCGGCCGCAGGTCGGGCTGGGCCTGCCGTTCACCCGGCGTGTAAGCGGCGGCACCGCGACGCTGGGCCTCGATCATCTCGTGCGTAGTGCCGCTGATCTTTCGCAGTGCTTCACTGAACTGGCCGAGCTTATCCGGCGACAGGGTCGATTCGCCAATGCCAGTCGTCGGGACTTGGTCCCGAGCTTCGGCCAGTGCGGCTTCGAGCTTTGCCCGAGCTTGTGCCTCGCCTATCGTGTAGTCATCGGGAATCGCGAAGCCCATGTCGGCGATACGGTTCAGGTCTTCAGGCGTCGGCATCTTTAAGCTCATCAATGTTTTGTGGGAGGTTGCTACCGTTCCGCATGTCTACCGACCGCCAGCCAACGGTGAACCCGAGGGCTTCGACGACTCGGCGTGTATCGAGGGAGTGTCCTTCGGCGGCCAGCTTGCCGTCGATGTAGAGCCCTTCCCAGTCGCCGTCTTCGGCCGCGACGATGTCGATTCGCTTAGTCATCGTTGTGGCCTTGCGACCACGCTCGGTCGAAGTTGGAGAACGCGATCTCCGGGGAGTCGCCTTCGGCGGACACGCCGGCGTAGGTCGCGGTGTACGTGATCTTGCCGGCATCGTCTTCGTCCTGCCGGATCAGGGCACCGAGGATGATCGACGGACGGTTGGCTTGCTTCATCCGGTTGTGGAGAAGCTCGGCGGTCTTCAGTTCGATGCGGGCCTTCTCGGTGCCGAGCTTGGCGGTCTCAACCTCGTGTGACGCCTTGGTCTCGGCGTGCTGCGCCGCCGCCAGCCAATGGTCGCACTGCTGGCGCTGAATCTGTTCCATGTACTCGGCGACGGTGCTCACTTCGCGGGTGCCTCAGCGTACTGGGCCAGTTCAATGAGCAACGCGCGGCCTTGATCGTCAAGGTCGGGCTCCATAGCGGCAAGCTGAAAGCAGCGGTTCCAGGTGCCGGGCTGCTTGGCACTTCCCCAGTCGCTACTCAGTGCGCCGTACACGTTGAAGAACTTGGCTTGTTCCTCTGATCCCCACTGCTCGAACACCTTGGCCATCGTCTCAGGCGACGTCCGTTTGGCGTCGATGAGTTCCATCACACGCTTCTGGGCGTCCTTGAGTTGCTCATGCCAAAATGTCGCCCGTGTATGAGCGTCAACCGACGCCACATGCGCTGCGGCTGCCTGCGCCTGTAGTGCGAAGTTCTCCGTCTTCAAAGACTCGACGGTCGATCTCCAAGCGAATGGCCATCTCATTTGGACTTGGCTTTCTTCTTAGTGGGTTTCTTGGCGGCGGCCTTCTTAGCCGGTTTCTTCTCGGCCTTGGCCGCAGGCTTCTTAGCGGCGGCCTTGGCGACCGGAGCCGACACGGCGGCAACTGCGGCAGGCTTGGCCGCCGGTGTCGGCTTGGCGGGTTCCTCTTCGTCGTCCTGCTCGTCGATGCCCGAGTCGTCGCTGCTCGTAGAAAGGTCGGTCATCGCAGTCAACTCGGCATCGTCGATCAGTTCGGCCACTTGACCGGTGGGAAGCTCGACATCGTCCTCGTCGCGATCGACGTGGGCGTCCATGCGCGGGAACAGTTGGTTCATCAGGATCGTGTTGGCGATCGGTCGCACCCAGGTCGGGAGCGAGTCCATCACTGAGTTGCAGAGCACGCCGTTGCCGATTCGGGCTCGGTGGACGATCGCACGAAGCCGCTCGTTGCGGCCCTTACGTTCCGTCTCGGACATCTTCATCGCGTATTGCCACAGTCGCTCGTGCTTCTCGCACGCCTCGACGGCGGTGTGCATCACGCGATAGGTGCCACGCTTACCGGCGAAGTTCCAGAACTCGCGGTCCTCGTGCGGGCTGTTGTAGCAACGCACGCAGGCGAAGTAGTGCGGCGTAACGGTCACACCTTGCACTTCGGCGACCCACGAGACCCGGTAGTTCCCGCACGGGGAGTACCAGACCTTCATGGCCTCTTGGCGAACGCCCTTCTGTTTCTTCCGGGTGAAGTCCATGCTTAGTGGTGGCAGAAGTGATCGAGAGCGGCGGACACGAACTCATCGTCGTCCATCGTGAATCCACCCTTGTCGGCGGCGCTCGCGAGCGCGTCGAAGAACGCTTTACGGTGGGCAGGCTTGAACACCTTGGTGGCTTCGCGGATCGCCTTGCCTACGCTGTTGAGCGCGTCGCGGACCGGGCCTGCATCGACGTCGGCCGGCTGTTGGATGAACCGTTCGATGTCCGGCTTGAACTTAGCGACTCGGTTCCACGAGAGTTCTTCGGCGACGGCGAATTTGATCGTGTGGAAGTTGATCGTCCCTACGTTGCCCCGTACCGCCCGGATCGAGGTAACGCGACGCATCGCATCATGGTTATCGCGGGTGTACCCGTTCCATGCGTGCTTACCGGCGTTGCTGGCGAGCAGCATCGTCGCGAGGCTCTGCATGTCGTGGACCCACATCAGCAGTTCCGGCCCTTCGTAGCACATGCTGGCCGAGCGGCCGGCACGGGCGGCATTGTGGATGCGGCGGTAGGGCACCGACGTCGTCTCGTGGTACTTCTCGACGGCACGCCCCAGCGAAGCGGGCTCCGCAACGCGGATCGCTGTGTTGCGAACCGCCAAGAGGCTCACCGTGGCGCAACCGCCGATGATCGTGAGCGTCTTGTCCGGGTTGACGGCAATGAACTGACCGCAAGGCACCTTCCACTTATCAACGTGGATGGACTGGGAGACGAGCAAGCGAGGGTGCATAGTGTTACTCTTGATGAACTTGATTCCCGCCCGGCGGGACCGTGTTGTCCCGCCGGGCGTCCGACTAACTGTTGAGCTTGTTGCGGATGCGTTCGATGACGCGAGCGACGACTTCGGGGTCGCTGCTGTCCACGGTGATGTTGAACTGGACCTTGGAGTCCGGGTCCGAGAAGGCCGACTCGGTGAACGGCTCGGCGGGCTTCGGGCTCGGGTCCATTTCGATCTGCCGGAACTTCTGCGACAGCGCCACGTCTTCCGCCATGCGAGTGGCGGACAGGGCGGCGTCTTCCGCCGCACGGCGGGCGGCGACGGTCGTGCCATAATTCAATTCAAGCAGGTCGACCAGATCGGAGCGGGTGCGAACCATCGTGGCTCGGAAGCCGTCTTCGATCTCGATGTTGCTCGCGAGCACGTTGGTCATCGAACTGATGACGTTGCCGATCGCGTTGTCGTCGGCGCGGCTCGCGAGAATCTCCCACGAGTCGTAGCCGCCGGCGGTGTTCACCCGCCGGGTCTCGCCCGAGACGATGCCGCCGCCCATATCCACGAGCACGACGGAGTAGTCTTCAACGCTGAGTACGATGTACTCAGTCGTCGGCAGAGTTCGGTCAAGCGGCCGAGCGGCCACGATGCGGCCGTGTAGTGTTGGGGAAGGTAGCATGGTGGTCTTAGTAGCCTCGGCCCTTGCTTGCACGCGGGTGCATCGGGGAGAAGTGGTTGTGGTACGGGGTAGCTTTCTTACTGGCCAAAAGCTCGGACAGCGTGACGCTAGACCCGGCTTCGCGGCACTCTTCGTAACGGGCTTGGGTGGCGGGATCGTCGCTGAACTTCTCCCACTTGCTCGTGGCAGCGGGTTCGGTAGCGGCAGGCTTCGGTGTGCGGGCTTTCTTAGCCATGTCTGAGATGTCTCGGATTGAACGGATGACCGCCTGGGTTGTTAGTCCAGGCGGTCACGGGGAGAGGGTTGAGGTTACGGCGCGGGCGTCGGCAGCGGTTCGACGACGGTGACGTTGGCCAGCGTGCGCAAGGTGATCTTGCGTCCTTCGCCGTTGAAGCCACCGAGTTGAGGTTCCTTACCGGGCACGATCTGCGTGACCTTGATCTTTTGCATCCACATCCGCGATCCACGACGGACCGGGTAGATGACTGTGTCTCCGACTTTGATCTCGCGACCCATGAAATCTAAGTTCACGGGCGCTTCAGCTTTGCTCATAGAGCGACTCCAAGGGTGTGCAGTCGCTCACGCTGAGCGACTCAAAACGGGGCGGGGATGCAATGCTCAGGTGATAGAACGGCCTTGAAAGCAGTTCCATGATTTCGGTACATGCCGCTTGGTAGCTCACGTCGCTCTTGAGACGTCGTCGGAACTCCGGGCAGGTGATCTCGCCGGCGTCAACCAGATAGGTGAACTCGGCGTGGTGTGTCTTCGGGATCGCGTGGCGAACGAGGATGTCCAAGATCGCGTCGTCGGTCTCGTTGAAGTGCTGGTGCATCAGACGGCCGGGGCGTGGATGAACGTGCCCTTGATCTCGCGGACGATGCTGAGGTTCTTCGCCTTGCTTTCGGCGAAGTGGATGTACGGCCGGTAGCCGACCGCCATGTATTCGATCGACGTGTACGGCCGCCAGTCGCCGTCCGGGATCGCCGGGTTGGTGCCTGGGTTGTGACCGGCCAAGCGGCGGAACAACTTCTGTTCTTGGTTGAACTCGTAGGCCGAGTTCTCTGTGTAGACGAGGACGTTGCCTTGCTCGGCTTCCACGGCCATGACGGGATCGTTCTCGACCGCCGTTACGACGAAGGTCGAGAGGATGGGACTGCGAAATCCGTCGTTGAAGTCCACGCTGCTCCCGACATAGCAGCCGACGATCTCGTGGAAGTCGATCGTGTTCGTGCTACCATCCGGTCGAGTCTCGACGGCTTTGCGGGCCTTCAGATCGACATCGAACTCGGAGCCGTTTGAAGTCTTGAATTTCATCAGCCACACCCTGGTACTGGTTCGTCGCCGCCCTTGCGGTAGTTGTGTTCTCCCGGCGTCCCATACCATCCTTGGCCGTCTCCGCAGCAGTCGCAGACAGCGACGTCGTGAAGCGACATGCAGTAGGAGCACGGCGGCGCGATGAAGCATGTGCATCCTTCGAGCCGCGACGTCTCGACGTCACGGTCGTCGATCCATTTAAGGACCGCAGCATGGAAGTCGCCGCTGTTCTCCATCGCCTTCAGATCGACGTCGCCGATCTGGTCGAGGTTGAGGAACCCGGACCCTTCGCATCGTGTGCAGTTCATATCCAGAACACCTTCAGGTATCTGGCCACGTAGATGATCGTGGCGGTCGCCAGTGCGGCCTTGCCCACGACCACGAGCGTGTTGAGAACCAGGGCGATGGACAACTTGACGGCGACTTCGGGCAGGTTGTTGCAACCCGCAGAGATACAGAAGATTTGGATGAGGTTTCTCATGGGCAGGTTTAACACGCTCGCCGGGCCGTTCTGGTTTTCACTTTTCCGTCACTTCCCCACGCCCCGCCTGCGGTTCGCAGGACTTTCAGGTCGTTGGCTTCAGCGATCTTGGCGCAGTAGGTCGGGTCGAACTCGAAGAGCGTGCAGGGCAGGCCCAGCCGCTTGCAGACCCGCATCGTGGTGCCGGTGCCGCCGAACGGATCGAGCACGCGGTCGCCCTCCGTCGTGGAGAGCTTGATGCAGCGTTCGACGAGTTCCTCGTGCAACTGCGTCGGGTGCCAGTCGCACCGCTGCTTGGAGTTGCCGGTGACTCGCGGGAAGTCGAGCACGTCGCCCGGCGAGCCATAGGTGGTATCCAGGGCGGCGACGATCTCGGCGCGGATCGCCAGGATGTTGTCGCGGTCGAGCCGGACCCGCTCTTCGATCTCGTTACCGTCCATCTCGGAGACGCCTTCGATCAGGGCAAGCTGCGAGTCGCAGTGCCGCAGGGCGTCGAGCATCGGCGTCGGGTACTCGAAGTCGAGCACGTCGCCCGGCACACGGCCGCCGGCAGCGGCGCGTGCGTCACCGTGTCGCTGTCGCCACGAAGGCACCTTAATTGCGTCGGGATAAAGTTTCGCGGAATCCCACATGATCCGCCAAAGCGGCCTGTGGTTATTGCCCAGGTCGTTTTTGTTGTGCTGGCCGAACGTGAAGACTTGGACGCAGCTTTTCCCGACCAGAAACGGCTCTTTGTCCGCAAAAGCGTTGATGATCTCGTCGAAGATCGCGCCCATCGCGAACGTGTATTTCGCGTTGAAGGAAAACCACGATACGTCAGCTTGTCGCACACAAGCCAGCACGAGATCGTGGAGAAACTTTACATAGTCCGCTTTCGGACGGTTGTCGGTGTATGTTTCATAACCGAGCCCGATGTTGTCCGGCGGGTCGGCGAAAATGCACTTCACCCTGTCGTGCGTCGGCAGCAGGGTCAGACAGTCGCCCTTGCGGAGTAAGTATTTCATCGAGATTTACAACCTTGGAGTTTGCATTACGTCAGCTTTGACGTAGGATTAAGCTATGAACAGAATACTTTCACTCGACGTGTTGCGTGGCATCGCCGTACTTCTCGTAATCGTGAGGCACTGCGACGCTGCGTTCGGGACGTGGCTCGAACCCGTTCGACGTGGCGGCTGGGTCGGCGTTGACTTGTTCTTCGTGCTGAGCGGCTTCCTCGTCTCGGGCCTGCTCTTCCGCGAGCACGCTAAGACCGGAGCCATTCGACCGGTGCGATTCCTGATGCGTCGCGGCTGGAAGATTTACCCGGCGTTCTGGGTGCTCATCGCAGTGACGGCTGTCTTGTTCGGCTTCAACTGGTCGAAGACCATCAACGAGCTAGCGTTCGTGCAGAGCTACACGATGAACCGCTGGTGGGGCCATACGTGGTCGCTCGCGGTCGAAGAGCACTTCTACATCCTCTTGCCGCTCATGTTCGTGCCGATGTCGAAGGACGGCTTCCGCTCGTTGCCTCGCATCGTGGCGATGATCCTGGTCGGCTTGCTCGTGGCAAAGTGCATCAACGGCACCCGCCCGTTCACCGAACACGATCACATCTATCCGACCCACCTGCGTCTCGACGGTCTGTTCTTCGGTGTCCTGCTCGCTTACTGGCACCACTCGTGGCCGGCGTTCAACGACTTCTGCAAGCGTTACTCGATCGGCCTGATCGTTGCCGGCGTCGTGTTGCTCACGCCTGCGTTCGTATTCAACGTCGAAACCACGCGAGCCCTCTACACGTACTGGCTCACGGCCCAGATCATCGCTGCGGGCATGATCCTGATGGGCATGGTCTGCGGCGGCGTCCGGGAGAATCGCTTCACCAAGACGATCGGTTGGATCGGCACCTTCTCGTACAGCATCTACCTCTGGCACAACATGGTGACGCTCGTGATCGCTCCGATGCTCGGCATCAACTCGACTTTCCTGTCGGTGCTCGGCAGCGTCGCCCTCGGCATCGCGATGTCTAAGCTGGTCGAGTCACCTTGCTTGTGGCTGCGTGATCGGATGGCGAAGCCTTCGCTTGCTTAGTCGTCTCGCCGGCGTGCTTGATCGCCGTCTCTGGGTCTTCCGAATACTTCGTCAGATGGACTTGGATCGCGGCCATGCTCGTGTTGTCGAGACTCAACGCTTCGACGAAGCGAAGGTTCTGGCGGCTGGTAGCGTCGGGGTAGAACCGCTCGAACATTCGAGAGGCTTGGCCGGCGTCCGGCGTGCCGACGTGAATGCGGTGATCGGCTCGACCCGGTCGGATGAGAGCTTCGTCGAGCTTCTCGGGGTGGTTCGTCGTCATAAACATGATGCGTCCTTCGCCCGAGGCGACGCCGTCGATCGCATTCAGCAGGCCGCTGAACGTGACGGACGAGGCGTTGTCGTCGGTCGCAACCCGCTCGTTGAAGACGCAGTCGATGTCTTCGACTAGGACGATGGTGTCCTTTGGTACGTCGGCGAGCAGGCGGCAGAGAACGTCATCCGACATCCCTGCCGAGTTCACGTTGACGATGGCGATGTCATAGTTGAAGTAGCTCGCGACACCGATCACCAAGCTGCTCTTACCGCTCCCCGGCGGGCCTTCGGTTAGGAAGCCCAGGCGGTGTGGGATGCCGCGCTGGATGTACCACTGCTCGCGGGAGCGGAATAGCTTTATCGCCTCGATGATCTCTTCCATGACGCCCGCTCGGAGCACCACGGATTCGAGCGACCGAGGGCGACGCTTCGCACTGACGTGCCAGTCGTCGTAGCGTGCCGTGAGGATCGAGATACGCTTCTCGCCCTTCGGATGCACGAGTTCGCGGGCCTCTTCGAGCAACTCGACGATGTGCTTACGCGACCTGCCGAACATCTGAATGACGAACGATTCCTTTTCTTCACCCATAGACGAGAGGCCGCCGCTCGGCGTGGCTCCCTGATCTTTCTTCTCCCGTTCGAGCATCACCAACCGGCCCTTGTAGAAGAACCAGTGGTGCCCCGTGGCCGGCGAGAGGATGATTCGCGGTTGACCGTCGTATTCGCCGCAAGCCTGCGGCCGGTTGCTGGCGTCGGCTCGCTCGGTCTTCACCGTGAGCAGCCGTGCTCGCTTGGCACCGTATGGATGCAGCGCCAGCCACTTGTTGATCCACTGGAACGCTTCGTCGCGGTCGCGGATTTCGATCTGGATGATGAACCGGGACTTCGTCCAGTCCCAGATGCGTCTAGGAATCTCTTTGCACTGGTGGACTATCGCCGCGAGCGCACCAAGGACAAACCCACCCGCTAGGAATTGGTTGTTCTGAAGGTTTTGCAGCGCCGTTGTCCAGAGTTGATCGAGCATCTCGACTCCAATGCCAGTAGTTGCGGACGCCGACGCAGATCATCACGACCTCGATCGTCACCCAGTCCGGTCGGCCGAGCTTGATGGCTTCGACCAACCAACACGCGCCGCCTGTCAACGAGATCAGGAAGCCGACCTTATGTTTCTTGGCTAGCTGCCACGCACCGGCGACGAGCAGCACGTTCCCGATCCACCCGAAGGGAATCATGGAGACACGGGCGGTTTAGGCGGCGGGATCACGGCGGGCCGCAACTGCAAGATGATGACGGGCACCATGTCGCCCTCGGCGACGGGTTCGTCGGGACTCTGGTAGCCGATCGTGAACTCGGCGCACGTCGGTCCCAACTCCGCGACCATCTTGCCCATGTGCTCGAAGATCGCGGCGATGCCGTCAGCCCTGAACTGCCCCGATCGAACACGCTGCAACGCTGGCTCTTGAATCTGCACTTGGAGTGACCCTTACGATGGTGATGTTGGTGGGAAGGCGGGTGTTGATGCCCAGGTCGGTCTTGATTTGCGACCGGGCTTCACCGCGAGTGTTGGCCAGGACGACGCCGCCGCGATCACCGAGTTCCCAGTGCCACTCGTACTTCGGCGGCTGCGTGGCGGGGTCGGAAATCATCCCGTCAGCGATGAGGCGGCGCTTCACTTCGCGGCGGAACTTGACCATCACTTCCGCCGTGGTGACTCGGCGGCGGGCGATCATGGGAAGGCGTTGGTGTTGGGTCGAACGACTCACGTTGTGCTCCGAAAAGGTGCTGTGAACTTCACCCCGTCCTCGGCGTCGCCGTAGGCGGTGAAGTGTTTCTTGAGGAAGGGCTTGACCGCTTTGAACCCGGACTTGGCAAGCCACTCGCTGGTGTTGGCCGGGCCGGGGTAGATCGTGCTCTCGGGCACGATGATGAACATGACGGGTGGCTTGTTGGCGAGCTTCACGGACTTGACCGAGACGGCTCGCCCGTATTCGCTGGCCGCGCCGATCAGCATGTTGGCTATGCCGTGGCGACGGTGCTGCGCCTTGACGGCGATCTTCACGATCTCGACATCGACGCTGTCTTTCGCACGGCGGAAGATGCCGAAGCCGACTGCCGTGCCGTAGTACGTCGCAACGGAGATCGCGTACTCGGGACTGTGCCCGATGCGAGCCCATTCTTCGGGTGCCCAAGCGCTCTCGAAGCACTTGATGTCGATGTCGAGCAAGTCGTTCGCGTCGTCCGACTTGCCGCCCCGCAGGGCAAAGAGTGGTGTTTCCAAGTGCCTAACCTTTGAATTGAGCCCGGACCGCTTCGTTGAACCAGTTCTCTTCAGCGGACCCGTCCGTCTGAAGACCCACCGCCATGCTGTCGAGAACCTCGCAGCGAGAGTCGTTGTCTTCGCGAGACATCTCAGCAAAGACGTGACCAGATTGAATTGCATCCCAGCACGCTTTAACTTTGGCGAGCAGCTTGAGTTGGTGGTCGCGGCTCACGCGAGCCCGATGGTTGGCCACACGCAACAACGGCTTCTGACCTTCACCCATGAACTTCGAGACGATCTCGTCGATCCACACGACGACGTTCTCGTCGCCGGGTGCTTCGCCGAGCATCCACCCGTAGAGCGACACCTGATCGGCGTACTCTTCGGTGCAGGACTCCATGTAGCCCTGGTTGATCGTGAGCCCGTGGTGGTCGTAGGCGAGGTAGCGATCGTGTTCCTTGCCGTGGCTCTGCGACTGCTTGCCGAGCGGAGCCGCCTTCGTGGCACCGACGCCGAGCTTGATCGCGTCGTAGCCGTCGCGACACATCGCGTAGCCCTTGCTCGGGCTGGCTCCGTGCTTGGAGCAGAAGCCCTTCACCTTCCAGTCGAACACGACGCGAACGACGACGTCGCGAGGCTTGATGAGAAAGCGAAGATCGGGCTTACCGGAGACCGGCACACCGTCGATGACGGCGTCGATCTTCGACTCGAAGCGCGGCGGCTCGATCGCGGTCTGCAACAAGTCGAGCAGTTCCTTGTAGGCACCGCTCTGAATGTAGCTTTCCAGCACATACTCGCTCGCACCGAGAGCCCAGTCGCGGTTGTGAGGCTCGACTTGATCCTCGAACAGCTTGCCGAACTCGTAGTTCGGATCGGAACCCGCACCGAACAAGGCGCTGTGCAGCCCGGCCTTTACGCGGGCGTCAAACGCCGAGCCGATCGAGGCGTAGTTTTCCTGCGGCACTCGCGGGGCCTTGTTGCCGGCGAGGTAGCGAAGGTAGAACTCTTCCGAGTCTTTCTCGAAGAGCGAGAAACTGCTGTAGCTGAGAGCTTGCGGGCGGCGCTTGATGGCGAAGGTCATATCGACTCGGCGGTTGTTGGTTGGTTAGTCTTCGAGAGCAGCGACGAGAGATGCGAACGCATACGCCGCACAAGCAGGAATGACGCCGTTGCCGAGCAGCTTGAGATAGCGGGCCAGCCCATCAGCCATTCCACAAACTTCGGGTTCAATTGCAGGTATGAGTCCTGCATTGCGGGCGATGATCGACCGCCATTCGTCGAACTCTTCTGGGCCAGGAGGCCATAGCGGAAGGTCACGACTTCGTCTTCGAGATTCCCGGAGCGCTTCCGGCCTCGACTTGCACAGTGCTTTAAGATCGACGAGAGCGGACGCAGCTTCTTTCGGCACATAGCGCTGGCGGCCCTTGCGATCGGCCACAGCAAGAAAGAAGAGTCTCTCCCGGTCAGTCGTTGCACCCACTTCCGTCGCACTGAAGAGGCCAGCCGCAATGCTGAAGCCCATTCGGTGAAGGTCGGCGAAGACTTCCTCGGCACCGAGGCTGAGATGTCCGGCGACGTTCTCACAAAACACGAAGCCGGGTTTAACCTCTTCAACGACGCGAGCGACGTGAGGCCAAAGGTGTCGCGGATCATCTTTGCCAAGTCGTTTGCCCGTGAGGCTGAACGGTTGGCACGGGTAGCCCGCAGTGATTCCATCCACGAGGCCACGCCACGGGCGGCCGTCGAAGGTTCGTAAATCCGACCAAATAGGCGCTTGATGAAGCGATCCTTGGTCCATGCTCGACGCCAGGAACTCGGCGGCGAAGGCTTCCCATTCAACCCAACACACGGTGCGACTTGTCGGCAGAGCGAGATTGAGTCCTCGATCGAGACCGGCACCGCCCGAGCAGAGGCTAAGGACGTTGAGGGGACGTGTAGCCACATTACTCACCTAGCTTCACGACCCAGGTCGGTTCAGCGCCGGTGCCGTTGATCGACCAGTCGGTGAGACGAGCAAGGCAGAACGGGATGATGATCTTCAGGTTCGGAATCAAACGCGGATCGACCATCAACTCACGCCAGGACAGCGAGAGAATCGCACCCTCGTCCGATACCGCCTTGGGCTCTTGCGGAGCGCCGTCGTGCCAGTTGCGGTACGGGCAAAAGCAGACGTAGACGATGCAGTCGTTGCAGCGCACGGTGCCGAGCACCTTCGTGTCGGCGATGGAGGCGACCAAGCTGGTCTCTTCGCGAAGCTCGCGGACGGCGGCTTCCACCGGCGTCTCGCCTTCGTTGACGCTGCCGCCCGGCAGGTTGAGCTTGCCGGTTTGCCAATCGATCTTCTTACGCTCGATCACGACGATGTCCGTCGTGTTGGCGTGCGGGATCGGATGGGCGAAACAGAGGACGTAACTTTTCATTTCAGATGCCGAAGAGTTGCTTGAGGATCGAGTCGAGGATCGCGATGCGGATGACGCTGAGCAGGACGTAGCCGATCAAGTCCTGCTCAGCGTCGAGATGCTTACTCGTCGTCTTCGTCATCGAAGTCGTCGTCATCGTCGAAGTCTTCTTCTTCGTCGTCATCGTCGAAGTCTTCGTCGTCCTCTTCGTCCTCGTCTTCGTCGTCGAGATCGTCTTCCCAGTCGTCGTCGAAGTCGTCGTCATCGAGATCGTCTTCGTCGTCGTCGAAGTCCTCGTATTCGTCGTCGTCGTCGTCGTAGTAATCGTCGTCTTCGTCGTCGTCGTCGAAGTCCTCATCGTCTTCATCGTCTTGGCTGTAGGCCGAGACGTTCGGGAGCGAGGCACCCGAGAAGCGGCCGGACACGACGCCCAGGACGCTGAAGGGATGCTGGAACGGAGCGAGCGGCGAGCGGAAGCGAGACATCGCGGTACCTCAGAGACAGGATGGAAAGTTTTGTTGACGGGCAGAGAGGGCTAGTTGTCTTGGGCGTTCTTACGGTCCAAGTAGTCGGCGCTGATCGACTTCACGATCACGCGACCAAGGCCGGGACGACGCTGTTCGACGAGCGGCGTCACCACGATGCCTTCGCGGCCTTTGAACTTGGCCTTGATCTTCGAGGCGTCGGCGACGGTGGTCGGGCCGTCCGTGTGCTCGCGTAGCACTTCGCGGGTGAACGGGCCGATGTAGAGCGTCGGCACTCGCTCGATGTCCCAGCGGTCGCAGATCATCAGCAGGTCTTGGTAGTCGAGGTAGACGCCGTTGACGCTGATGTCGAAGACTCGCAAGCCGAACTCTTCGGCTCCGTAGTCCATGTCTTGGATGCCGGGGCCGTAAATCTCACCGAAGACGATGACCGAGTTCTCTTCGTTGCAGAGCATCGAGAGCAGGTTCATCACCGGCTCCGTCATCAACTGCCACCAGATCGGCGTGTTGCCGCACGAGTCCTGCGGCTTCCAGTTCACCTTGTGTGAGCCCGCCATGAACTCGAACTCACCGTCGTCCATACGGATCAGTCCGAGGCGGACATTCATCCCGTGGAGCTTCTCGGTGATCCGTACCTGCGTCCCTTCAGGGATCGCGTTCTTGTACTTGTAGAAGTTCTCGATGTCGGTGTACTTGTGGAACGCATCGCACGGCGGTGCGGCGTCTGCGTTGAAGCCCTTCGGTCGCGGACCGCACGACAGGCCGGCGGCGGGCGGCTCGTACTTGACGGCACCGAAGTAGGAGTCAACATCGAACAAGTCGTGGATGACACCCAGAGTCTCCGTATCGACTCCGAAGTTGCCGGGCACGACCTTGCCGGCCGAGATCGCCTCGCTGAACGGAAGGTCTAGCTCGATGGCCGCCTTCACGGCGTCTTCCAGCGACGCCACGAACCCGAACGACGAAGCCCCACGAAGCCGAGTCGCAGCGACACGGCAACGAGTCGAGACGTTGTGGCCAGGGTAGACCGACGTCTTGAGGTATTGCGTGACGCCCAGCTTCTCGCTGACGGCTTCAGGGATCAGCAGGTTCGGTGGGAACCAGAGGACGATGTCCCCCGTCGTGAATCGACCCTTCGGCACGCAGCACTCGGCTCCGAGCACTTCCGCGATCTCCAAACGGTCGGCGTTCGGATGCGGGTGGATCGACCCGAGGGCGACGACTTCGACGTTGATGGTGGACATGAGCGCAGACCGGTAGGACAGAGAAGTGGTGGGAGCGGCTTAGAGCAGCCGGTGGCCGAGGGCGACGAGGACGGCAATGACGGTCACGAGCAGCCAGACGATGAAGTGCCGGAAGTGCCGGACGTCTTGGCGCTCGAACTCGTATTCGGCTTTGCCTGCACGACGCATGGCTTGACGCCATTCGTAGAGCAACACGCTGCCGATCAGTGCAAACTTCTTATCAGGACATGCGGGGTTGACCCACAGGCCCCGAACGTGAGTCCAGCCCATCTCTTGGACGGCCGTCTCTTGTTCGATTTGATTGATGCGATTCAAATGACCGTGTGGCTATCAGCCGGTGGTTTCACTCCGATTAGGATGTAACGTCCGCTTGCGGCGCGACGCATGAACTGTTGAAGGTCTTCCGAGGAACCGCCCTCGTACCTAACGGTGTCGGAGTCCACGACCGCGACGATTCTTGGCGAATCTGTCGGACGCTCTTTGTCGAACCAGATCGTGTAGTCTGCGGGTCCGTCTTCGGTGAAGAACGACGTTTGCACAGGCACGTACTTGTGACTCTTGAGCCGCTGCTGCGAGTAGCGTGTGAGCTTGATGCTCATTCCACACCGTCCCGACGCCGCCAGTAGCGGCCTTCTTTGGGGATGCCGTCGTCGGACAGTTCCCGGTACTTGAACGTGATCGTGTCGCCGACCTTGATGTACTTGCCTTGCATGTGGCTGCCGTCGCCATCAGGTCCGCACTTCGCGCCAGCGTTCTTGACGGCGAGTTCGGACATGGCGGCCGTGGCGAACTCGCGATCTTGAAACGTGAGGCCCGAGCCAAGCTCGAACTCGACGTTCTTCTTAAACTTCAGCGTGCGGACACGCAGGGCTCCGATCTTCCCGAGCACGTTGCCTTGCTTGCCTTCTTTGCCGCAGACGTAGCCGATGACCACGGCCTCGGAGTCTTCGTAAGGCTTGTACTTGAGCAAGCCGCCGTGGCGCTTCGGCGTCCAGATGGACGAGCCATCTCGGATGACGCCGCCCTCGCCGCCCAGGTCGAGAATCTTTTCGAGCATCTCGGCCGCGACTTTGCGGGCTTCGTCTTCGTTCGCCGGCAGCTTCGTCTGGCGATGTAGGAAGACGCGATCGTTCTGAGTCTCGATCGCATCGCGAAGGAACAGCAACTCGCGCTCGAACGTCGCACCCTTATTGACGAACTTGAAGTCGCCGGCGAACTTGTCGATCCGCTTGATGATGAACTTCTCCATAGCGTCGAGATCGACGTCGAGGCGGAAGTTCGGGTTCTTGATCTCACCGGTGGCGAACAAGTGGGGAAGCGCGGGCGTCGAGTAGACGGCGTACTTGATCTTGTTGAATCGCGGATCGGGCTCGTCGCCGGCACAGATCGAACGACACAGTTGGAAGTTCCCACGGCCCGCCCACAACTCACCGTCGAGCAGGCACGACGGCAGCGCGTTCAGGAACTCGTCGGGAGCCATGATCGGGTTGCCGTAACGGCTCCACAGACCGGTGGACGTCCCCTTGATCTTCGGCTTGCGGTTGCCGGTCTTTGGATCGATGACGCTGGCCCACGGCACGTCGGCGGTGGGCATACCGCGAGTGAGGCCGCCGTCCCAGAAGCAACGGGTACCGTCGAGCTTCTCGGAGAAGTAGAAGCCGGCGATCTTGCTTTTCTTGACGTCGAACGTGTTCGCAAGTTGCAGGAACTCACGGCGTGGAGTCTTGGCGGCCTTAACGGCAGCGGGTTTTTTGGGAGCAGTAGCCATGAGGGAACCTTGGAAGAGATGCGTCCGGGCCGCAGTGAGAGAACTACGACCCGGACGTCAGTGCGACGGACAGGGCAGGACAGGATTAGGCGGCCCGTCGTGAGGCGAGGCGATCACCGGCGGGTTCGACCCGGCGGTCTGGTATCGAGCGACGATCGACCAGTTTGCGGTAGCTGTAGACGACCATTTGCTCACCGCGAGCAGCGGCGTAGGCGGCCATCTCAACCCAATCAAGCGGAATAAACTGAACTTCGATCATGGTGTCCTCGGTGTTCAGGATTAACACGTCGGGGACGCCTAAACGGTTTTCAGATTAGCCCTCTTTGTCGATTCTGGGTGGGTTGCCGAGCACTCGGTCCCATGACGGTTGTTCCGGTTGTCCGGTCATGCGACGCTTCAGGTCGGCGTTCTCGCGGAGCAGGTACGTGCCGACCGCCTGCGACTTGTGCAACTGCTCGCGCATCGTGCCGATGGTCTCGGTCTGCGCGTCGATCAGGTTGAGGGCTTCGGTGCGGACGGTATCGAGCGCGGCTGACTTGCGGTACTGGTCGTAGCCGATCAGGACGATCAGGACGAGCAAGAGTGCGAACCCGAAGTATCGGGAGCCTTGCTCACGCTTGACGACGATGGTCTCGCGGGACGGTGCTGGCGCGGCGGTGGCGACTTCGGACATGGGAATCGGACCTTTCATAGATAACGTGACGAGGCGGCGGCGATATGCCCGTCTCGCTCGTCATGCAGGTTTTGAAACTGCCTAACGAGGTAGTCGTGAGTGTTGACACCGTTGAGCGAGTTCCACGGGCGGGGAACCAACAGGCAGCGGCCGAAGCGTGGAGCGGACTCGAACGCTTTCTTGTTGTCGTCGGAGTCGTCGATCAGCAGCGTGTGCGGGTCGGCACAGAATCGCTTTCGCGGACCGATGAGGTATTGGCGGTGCGCCCACTTCGGCATCACGCGATTGATCCACTCCAACTTGCCGGCAAGGCAGTCGGGGTCTTTCGTCGGACCGGTGAGTAAGCAGACGTTGTCTACGCCGACGAGCTTGATCGATTCGTCGATGATGAACTGGAACTCATCCGACACCGGGACCGAGGCCCAGAAGACGCGAGGGATCATGTTCCAGAAGCTCGGCACGTCGAAGCGCTCGTAGCCGAGAATCTCATTGGCCACGTTGACGATGTTGTAGCCGTGCTTGACCGGGTACTTCGCGATGAAGTTCGAGTAGTCGAACGGGATGCCGAGCCACTGAAGCGCGTACTTCGTACACTGGTTCAGGACGTCGTCGATGTCGAGATTGATCGTGTCGATCGGGAAGCGGTTCAACATTAGACTTCACCTACCATGCCGGACTTTTCAAGGAACCGGGCGTAGATCGCACGCCGCAGCATGTAGATGGTTGTGAACGGAACCCCGAGAGCCGCCGAGATTTCGCGATCGACCATGTTGGGATGTTCGGACGGCGGCAGTGCGGGATCGCCACCACGCATACGGATGATCTGGCGATCCACGTCGGTGAGGCAGCACGAGTCGATTTGGTCCCGCAACTCGGTGAGCGCGGTCGGATCAATCGAACGCTCGGGCAGGTCGGCCGGTGCCGTGACTTGATGCGGGATGGACTCGCCGCTCTGCTTGTGATTCCATACGGTGCCGGTCGAGGCCGCGTTGGCGTACTCGCGATCGACGACGATGCCGATGGACTTCATCACCCACCAACTCATGTAGCCGGTGGGATTCGGGTTCTCGACGGCCGGACCCTTCTTAGCCATCCGATTCACGGCTTCGACGACGCCGAGGAATCCTTCGCTGATGAGATCGTCGCGAAGGTGTTCGACGTGCGGGAAGATGCCGATGTAGGAATCGACCTTGTTGACCGCGAGCGACATATTGCTCTCGATCATTTCCTTGATCGCGGCCTTGTCGCCGGCCGCGACACGAGGCCAGAGCTTGTCGTTAGACGCTGCCGACGCCGTGGAGCCGGTGGCTACCATGTCGTTGACGAGCGCGGTGTTGTACTGACTCATACGGGGAGTTTCTCGATCCGCCAGAGGCGAAGTGTGTAGAGGCCGCGTGTTTCACAGGCTTCACGCGAATAGGGGAATGCGGCACCATCGGGGTCGTAGATGTGGCCCTGCTCGAAGGCCACGGCGTGTCCCGCGCCGCTGCGGGTTCTGATTTCCAGCACGCCACGTTTGTTGTGGATGATGCCTTGGAAGATCGCCCAGTTCTGGTCCTCGTTGGCGAGCGTCCCGTAGTAGGCGCTGACTTCGGGGTAGCTCCCCTTCGTCGGTGCGATCCTCGGGAACAAGTCGATCGAGGTTGCGGAGAAGCCCAGCAGCATCGCGACGTAGGTGGCTTCGCTTGTGTGGAAGCCTCGTCGGCAATATGGGTCCGGCAGACCTGGGAAGATGATGTCCGAGCCGTCGTGTCCCGCCGTCTGCTCGAACAGAGACGTCGGGATTTCCATCGCCATCGCGAACGAAGTCGCGAGGCAAGACCACTTGTGTGGCTTGAGTTGCAGTTGCATTGGAGAGGCGGGGAGTGGGGCGGGGCTACTCGAACTCGTCGAAGTCTTCGGCTTCCTCTTCAGCGATCAGTTCATCGAGCAAAGCGTCGATGTCCGGTATCTCGCCCCAACTGGATTTCCAGTAGTCACGCCAGTTAGGCGCGTCGAAGAGCTTGTCGTAAGCGGCTTGGTCGGCGGCGGTAAGAATCCAGATACCGATGCCGGCGGCGTCCCAGACGGGCCACTTACGCTTCTGTTCCTTGGTGAACGTGTACTTACCACCAGGGCACTTGACGTCGATCCATCGTTCGCCGAAGCCACGCTTGTATGCGTAGACGTCGGGGATGCCCTTCTGGAAGGCATTGCCGATCATCCGTTCGACGTGCCATCCTCTGGCACGCATGAAGACCATTAGGTCTCTCTGGATGAACCACTCAGGCCCGTGCTTAGCACGTTTTATGCGGCCCATTGGTTTTCACTTTCTTATGCGGCTGCCACGTAGTTGGCTTCCATCAGGGGTGAACGAACCTTGAGAGTGACCGAGCCACCCTTCTTTTCCGCCCAGTTGGCCTGGGACTTGTTCCACGTCATGCCGATGAGAGGCACGAGTTCGCGGTAGGACTCGACGCAGGTCTTCACGACGGCGGCGACGGGCTCGACGTAGTCCGGGTGGGTGACGGTCATCAACTCATCGTGGACGTTCATCGGAGCGACGTAGAGCGGGTGAATGCCGACCGGTTGCAAGTCCCAGATTTTGCGTTGGACCTTCTTAGTGATCTGACCGCCCGGAGATTGAATCTCGTGGTTGGCTGCGGCACGTTGGTTGCCCGCTTGAATCTGGAACGCCGCACCGTAGAGAGCCGACGACACGGCACCGCCGGCGAACTGCACTCGATCGCGGCGAACGACCTTCACCTTGCAATCACGCCATGCCTTCGGCAGCTTGCGGCTCAGGTCGTACAGCGCCTTGGTGATCGTGTTCTCCAAGGTGAAGTAGCGGCGGAAGCCGAGGAACGATTCGACATAGTCTTCCGGGTCGCCCCAGACGACCTTGCCGCCGATGCCGTCCGGTTGCTTCATCGAGCAGAACGCTTTGAACGTCCGCTCGCGTGCCTTCGCGGATTGCGGGAACCACTTGTTCCACTGATCGAACGCCGCCTTCGCAACTTCAGCAGAGAGGCCGAGATTTCGCACGAGGGTGCCGAAGTCACCGCCGTAGATCATCGCGAACACGCCCTGCTTACCCTTCGTGTACATATCGTTCTGGGTACCGGCCGACGCCACGATCTGCTCGTAGGTCTTGCCGGGGTACAAGCACTGCGCGAACAGAGCGTGAATCTTCTTTGTCGTCTTGCCGGTGCCGTCGCATTCGCCGCACTCCAACGGCTCGACCGCGACGCAGTCACCGCAGCCTTCGGGTAGCGGCTGCTTGAGTTTCTTCTTAGCTGAGCAGCCCTTGCACTTCGGCTGCACCTTGCCGGTTGCCTTGCACTTATGGCAGTCCACGCGCGTCGTGAGAGCTTTGCGGAGATCGGGGTCTTTGTAGACCGCATCCGCGAGCGTCACTTCAAACGAGTCAAAGTCTCCACCGCACAGTTCGTAGTCTTCCCACGCGAGTGGGAACATGCAGCGAACTTCCTTGGTGGCCTTGATGCCTTGAGCATTGAGACCGTCGCCGCCCGACATACGAGTCGAGAGGGTGCCGATGACGTTGAACGAGGCGTGGAACTTGCCGGCCCGGATGAGCTTGCGATAGAGTTCGACTTCCTTACCGGCGATCTTCACGAGTAGGATGTCTGCTGCGCGGATGGCCGCCGGATGGTTGCCGTGCATGTCGGTGATCTCACCGACCGCGTGCAGCTTGCCCGAGCCTTCACAGCGAAGGCAATGTCCATCGTCGTGCTTGCCGAGGCCGTCGCACTTCGTGCAGTCCTCTTCCTCTTCGACTTCCCACTTGGCCACCGCTTGCAGGTTGGCCTTCTTAGTGGAGCCTTCGAGGATGACCTTCTCCATGTCGTCCATGCACGCACCGATGTACGCGCGGACTTCGCTCGGCTTGTTGATGTTCACCGGTGCCGCTTTCACGATCGCTCGTGCCTTGCGGTACAGTTGCATCATGCCCTTGCCGTCAGTCTTGAATCCTCGCCAACGAATGACGGGGACCATGCAGGCGAGGATCGAGTCGTCGTCACCGGCGGGCAGCCGCTCGACGCCGGCGAGCTTCGCAAAGTATTTGCACAGGTCGCGGGTGTAGAGAATATCGTCGCTCGCGTAGTCACGAGCGTCTTCGCGATCGGCCCAGTGGTCGATGAAGTGCTTGATGACGCCGGGCCATGCGTGGCCGATCAGCTTGCGAGTTCGGTTCTCGACCTTGTAGACTTCCCAGTTCCGCTCGGGCTTCGAGACGGAGAGGGCGGTCGGAGCGAAGCCCAACTCTTTGGGCAGCCACGCGCGATCGGGCTCGACGTCCTTGTAGTGGTACTTCGGCTTGTAGCCGAGAGCATGTTCGGCGAGGAACTTCAACCCGCCCGCCGGATTGAACCGGAGCACGACGTCTTTGAAGTTGGGATCGATCTCGCCGTCCCGGCGCTTGATGTCGAAGACCTGCCAGCGCGGCGCATCCTTGTCGTGGCTGCGGGCGAAGTAGATGCCGTCGATCGAGACGCGCTCTTCCAGTTCCTCGGCCAGCGCATACGAGAGCGCGGTCGGCACACGTCGGATACGAATATCCGAGCGGGCCATGAGGGATTGGTACGGACCTTTGCGAGAGTGCAAGAGAAGATCGAGCGAGTTGGCCGGTTTGAGGCACGGGCCGCTTTGAGCCTTCGGCTCAAGCATCGCGATCTCGTTGATATGCTCTTCGGGAATCCAATCCCGTGGGCATAGAGAGAAGGTCGTGTAAATCTTCACGACGTGGAACCAGTCGAACACGAGGTTGAAGCCAACCACCGTGTGCGTGCAGACCCATTCGAGCAGGTCGAGGGTCTCGCCGATCGGCCGCCGCCATACGTCGTAGAGGACGATGGGGCCGTCCTCGACGGCGTACTGAAACAGAACCATCATCGAGTGAAGCCCGCAGGTTTCACTATCGATGTAGATGTACTTATCCGCGTTGTTGGCTAAGTCGTACTTCATGTGCCGCCATTTGCCGAGCGTGCATGTCGGCGAGGGAGAAGGGGTATTCAGGCAACTTCAACGGGATGCCGAGGGAGGCGGCCCGGAAGTAGGCGTTGAGGATTTCGGATCGGCGGCGCAGTAGGATGCCACGCAGGGCGATCTCGTCGCGGATACGTTCGAGTTGGACTTCTAGTCCGGTCATACTCGGGTGCCGATCTCGATCCAGCACTTGACCGGATCGACGAAGACGCCGAGCAGTAGGTCGAACGTGACTTGGGTACAGAGGACGACTTCGTCTTCGGGAATCCCGATCACTTTGTGAGGACCGAACTGGCGAATCTCGCGCAGACGCAGGCCGCCTTCCTCGATCTGGTTGCACTCGACGCCGCTGGCCTTGTCGGGCGTCCGCAGGCTAGGTGTGTAGAGTTCGAGCCCGCCGGGCGAGGCGTGGACATCGGCGTCGTGGAGCAACCCGCCTCGCACGACGTCGTTGATGCCAATGGCCGCATCGAGCGGGCGATCGAGCATCGCGTGGTTGTAGCCAGGACCAACTTCGACGGCGTCGATCACCGTGTACCGGATACCGTTGATCGAGATCACGGCACCTTCGCGGACCGGGTCGGCACCAGAGAGGATGAGAATGTTGCCGGGGAAACCGGCGACGTATGCGGCACCCACGTCGCCTAAGATCGGCGTGAAGTCGGAGTCTTTCGCGAGCACATTGATCGCCGCTGCTCGGAGGACTCGCAACACCCCGCGTTCTTGCGACATGAGGGCGGGTGTGCGATACACCTTCGCCTCTTCGGCTTCCTCGCCGTCGCGGAGAAAGTACGTCGAGTAGAACCAGTTGTGGAGCGGTACCCGGCGGCCATCGGGGAGGACGAGCGTGTTCTTCCAATCGGCGTAGATGTCCGCGCGTATCGGGACCACAGTGCCGCCGATTTCTTTGATGGCGGCGAGAAGGGATTCGAGCATGAGAGTCCTTAGAAGATGTGCGAGGCGTCGCTTATGCGGCGGCCGACTCGAAGGATGTGACTCGCAGCTTCTCCGCGATCTCGATGCGGAGCGCTTCGGGTACGTGAGTCAAGGCTGCGGCGAGCAGCGCCTTGTATGTTCGGTGCTTGCGGCGAGGCGCGATCGTCGGTGTGCGTCCGGTGAGTCGATAACCGAGCACCTTGCGTTCGGTCCTCGGATCGACTTTCTTGCCGGACTCGGCGATGACGCCGCATTCCAGAAGTTCGACGAAGCGTGGTCGAATGGCGTCGCACGTCTCGGGGTTCAGATCGAGAGCACGCGAAGCATCGGCCTGCGAGATCAGGCCGCCGTAGCCCTGCTCGTCTTGGTGGTCGAGGATGAACTTCACCACTTGCAGGCAGAGTTCGTTCAGCAGTCCGCTGTCACGGATCGCGGCGTAGGTATCAACCGAAGTTTCTTGAGTCATGCTAGAAGACGTCGTAGTGGAAGCGGTCGCCGTGGACGCTCGCAGAGAGCGTGACCGAGCACGGGAACGTGCAGTTGTTGAAGCGGAGTTGCATCCGCAGAGAGCGGCCGATCCAGCCCGGCAGTGAGACTCGGCCTGCGACGTCGTAGTGCGACGCCCACAACTGGCCGATGACGGGTTTGCGTAATCGCGGATCGGTGCTCGTGATCTCGACCAGGGCGAGGCGAGCGGCGATGACCTTCATCTCGTAGACGGCTTGTGTCGTCTCGACCAGCACCCGCTGGTTTACAGACAGCTTGGTGACGTCGATCCCCGGCCGCGACCGCAGTTCTCTAACGGTCTCGTCGATGGATTTCGGGTGTGAAGCCATAGCTCCACTTAACACGTCTCCGGTGGATTCTGGTTTTCACTTTCGCGAGTTATGTCGGCGTCCAACTCGTCGTCGCTGATCGCCCCGACGCACCACGCCGCGAACCGAGTCACGAGGCCGGATATGCCGATGTTGAGCATTGCAGCGATTTTGCCGTTTATCTCTTCCTTGTTCCGCCGACGCCGGAAGCTCCGCAGCAGCTTCTCGCCGGTGAAGACGGCCTTACGACCACGACCACGCTTGGAGGCTGCCAGGGCGTTGGCGGCGTCGATCTGGGCCTCGGGCGTCTCTTTACGGCAGACGATCTCCAAGTCCAGCAGCGTCAACCTGCGGGCGGCCACAAGCTGTTGGACCGGCTCGGGCACCTTCAGTAGCCGAAGGCGAGCGTGAACCCATTTGGTGTCCCGCTTCAGTTCGTCGGCCGCCTGCCGCAGTGTGACTCCGTCCGGGTACAGCGTGCTGATCGCCATCGCCTCTTCGAGCGGGTTCAAGTCCTTACGTTCGAGGTTCTCGGTGAAGTTCAGCAGGTGGGCTTGCCGCTCGTCGAGTCCGTTGAGGACCGTGGCCGCGATCTCGGGCCACTTCAGGTAGACGGTGTGCGCCTTGTATCGCCGGTGGCCGGCGATCAGTCGCCAGTCGTATCCCTCGGGAAGTCCAGGTACGTCAACAGCCGGCTGCACCCACACAGGGGTAAGCAGCCGGCCGTTTGATTTGATGCTGTCCGCGAGATCACTGACCGATTGAAGTGTGAAGTCGCCTCGGCAGTTGAAGTCTGCGTCGTAGTAGATGCGACCGCACGGAAGTGCGAACACATCGTAGTCTTCAAGTCGCTTCATACGTTTCTCCAAAGCTGCATCGCCTGGGCTCGAACCAGGAACCTTCGCATTAACAGTGCGCTGCTCTACCATTGAGCTACGATGCAGTGACTACCGGGCCTTCGGTGTCGGATCGATTTCGAGAGCCTTGAACGCGATCGTGCGCATGTCGGCCAAGTGCTTCTCGGTGGCGGCGAGCGAACCTGCGCTGCCGCTGCCCTCGGACGGGCGGTAGCCGCATATCCAGAGTTGGTCCACCAACTGCTGAGCGGCGTCGTCACGGAGCCAGAACGTCGGTGCTACCTGCTGGCCATCGGCGGGTGCCTCAGAGAACACGACCGGCTGACCGAGATGCTGGATGCCTTGCTCACCGACGTACTGCATCAGGTAGACGTTTACCCGCTGCGACATAGCGTCATATTGAGCAGCAACGCGAGCTTGGCCGCTCATTACTCGATCCCGATCAGTTCGCCTTCGGTGACGAGCAAGAGAGTCTCGCCGTTGTAATCGTGCTCGACGCCTTTCGAGTGGTGCATCACGATGTCGCCGGCCTTAGCCTTGAGCGGCCGAGCAGGGATGCTGCCCGTCGCGGCATAGCCTTCGCCGACGAGGACTACTTCACTGCGGTTGTACTTCGGCTTGGCGGAATCGGGCAGGACGATCCCACCTGCGGTCTTCTGGCTCGGCGGGATCGCGCGGACAAGATAACGATCGTTGAACAGTCTCATGGTGTCTCGTAACGGGTTTAGATTTGGTAATCGTGCGGTGCCGGGTAAACGCGAAGGTCTTCGTCGAACGCCACGTTGATCGGTTCGGGGAAATGAATCACGCCGACCGGGAAGAGCGATGTGACGTGATGCTCCGCTTCGTATCCCTCAGACGGTATTTCCAGCGGCGGGATGACGCACGGGCTGTTGATGAGGAAGCTGGGTCCGGGAACAAACGTGTTCTCGAACTCAGTGCGTTCAATCACAACGCCGTCGCGGATTCGCTCGACGATGAACCGACCGGGAATCGTTTGCATAGGTTTGCAAGAGCCAGCGCCGGCTCGGGCTTACGCCAACGAGACCGGCACCGTGCTCTTGCGGATTCCCTTATTAGCCGGTGGCCGTTCCGGTCTTCAGGGTATCGACGAACGATGCGGCGCTGCGCGAGCCGGCGACCGGAGCGGCCGGGGCGTCTTGCTTCGCTTGGTCGGCGGCCGAGACGTTGCCGCCGGTCTTACCGTAGACGATCGGATTCTTCGGGCCGGTGGCGGACTTTCCGGTCGGCAAGGTGTTGGCCTTGACGACGCCGTCCGGCGTGCGGACTTCGTCGTTCGCGCGCTTCACGACGAGCGTGTAGCCGAAGACGCCCTTCTGAGCGGTCGTGCTGCGGACGATGTCGAAGGCGGTGCCGCCGGACACCTTGCGGAGATCACGGAGACGAGCGGAGACGGAGGCTTCGCTGACGTCTTCTTTCTTCGTCTTGCTCTTGGCTTTCTTGGCGATCTGCTTGAGCGTCAACGCGCCGGTGGCGGTGAGCATGATGTCTTGCACGGCTTCGATCAGAGTCGGGAGCTTCTTAGCGGCCTTCGGTTTGTTCTTCAAAGCGGTCATGTGGGTCTCGGAAAAGGAAAGAAAAGTAGGAACGGTGTCGGACTCGGACGGTATCTACTCGCGAAGCGGAGCGCCGTGTTCTTCCATGCAGCGAACGCAGATGGCGGCGAGCTTGCGAATGTTGTTGAGTGCCTCGGTGTCGCCGGCGGTTAAGCTCCAAGCGTCAATGGCACGGTTTAGATAGGTGTGGAACATGCAGAGATAACCAGGGACCGTCTTGCGGCGTCCGTTGGTTCGCGACGGTGGGAGCGCGTCTTGGTAGTCACGCTCTTCGTCGATGACCAGCCGGACGATCTCCGTGCTTAGCGGCCCATTGAGAAACGGGCCGACTCGCTTGGCGGCACCGTTGGCCATCATGCAGGACATGCAGAGCCCAGCGAGCTTCCGCACGACGTCGAGCGCCGGTGCCGAGCCCGCTTTGTGGGCGGCGGCATCGGCGGCATCTTGGAAGTAGCCGAGGATGAACATCAGCCATTCCTCGACCAGCTTCTCATTGTCGGGCCGGTGTTTGATCCGGGCCTCGGCACACGCCGCCTTCCAGCGTCGGTCGGCGTATGCAAACTCGCTGTCGATGGCAGCGTAGACTTCACTTCGCGTCGGCATAGTTATCCCGGTAGCACCATGTTGAGTGGTCCGACGTCACGGCCGCCGTCGATCTTGTAACGCTTCGGGCCTTTTGCTTCGGCCTCGTGCTTGAGCTTGACGTTGAGCCGCCAAGTGATGCCGTGCTTCGGGTTGACGCCGTGGATCAGTTGCACCGGTTCGCGGTAGCCGCTGAACGAGTTGTAGGCGTAGCTGTCGGTGCCGGGCCAAGCACCATTGACGATGAGTTCGCCGTTGATGTCGGAGAGGCTGGCCGCAACGTGATGGTGTCCCATGCAGAAGTAGCGGATGTTCGGTCCGCCTTGCACGGCACCCAGGGCGATGAGACCCTTCTGGCGTCGCACCATTCCGTAGAACGGGATGCCTGCGTTGCCCTTCACGTCGTCGCCGTGCGACAGGTTGAACCCGACGCCGTTGATGTTGATGTTGGCACTGAAGGCGTCCGGGATCAGGAAGTCGATGTTCTCGATGTCCCGACAGTGCATCCGGCACATCTCGGCGATCAGGTAGTCCCAGTTGTCGTGGGCACCGTGGAAATCTTTCTTCAACGAGCGGCGGCCGTGGTTGCCGGGCAGGTAGATGACGTGGACTTTGTCGAAGTGCGGCGCGAGATCGCGGTACATCAAAGCGTGAAGCTGAGCGATCGCGAACGTGTTGCGGAACTGATTGCGGAAGTAGGACCGCTGAGCGTGGCCGTGAATCTCACCGCTCGTATGGTCGCCGTAAGCGAGCACCCAGAGTTCGGTAAAGTTGAACTTCGGAGCCAGCGTGTCTTGCGTCCATTCGAGGACGGTATCGACGTAGCGTTCGGCGCGAGCACACGAGATCGGGAAGTTGTACTCTTCCAAGCCGCCGCACTCTTCGCGGGTGATGACTTGGTCATGGTGGCCGTCCGAAAGGTGCATCACCATGTGCTCGGTGATGCGTTTCTTCTTACGGTGCTCGTTGGAGATCGGCGGCAGAGATCGCATCGGCACGATGCGGGTGTCCATCTCGCGAACCATCGCTTTGAACAAGCCGGTCGCCTTGGCGCTGGCCTTGTACTTCACGTTGATGCGGTTGCGTTCTTCCGTAAGGTGGACGACTTCCGATTCCAGTTCCAGAATCCGCTCGTTGGTCGGATCGGACTCGGCGGCGACATTGTGTTGGCCGCCCTTCTTATTCGGGATGGGCTCGTAGTCTTCCGGCCACGGCACGTCGGCGTGCGTCTTACCCGTGAAGATGTCGCTGACGAGCGAGCGACTGATCTTGTGTTTCTTGGCGATCTCGGTTTGCTTGCGGCCCTTCGAGGCAGCAAGGTCTTCCTTGATCTTTGCCGCTTTCGCGCGGCTTAGTAGGCGAGGCATGAAGGTTCCTTAGACGGGACACCCGAAGGTGCGGCGGGCGGGGAGGGAGAGCGTTACTTGATGGTGGGGAAGCGGATGTCGAGCAACTTGTTGACGTCTTCCCTCTTCATGGGGAGCGTGAACTTCGGTGGGTTGATCGGCTCGATCACGATCGCACCGGGTGGCTTGTCTTCAATCGTGATAGACCGCAGCGCTTCGGCGGTCGGCATCGGGATGTCTGGGTTCATCGCCCATTCGACGTTGGCCTTGCGAGCCCAGGCACGGATGACGCGAGTCGGAGCGATGAAGTTGAACTGCGGCTGGGCGACTCTAAGCAGCATCCCGGCGTAGTCACCGTTCGCGGCGATGAAGACGCCGCCACCGGACGAGCCTGGGTACGCCGTGACCGACGTTTGATCGAAGACTGATTGCTTGCCCTCGAACACCAGGATGCGGCCGACTTGCGAAACGATGCCTTCACTGAACGAGTGGAAGCCGAGTTGGGACTGAAAGCTGCCGACGTGAAACAGGCTGGTCCCCGGTGGCGGCGGCGTGTCCGACTTCAGGAAGCGGATGTTGTCCGCGACGCTCTTGACGTTCCGCTTGCGAAGTTCGAGCAGTGCTAGATCGCCGTCGTACTCGGCGAGGTAACGGATCACGCGGGCAGGCAGCTTTTCTTCGTACTGCTTACCGTCGATCTCCGAGTGGAAGATGACTTGAACGTCCTTGAACGTCACGAAGCTGATCGGCTTCGAGCCGGGGATCAGTACGGTGTTCTTCGTGCGGACTCGGTCGATGCAGTGACCGGCAGTCCACACGAAGGTGACGGTGTCGTTGTCCAGCTTGCGGGTGAACAGCGTGCCCGAGCCGTGGCCTTGGTCTCCCATGTCGATCGTGACGCTGGCGTCGAGCAACTTCTTAGCCATCGCCGTGTCGGCGGCCGTCGCCGTGGTCACAAAGGCGAACGCGAGCAGGATACTGAGTATGAACTTCATACGGACTCCGGGATTACTTGGAAACCTCTTCGATCAGCACGTCGTTCTCGCCAACCTCGATGTCGTCTTCGAGCGTGTCGGTGAACTCGCCCATCGTCATCAGTTCGAGCTTGCGGTTTTCGCCGATCACCTGGATGACGCGAGCGTCACTCGGCAGGTGGACGTAATCGACGATCTCGCAGCCGAGGTTCTCGTCCATGCCTTTGCGATGGATGCGATCTTCAGCTTGCGAGCGGTACTCGGGCTTGAAGCTGTTCGACCAGAAGATCGCCATGCGGCTCTCGACCAGCGTCAGCGACATACCGCCCGACTCAGGGTGGGCGACGAAGGCCACGCGAGGGTTGGCTTCGATGTTGGCCCAGAACGCGAGGGCATCGTCACCGCCGTTGGCGAGCACGGTGACTTCGTTCTTCTCCATCGTCGTGACTTCAAAGCCTCGACCATCGCAGCGGACGACGGCCCAACCCTCTTTGCGACAGAGGCCGGCGATGCGATCGACTGAGCCGGTGAAGCCCGCGAAGATGACGATGCGTCCGGTCTCTTCGCACTTCTCCAAGTCGGCCTTGAGCGCCTTGTCTTTCGGACACGGCACTTCCTTGGTGATGCGGACGATCTTGTCCACTTCACCCTTGCCCTCGCAGCGCGGGCAGTCGATCTGCCGCTTCTCCAAGCCCGCGACCTTCTTTGCATCGAGCATGTCGATGGCTGAGTAGGTTCGCGTCTCGTCGGTCTTCTGGAACCATTCGTCCACTTTGCCCGAATGGTTGGGGCAGTGTGGGCACGGCGTCTTGCCGTCCTTGATGTCCTTGTACTGGAAGCCGTCGCTTAGCTCGCGGAGCCACGTCAACCCGGTGATCGTGTTCGGCGCGGCCGAGGCCAACGCCGACGCCACGCGGAGCACGCTCGATGACGGCTTGCAGATGACCTTCCGGTATCGCTTGTCCGGCAGCGTGAGGCAGTCCTTCTTATGCTTGATGACCACGAGCCCGGAGAGGCGATCGTGCATCAAGGCGACTTCATTCACGCTCTTCGCGAACGGATGGTAGTCGCCCGGATCGACGATGCCGTCGAGTTCGTGCGGGCCTTCCAGTTCAAGCTGGCCGCAGGTGGCGCACTTGTGCTCGTCGTCCTTCCAGCCGACACGCTTCGGGAACGTGCCCGATTCGTATTCGACTTTGACGAGGAACGCCGTGCGTTGTTCGAGCGCCTTGGGCGAGCCTTCCTTGAGGAAGCCCGGCCACGCGATCTCACATTGCGACCACCAATCGACAGGCGACTTCGGCGACGGAGTACCGGACATCTCGATGACGTAGCCGTCGAACCCGTGAGCTTCACGGATCAAGTCGGCTAGCATCTGCGCAGCACGGCTGCGTTGACTGGTGGCACCTTTCAATCGCGACGATTCGTCGAAGATCACGCCTTCGGGCAGGAAGTCGCCGGGCTTCCACTCGTCCATGCGGCGAGTGACTTCCTCGTAGGTCATCAACTCGACATGCACAGGGCCGTCGAAGTTGAAGCCCCACTTGCGGAACTCGCGGCGGATGTTCGGTAGGCTGGTCTTAGGACCGACCCACCACCATTCCTTGATGCCGCCCTTCTCGATCACCTTCTGTGCGGAGAGCGTCTTGCCGACGCCCATCTCCGCACCCCAGATTTGGTAGTGGTACGTGAGGCCCGAGTCGGCCAAATGTTTCTGGTGGATCATCAGGTCCGCGATCTCACCATGCAGGCGAGTGTCGCTGTAGTCGTGCTCGATCAGTTCGCGATCGAACCACTCGTAGACGTCTTCGCCCATCAGGAAGGCGAGTTGGAATCGGTTGCGTTGACAGTCGTCAACCGTCCAGATTTGTCGTGGCTCTTCGTCGTACCCGCACCAGTGCGAGCCCTTCATCGCCTTGATCTCGTCCTTCAACGAGAACGGCGACTTGATGAACTCGATGCGGCCGGCGTTGTAGCAGATTTTCGCGGGCGAGCGGATCAGGGTGCCGCTCTTGGTTCGCGTCGTCAGCTTGACGTCGATGATCTCGGGTGGGGCTTTACTCATCGGAGATGGACTTCGCTGTTTCTAAGAGGGTGCGTATGCACGCCATGTCCCCGTGAAGAGCGAGGGATTGAGCCTCGTCGGGGTATCCAGCCGCGAGACTCGCGGAGATTCTGGGGAGCCGTTCCTTGAGAACTCGTTGGCAGAGTTCGGCGGCTGACTTACGCAGGTTGGCTGCGATGTCACCGCGATCGAGGCTGAGTGCCTCGCGGACGACGGCTTCGATTTGGCTGCGGTGGGCGGCGTCGGCGAGTGCCAGACGCTCGGAAGGGGAATCAGGCGGGAGAGCCAGAGGCTCGTAGTCGTCAGACAAGACGGATGGGTTTAGCCGGGGTGGGCTTCGGGCCGCGAGCGAGCACGCTGAACGAGCAGCCGATCGTCGAAGTGGGAGATTCCCACCAGAGCAAGCAGGCCACGACGACGTTGCCGACCGTGGCGTTGGCGGCCTTCGTGCGGCGCTTCGTCAGCAAGCTCGGCGGACAGAACGCGAGCAGGCCGTCACCGGCCGCATCGAGCAGACCGTGCTGCAAGGCGAACTGAGCGGGGCGAATGTACTTCGCGAGCACGACGCCTTTGTTGCCGACGTGCTTCGGGTCGATGTCGCAACTGAAGTAGAACTCCGAGAAGCCGTACTGCGCGGCCGATGCGGCTTTGTTCGTGTAGGTGTTGCCGCCGGCCTTCTTACCGAGCTTGTCGCTGAGATGCTGAGCGACCTGCTGCGCGAGGGCGGCCGGGTCCAACGTGATCTCAGGCTCACCCACGACGCCGGCGGCTTGAATCGCCGCACCGAGATCGTTCCAGTATTTGCTCATCGCTTGTCTTCCAAGTAGAAGGTGTTGTCTTTGAGAGGTTTCGTGACGCAGTCTTTCCACAGGTTGGCGAGGCCGGCCTGGGTGAAGAGCGACATGATGTGGCACCAACACGCGCGGACGTTGAGTTCGCCGTTCTGGCTGGTGCCGGTCTTCACGGCGTCTCGCCATTGAGCGAGCGTGCCGGTGACGACGGCGAGCATGACTCCGCGACTCACGGTCTCGGCTACGACGAAGTGCATCCCGGAGACGGCCTCAAGGATGTCGAGGACGTCTCGTTCGTCGGCCGCGATCAGTGCGGAGTAAGAGGCGTGACCGAGCAGGTTAGGTGTGATGCCGGCGGGTGCGTTTGGATCACGCAGCGCCGCAAGGCATGAGATGAATCGCTCGGCGTCGGAGTGTTCAAGGCGGCTCTGATCGATCTTCGCCGCCGGGCTGTAGCCAAGCAGTTTGTTCGTGAGAGTCAGCAGCGTGTCGAAGTCGATCTTCGGCTGCTGTATTAACACGACGGAGGGAGGCATACGGTTTTCACTTTCTGATTCAAGACGCTCTGCGGTCCCATCCAGCGTTATGGTTTCGGCTGGGTACCCCGCTTTCGCGCGAGCAGTCGAGAGCACGGCGTTTTAAGGAAGGCGTGCGGAGTCACTTGTACCCAGGCGGGCCTTGAGTCTTGCGCACGTCATAAACGCATAACCGCAACGCGGTCTTAGCCAGTCGGTCGCGAGCGTTGTTCGATGCTCGCGATCATACGGCTACTGAGATTGGCCAAGAGGCCGACACCGGCGTCGATGTCCAAGCAGTGCCACCGGAAGAGGCGGCGTGTGCGGCGGGTCGCGTGCCTACGAGAGCCTGCGACCATCAGGTTGTCGAAGCGTCGTTCAAGCTCGGCGAGCAGATCGACGGTGGGGACGAGTTCGAGTTCGGTGTTGCTCATGCGGCGAGGTAGATGGTGTAGCCGGCGAGGGCGAGCACGCCGAGGACCAGTAGGATCAGTGAGGCGAAGCCGAGCATCTGGCCGCGATCGACCCACTCTCCGTCTCGGAGCGGGTCTTGATAGTCGGTCGGCAGATCGCCAGCACCGCGAGTCCGTACTTCGTACCAGAACTCATAGAACCCGAGCTTCAAGCTGTGAGGAACGGAGTCGGGAGTGAAGTACCGGACGATGGCGGTGATGACAACCGACCAGAAGGCGATGACGGCGTAGAGCATGATTACTTGGCGGTCGCGGGGAGGGAGCAGTATTCGAGTTCCTTCGCAACGAACCAGACGTCGCGAGTCGCGCCGGCTCCGTTGTGATCGACGTTCATCTGGGCGGCGACGGCTTCAGCCTCGGCTGCGGTAGCGAACGGTTGCCCGTTCAGATCGCCGATGACCAGCGAGTTCTTCTGGATGTTGAAGATGGACGAGCCGATGGCGTCGCGAGTCGTGGAGAGGATGACGTGCATGGTTACTCGGTGTGCTTGACCCAGAAGTCGTAGCAGAATGGATTGATAATCGTGACCGGTCCGCCGCCGAAGTCGTTCATGTCCGGGTAGGTCATGTTGAAACTGCGAGACGAATTGGAGAACGTCCGGCTGACGTTGTTGCCGGTGAAGGACTGGCCGCCGAGCCCGAACAGGCCGCCGCCCGACACGCCCGAGCCGGTGTTCTGGCCGTAGCCGAGATACCCGCCCGCACCACCGAATCCACCCTGGCCCGCACCGCCGCCGTATCGCGTCGTAGACGAGCCCGACGCCTGGGACACGTTCGCAGTCACGGGAGCACCACGCTCAGCGAGGTACGCTTCGTGGCGAGCCCTGGCGGCGTCGTAGGCGGCTGCATTCCGCTGGTTGGCGAACGAGGCGAACTGCTTGGCCGTCATGTGCTTGACGAAGGCCGGCAGCTTGTCGAGCGGGATGTCGTCGGTGACGAAAACCTGCCCGGACGGGAGCCGGATCGTCTCGGCATGGGAGACCGACGCGGCAACGACGAAGATGGCGAGGATGATGGCGGCGAGACGCATGATGTTGGCTCCGAGGATGGGTATCTCTACCTCAATCCTACGTCAAAGCTGATGAAATGCAAGCTAGAACGCTCCGGGCCGGCCGCTTTTATCAGCCGGCCCGGAGTCACTTTCAAACTTCTGACAGCCTTAGCACGCTGAAGTGCGTCCGGCGGTTTTCAGATTTACCGGGCGCGCTTCTTAGCACCCGGCTTCGCGGCCGGTGCATCTTCGACGACGCGCTCGACACCGTCTTCCTTCGGCGAGATGAACTTGATGATCTCGGCGATCAGCTTCTCGTTCGTCGGCCCCTTGGTGAAAGGGACGCTGCACTTCACCACGACGGGGACGTGCCACGAGTAGCTGCCCTTCTCGACGTACTTGGACTTCAAGGTCATCGGCAGCGGGCCGTGCGGTTCTTGGTCGGTGAGACCCCGCGCCTTGATGTCTTCGGCGGTGAGAGGGAGGAACGGGTAGATTTTCTTCGATTCCGACCGCGTGCTCTTCGAGCCGCAGAAGAACTCCAAGAACCGACCCGTCGTGCGTTCGTAGATCAGGAACGACGGACCGTACATGCAATTCGATTCCTTCTCCTGCGACTGAGCCGCGATCCGCTTGAACTCGGCGGACTCGTTGTTGTAGGAGACGATGATGGCTTCCTTGTCCGTCATGTCGAGCGCCTTCGGACGGCGAGCGAGCACGAGGATGTCCACCGAGTCACCGAGGCCGGTGATTTCGTCGGCCGACTCGGGGATACCGTAGTGGCCGGGCGTGATGAGGCCGCGATCGATGGCCTTACCCTTGGTGAACAGTTGGAAGCGGCCGAGGAACTCGTTGCTCTTCGCCAGATCGTCGTACATCGCGTCGTTGCCGACTTGAGTGGACGGGAGTTGCGAGAGATCGAGGTTGGCGAGATCAGTACCGGGCATGGGAGAATACCTGAGAGATGAGATGGGGAGAGATGAGAGGGAGAGATGGGATTCAGGCGGGGTTACGAGTCGTCGCTGTCTACGTCTTCATTGTCTGGCTCCGTGTCTTTGAGGAATCTTGATTTTGATTTGCGGGTGGCGTTTTCGCGTTGCTCTGCGACGCTGAGTTGATCGAGATGAAGAGCCCACCGTAGGCAGGCGTTCCAGGCGTCCATCATCGTCTTGCAGCCCTCGGTCACGAGCACGGTGGCTCCGACCTTCGGCTGATCGAGTTCGGCTTTGACTTCCTTCAAACCGCGCAGGTAATGCTGCGGAGAGAACTCAGGCAGGAACCGTTCATCGAGCTTTCCTTGGCGGACGCACTCAGCAAATTGCTTAATGACACCTGCCGCCAATGCACAGAACTTGTTGCTCTGCATGGCGCGGGCACTGTCGATATGATCCCGTCTCCAACGAGAGGGAATCTTCGCGAGCATGTAGGCTGAGGCCACGGGGATTTCTCCCCGCTCGACCATCAGTTGCATGTCGTTCGCGAGATCAAGCAGGCCCAGCCGATCCTTAACCCATGACGGGTGTTTTCCCGCAATTCGAGCAAGTTCGGCGAAGGTCATTGTCCCACCGGAACGATCGATTATGCGCCGCAACTGGCGGGCGTATTCGACCGGGGTGGTATCGGCTCTGACCGCGTTTGCTTGTATCTGCATCGCGAGAACATCATCGTCGGTCAGTCCGGTTTTTATGATGCAAGGAAGCGTTTCGAGTCGGAGTTCGCGGCCGGCTTCAAGCCGCCACATACCGTCGATGACTTCGTACTTGCCCGGCTGCCGAGAAGAGGGGCGAACACAGATCGGTGCGATCAAACCATAGCGTGCGAGTGAGTCTCTCCGTTCGAGAAACTCGACCGAGTCTTTGACGACCGGACGCATGAGAATCCAGGGTTCGTGCAGGTCTGCCACGA